AAACATAGAGGTTCACGGAGCCCTTCATATCGGAGCACACGAATGCGAAGAGTTAGACTTTTATCATAGAATGGGTATATCCTTCAATCATATTGTTTGGATAGACGCAATCCCGTCAAAGGTAGACAAGGCAATAGAACGAGGTATACCCAATGTCTACAACGCAGTTGTCACAGACAAAGATGACGAGGAAGTTATTTTTCATATTTCAAACAATGGTCAGTCCTCTAGTGTGCTAGAGTTAGGCACACATCTTCAAGAACATCCTCATATTTTTTATGTAGAAGAAATTGTGCAAAAATCGGTTACGATAGACACCTTTTTTGAAAGAAAACAATTAGACGCATCCAAATATGATTTTTGGAATTTTGATATTCAAGGAGCGGAACTCATGGCATTGAAAGGTTCTATACAATCTATACAACATGCCAAAGCCATTTATTTAGAAGTAAATGAGAAAGAGCTCTATAAGGAGTGTGGATTGATTGGTGAAATTGATGCCTTTTTGTCTACCTTTCATTTTAAACGGGTATACACGAACATGACTCCGCATGGATGGGGTGATGCGTTGTATATTTTAGATTGTTAAGATATACTTGTCGTTTGACTTCTATAAATTTGATAGAAGTCAACACTTAAACCTTATTAAATTAGAACATGATTACTCCCCGCCAAACATCTGGTCAAACACCATACCTCCGGCATTGGACAAGAACCCAAAGAAGAAATATTGGATAAATGGAAGACATCCAATGAAGCAGAGCAGGATACCTAAATATTGCATAGGCTGAATGTCCTCAAACAGCTTGGTTCCCTTCTTGTTATAGGCGACAATCAGGTAATAACCCAATCCAAAAAAGGTGAGACAAATGAGTCCAACCAAGGCCATGGACGCCAACGCGCCCAACACGCCGCTAAATACCGAAAAAAACATGAAACTGGATAGGCCTGTATTGGATGTAGCTTTCATGTAGATTATACAAATATTTTATTTATCATGGCAACCAACATGAAGAGGATGCCGCCCCATATACTGTCGATAAAAACAAGAGAAATGGGCCAGTCCCTCAGAATGGCATAGTTGGTGGTTTCGTAAATGAGGTAGACCAGGAACCCCAAAAAGAAAGCTTCCCTTATGGTATGGTTTTTGACTACAATAAAATAGACCAATAAAGTTGTCATGGCCAGGTAGCATACCAGTGCCGAACTGTAACGTATGGCCAGCGGTTTACGTTGTAGTTTTTCAATGGTTTCTTTCATGTAACTATATATCAAGCTAAAGTAGATGGTATCCAACACCACAAACGATACAATCGTCACAATAAACGCAGTCAATAAAGTCATATTCGTCGTCATTATAGTATCTATCTATATTTTATTTAAGCCACACTTCCAATGGGTTGTGTGTATGGATTACTCTTGAATGCTTTCAACAGGTCGAACGTGGGGTCCTGATTGGCGATGCGGTATTGCTGAGGTTCGCTCGTGGAGGCCCCTAAAAACCGACTATCTGGCACCGAGGCAGCTCGCCCCATCTGTCGATAATCGTTTTCTACCACACGGTTCGCACTGGTGTAATTGGTTTCCACATTCAATTGTTTGGCGTTTCCCAAGGGGAATCGATTGGTGACATCGCGGACGATATTGCGTTGATTGTATTCCGCGTCATAAGACTTGTTCTTTTGTTTTCCCTTGGGTTGACCAAAGACCTCACCCTGAGTAGACTGTCTCTGGGTCGCTTCAAGATACGGGTTGGCCACCTGATATCCAGTCGTTCCCTGTTGGCGGTCTGTATGGAGGTAGTTTAATCCAATCTTTTCAACATCCATCTCGCGGTGCGTGGTGACCAGTTGTTCATGCGGATTAAACACCAGCGGTTTCGCACCTCCCTTGAGGTTACTCTGATAGGTCTGGTCAATCGTATTCATTTTTTTACTGTAACGTAACGTTTTGACAATCGGGTCTACGACGTTGGCCATAAACATACCTCCCACCGTTCCGTAATAGTCTTCTTGACTGTCTCGACTGTTGGTATAAGAGGTATAACTTTCTTTTCCGTAATTTTGCTGCGTGGTGGGAAATTGTCCTTGAGGCGCAAGGTTCAGAGGGTCTGCGCCCGAATAGGTTTGTTTGTGAACGGTTCCCTCTTGCCCCTTGTTCGCATAACCCATTTCTTCGCCCAACTTCACACCATAATATTCAAACGTCGTGCTTTCGCGTTCTTCCTTGGTCAACATCTCGATGGGTTTGTTGCGAGGACGCTCGATACCGCCCGCAATACCCGCGCTTTCTACACCATGATAAGCCCGGAAGGTTTCAGGCGTTTTCTTGATAAACTTACCCATTTGTTCTTGAGAAGTGGCAATTTGTTTCGGGTCATAGGCCGGGGCCTGATAGTTGTTCTCATAATTGGATTTGGGATTGGTTGCCACGCGTAGTTCGTCGACCGTCTTGGGCCGCTGTTGTTCATTGAGTCCCCAATTAAACCCATTGTTCCCCTTTTGGTCTTTGATTTCCTGCCAAGGCTTGTCGTTGGCATGTCTCGACGACTCTTGCACACGAGACTGATAAAAGTCGTTTTGATTTTGATTTCCAAACACGGCCGTCACCTTCTCGGTTGGCTTAAAAAAGGACGAGATTTCCTTCTTTTCAATAAAGAGTGACCCTTTTCCATCCTTGCTATCCAGAATTTGATTGTCGGTAAAGTTTGAACCATACGATTTCGAATTGTAAAACATCGTCATGTTGCTATGTTTGACATCGTCGGTTAAGATGTCATTTCCATCCAAGGAACGAAACAACTTCTTGGAATTTTCTGGTTTCGGTGTAAAATACTTATCCTGATACTGAGAGTAATCCCCATCACTGTTCATGCCATATTTTGAAGTGTCCGACTTACTGACCACCTTGTTCTCTGTATCCTTCAACAGGAGCGTGGAGTCTTCGACGTTGGCGACCGAGAGTTCTTTAAATCCCTCTTTCTTAGACTTGTCGTTGGACATTAAATACAAGGCCCCTAACATGACTACGGGTATTGCGATTTGAGCCATTAGTATAAATAAATATTTTAATAGTATGCAGAACGATAATAATCTTTTTCGAGCATACGTGTGGGGCAATTGTTGTCAAACTTGAAAAAGAGATTGGCTTGTGGATTCAGTGGTAGAAAAGCATATTGGGCTTGCGGCTTTTCGCGGAAGGTCCATGCAGGGAGCGAGGTGCGCGACTCATCGACCGCAAATGTAGTTGTTTCATAGGTGTTGGAGCGAGTTTGAGGTTTGGTATATGGAATCGCATCTCGACTCAGGGTCTTGGGTCGTAAAGACTGGCTCACCTCGAAACCATTGGTCTGTAGATTGGCACCCCATTTCTGCAAGCGAACATGAACGTCATCGATGTAAGGATTCGACATGCCATTCCCTGGGGTGTTTAAATGATAAATACCCATCTGGGTGGACTCGGTTAATTTTCGAGAGATACGGTCTGGGTCATCGTGAAATCGAGTAAACGCCATATATACTAGGTTAGTTTAAATAATTAGGGCGTTCCCGATTTAACGAGATATAAGGGTCAGGCATCATCAATGGAACCTTTTTATAATACGAGGTTTCCTGGAGCAGGACAGGAGAGGGGGAAGCCTTGAAGGAGGTCCCTTCTAAATCCGTCGAACGTATACCTCGAAGCATAGACTCAATGTCAATGGCATTTCGGTCGAGTTGGCCGGCATAAATGGAAGGATTGGGGCCGTTGGTGAACAGGCTTGGTGAATGATTTACACCAAAGCCTCGAAAGGTATTGTAGGCAAGATGTTGTTCGTCTTTTCGTTTCTCGGATTGGTAGTCCAAGGCGGTATTCAGATTGCGTGTAGAAGCCATACTAGATAGTATATTTATATTTTTTATGCCTTGGGTGTGTTTTGTTTGTAGAGTTCGCGCGTGTCTGTGCCGACAAACCAACCCGACTCCAGGCCACTCTTCTTGACCATCACATCCTTGTCGTAAAGAGGAAAGCTCTCCAAGGGAAGATAATCGGTCTCTGACATCTGAATCACGCTCTTTTTCTCTTTAAAGGTATCCCCGAACTTGAGCTCGTTCTCGGCCGCGACATTCACGTTCCCGCGCCCTAAAAAGGGGACCGAGAGGTAAGGTCTCTGGTGAAGCGAAACCTTGATGTTGTTGGTCGTATTCTTGCTCTGTTGCAACTGAGTCGATTGCTCTACATTACACCCATTGGGTCCGACACCATACGTGCCCCGGAAAAAGAGATTGGGCTGGCTCGTGGCAAACTCTAGGGTCGTATTACAGGACTGGGTATAAGGATTCATGAGATTGTAGTTTGAATAGTGCTGATTCATGATGCCTTTCTGGGTATTCGTCACGGCGTCATTCCCGATTCGGCTCAACTGGTCAAATTGGAAATCCACAACACTCATATAGTTGTAAAGAGATATTTTATTTTATCCTTTACAGATTTTGTCTCGGATTTTTATTCGAGACAAAATTAAAATTTTAAAACTTAGAAATTAAATTAAAAGATGCGTAGCGGTTTATCCGACGGCAACACCCCGTAACAGTATTTTAAAAAATCCTTGTATTCAGACTGGTCTACCGTCGTAACCGGGTTTGTATGAAACGGTCTTAAAGACTGTTCAAATTGGAATTGGTCTCCTTTATTTTTAAAGAGGTCCCCAATCTGAGAATTACTTTTGTTTTCCTGTAAAATAAATTGTTTGGTCTTGTCGTTGATACTCTTTTCCTTTTGTTCACCATAATCCTTGGGTTCAGCCGTTTTCATGGGATTGTATTTGTAGTCTTGCATCAAAACGTTGTTCATAGGATTGGATTGGTCGATGCGCTGGTAGTCGGACAATTCGGTTTCAAAGTTCTCTTTCTGGCTATGGTGAAAGAGAACGATACAACCCAACAAGATAGCTCCTATCACAAGAAAGAGAATGCGATTGAAACAAGCAAAACCAATCACAGACAACACGATGATGAGTCGAGACAAAGCATTCAGGGACTGGTTTCGGTCCATCCCGTCATAAATCCATATCTCTTGTATATACCTCGAGTCAAAGAGTAAGGTTGGATTATCCCCCCAAAAGTTCATATATATACATGATTATATTTTAAGCATGATTATTTTTTGTTCTTTTTCTTCTTGCCTTTGCTCTTGGCGGGCTTGGAACCGTCTACATCCACGATAAAAGTATCCGCCGACTTCTCCGTGATAATCGGCTCAGGACCTGCTGCTGAGGGTTTCGCGTCCCGCCCTTCGGGCTTTGTTGCGGCCCGCTCTTCTCGTTTTCGCTGTAGTCGTTCCTTGGTCTTGGTGATCTTGATATTTTCTTGAATTTTGTTGCTCATGCCCTTGAAATCCATCTTACCTCCCATCCCCATCTTGCTCATCATCTCCTTCATCCCAGGCATCATCGTCATCTTCTTCATAATCTCGGCAGCTTCTTCCAGAAGTTCACTCTCTTTGAGGTCGCCCTTCTTAATCTTGGTTTCGAGTGTGGTTCCGATATTCTTGACAAGTTCCATGATTTTGGTAGGGTTTTTCATCAGCTGCTTCATGAACTCGTCCTTGTCTTCCACGTCGCCTAGTTCCTTGGTGGCCTCCATCGCAATCTCCTTGGCCAGTGAGCCAATCTTTCCATCCATCAATCCTTCTAAATGACTCTTGATTTTCTCTGGGTCTTCAAAGGGCGAACCTGAAACACCTTCCCCTGAAACGTCCTGTGGCGTAAAGAGGTCTTTCATCTCACCCATGGTCTCCATAATCTTCTTGTGCAAGTCTTCCTGATGAATGGCCTCGAACAATTTGGAGGTATCGCCAAAGGAATCCTTATTCTCCACTTGCTCCAGCACAGCAAACAGGATGAGCTGTAGGTATTTCCAGATGGTCTTTTTGGTTTTGTCTGTAATCTTGTCGTCCATCAAGGTCTTAAAGTCAATGTTGGGCAACATGAAACGAGGGACCTCAAAGAATGTCTCATTCTCGTAAAGGACCTCGAAGAAGACCTTGGGATAAAGCTCGAGACAATAGGCGTAGACTTCCTCCGTGGTCCCCAGGGGGACTTCTTTGAGCTCAGGAAAAGTCGTATACAGGTCATTGGTAAACTCCTGATAGACCTGTGCAAACTTGTCTGGAACGGACATTATAATGGAAACATAGTTATTTTTATATGTTTTTACGCGACTAAAAGGAGGGGGACTTCATGAGTAGAAATTGATTCACTACCCGTAACTGGAAATCTATATACTTCTACATTTATACCACGTGACTTTCTTACCATAATAGGGAGAAATTGCATAAATCCATTCCTTATATAGAATTTTACAGCCAAAGGAACCGAAGATACATAAATTGGATAAGCCAAACCATTGAGTGGTCTGGGTACTTTAATTAACGTCTTCAAATCTGACAGCCTTCTATGATGATTGAAAGGGGGTAAATGGAATTCATTCAATAACCCTATACATATCGCTACAAGGTGATAACCATTAAATCCTGATATTTCTGCAAAATCTTCATCAAGAGCAACTAATTTAAGCTCGACATAAGGGTCTCCTGCGTTAATTTGTCGCGTTCCTGCGGGCATTGAGGTTTCTGTGTTTTTTCTGCCTCTTTTTTTGTCTCTATGTAAAACCTCGGATGAGCTGTAGGGGATAGGAGGTATGGTGTAGAAAGAATATAAAAATACTCCTACAGCATATCCAACGTCCCGACCTAATTTGTCATGCACTTTAACTACAAACTTATTCCTTTGTTCAGAACTTAAATAAAATTGTTCATCTATAAAGCCTAGATTGAGACCGCTATCAAGGCGTTTTAATTTTCCATATGGAATTGGACCCTCTTTTACAACCTCTAATTTGACTGGGACATTACCTATATCTGTTACAAATACTGTAGAGTTTCCGGGTATAGGCAATCCACCATTTATAACATATACCGTTGCTGTGAACTCAGGAACATCTCTTTCAGGTTCGAGTAAGGTATTGTGCCTATTTTTTGAAGATTTACTTATAGTGTTTTTTTGGCTTTTTGCTGTAAAGCTATCTTCATCTTCATCAGATTCATCGTTGGCTGTAAAGTATTCCGTATCCGAAGGATTGGTATTTCCACTATTTTTAGTATTCCTTACATTAGTTCTAGCCTTACGCTTTTTAGTTCGGTTCAAGGGCATTATATGAATACAATAAAATAGTAAGGCTCAATACCTATCGCTTCGGACCAGGTATATCGGCATTCCGCATCTGCTCAATCTCTTCCATCGAGTAATTCATTTTCGATTTTTTGTCTCCTTCCACTGCCTCCATGTTGGTGCTAAACGTCGGTGGCCCTTCTATCCCACTATACGTATACATTTGTCTCATCCCGCCGTTTCCCTGCGGCGTCAATTCGTTGGGACTCGAGTCCAGGAAGCTAAAGTTATCGCTCATCACGCCCGACCGCTTCACGGTATCCCGACTGAGGTCAAACGGATTGGGTTCTTCGTAAAGCATCGTCTTCTCTTGCTTGATGGTATTGATTTGAGGTTTAATGTATTCTAAAATTTGATTCCCGGATAGAATTTCAAATTTAGGTTTCAACAGTAAAACCGGCACACGACTAATCATCGGAGGCAACGGGAATTCCTTCCCATTCGGTAATAACACATAGGTAATGTTATTACGGACCACGCGCTTGTCGATGCATAAATAGACAAACTTATCCTGAAACCCTGCCTTGTTCAATTCTTGTAAGATGGCAGTAGAGAACTTACAAAAATGGCTAAAATAGAGTTCATGTTTAGGTGCGTCATTCATTACTATCTCTTATTTTTTTTCCATGAAAAATAAACACATAGCCCAATGAATAAAAATGGGTTTATTTAAAATGGATTTGTGGAATGAATCCAAAAAATGGATTTGTGGAATGAATCAATAAAATTGATTTGATTTAAATGTAAAATACAAGATATATACAATGGACTTCAAACTGAGCGAAGTGACTGAAAAAGAGAACTCCCTCGAGTTTAACATTCACGGGGTAGACGTGAGTGTCGTCAATTCACTTCGGCGGGTGTTGCTCACTCGCATCGAGACGCTCGTCTTTCGGGGATTTCCCTATGCTCAAAACAAATTGGAGTTTATCCGGAACAAGACCAAGTTTAACAACGAGTATCTCAAACATCGTATTCAATGCATACCCATCTTTGTCAGCGACGATACCAAGTATGAAAACTTTGTCCAGAACTTCAAGGTGGTATTGAACGTCCAGAATCATACCAATGAGCTCTTGTATGTCACCACGCGCGACTTTAAGGTCATCAATCAAGTGAATGGAAAGCAAGTTGACCCCGCGAAAGTTCGAGAGATGTTTCCACCCGACCCCGTGAGCCAAGACTTTATCCCCATCTGTGTGCTTATGCCTAAACTCACCGAAACGGATGAGCCCGAAGGCCTAGAGTTGTCGCTTTCCTTTACCACAGGTTGTGCCAAGGAAGATGCTTGCTGGAATGTGGTATCGAAATGCTGTTATTTCAACCTAGAGGATGACGCCAAGGTCAAGGAGGCCATGTCCAAAATCAAGGATGACGTGGAACGTAAAGATTTCCAACTCTTGGATGCGCAACGTCTATTCCTTCCCAACCAATACCACATGGTCATTCACTCGAATGGTATCTTTGAACCGAACAAGCTTCTAACCAAAGCGTGCAACTACCTCATCGAGCGTTTTCAAGACTTAAACCTCTTTCTAAGCACACAGACGGCCGTGTCAGAGGAGCGTTATGACACGATTGAACCTTTTGCGATTTACAAAGAGGAAACCAATACCGTTCCTATTTATCATCTGCGAATTGAACAAGACGATTTTACCCTAGGTAAACTCATTGAGAATTACCTAAACTTGATGTTCCGACAGGAGTTTCTCTACATTGCTTTCAAAAAGGTTCATCCACACGACAGTCATTGTTTCATCTCCTTCTCGTATCGTAATGAGGACAAGCCACTTGAGGTATTGGTTTCCTATCTGGACCAGGTGTCACGACACGTGATTGAAATCTATGAGAAAATCGCGACTGTAGGTGCTTAAATAGGATACTCTAAAATCATATAAAATAAAATAACTGGTTATCTAAATGACAATCACCTATGGTAATCTCATCCGTATTCATACGAAACAGGATACCTACAAGGAGAATGTTTTTTTTGTAGAGAAATGCAAGAGTGATGAACTTTTATTACGTGCTCAAGACCAATCGACCTTTACCTTGAAACTGAACGACCCTGAACTGGAAGACATTGAAATTGTCTATGTGCCAGCCGAAGAAGGATACGCACAACAGCACTTGTTATTTCCAGGGAAGTGGGTCGAGGTTCAATTTGATGCCGAGGGCACGGATACCATTCAAGGTAAAATTATTAGCTCGTCTGGGTTGCTTGAAATACTTACCGAAAATGGAACCTATTACATTCCCGTGTTGTATGGATTGCCCGAGGAAGTCTTTTCTATCCAAGAAATCATTCCGCCCGATATTGTCCTACCCGAACCCGAGACAAAAATGAAGGCACGAAAGGTTGTTGAGTCGGGGGAATACAAACAAGAGGAGGAAGTAGAAACCGTGGAAGACGTCGAAGACGAGGAAGGCGAACTGGGAGAGATTGAAGAGGACGCCGAGGTTCCTCTCTTTTATACCCGCGAACAAGAAACCAATGATTTGGTGGAAAACTTGCTCTTGCAAATCGATGAAAAGAAACGGAATACCTATGCCATGAAAAAGATTTACAACGTCGTTCATCGATACCATGAGCTCAAGCAAGAATACATACGATACGACAAGGGGGTCTATGCTACACAGCTTCCAAAAGACCCTTACCTGAGTAGTTTCTTACAAGGAAACCCGCTGGTCACGCCCGCGAGTCAGTCTATCAAAATCAAACATAGCACCTATGAAGATTACGACCTTCCTTCTTATTATACCGTGCTGGACGAGGCAAGTATGGAGAGAGAGTTTGACTTTAAAATGCCCGAGTTCAGTCCAACCTCTCCTTTCCTGGGATACTTACAGGCCGTGTTAAAGCCCTTCCAATCCTTGATTGTAGATAAGAATGTAGGCGCCCGAGAACATACCCAAACCTATGAAGAAGTCTATTTACTCAATGAACTCTATTCTATTCCTATCGACGAACCATTTGTCTCGTCTTCTCTGGTCGTAAGACCTCGGTCCTTTATTCATTCTGTCCACTTGCTGGGCGACACCGTGCTCACCCTTTCCAATCATGCCAGGGTCCCTTATTACGACCTCCTTTTTCGAAACCATGTGGATGATTATGTCGTGACAGAAGTTGAACCCTCCTTTGTATCGTCCTGTGAATGGAGCAATCCGAATAAACTGACGTGGTATCGGAATGAATGCACCGATTACAAAGAATACATAGAGAAGGTCATGCCTACCTTTGACGAATTCATCGATTGCTATCTCAATCGCGATTTTGTGAATTTCAGTCAAGCTCTGAAAGAGTTGGAACATTTCAAGATTTCCAAGATGGATGTTTCCTTGTATCAAAATTTGGTCAAACGAATCGAAACCAATATTCAGTCCCTCCGCACCAAGGAGCAGCAGTCAAGAAAAGATAACATGAACCCAGTCGAGACAACGGTCAAGCGCGTTTCTTTTTTGCCAGAACTGACACAGGATTATGTGGCCCTGAAAGACGATGGCTACTATTCCATGAGTGAAAAAATGAAATATGGCCTCATCGATGGTTACCAGTATTACATGTTGCAATTTCTCAAGAACAAACCTCAACTGAACTTGAGCGAGGAAGAGTTGAACCAATTTATGGAGACGGTTCAAAAAGAGTTTGAGTCACCCCAAGAAGAGGTTGTTCATCGCCATTACTTGTCAGAAGAACTCATGATGGAAGAAAAGGGACGCATTGTCCTACAAGATATCTCTTATGAGGGCAACTACATTCCGGCAGCGGACTACTTCGCGAAGAAACTCATTGAGCGTCGAGAGCCTCTCACTTACCAAGAAATCTTGGATAAATTGAAACACGTATTAGAAGGTGACCCAGTGGAGGCCCATTTTGACAAGTCCTTGGTGCAGTTCGTGAAGGAGTTTATTGCCAAGACTCGGGTGGTCAATGGAAGCAGAGCCATCAACATGGACGGTAACACGCCCTATGTATGGAAAGATACAGAGTGGGTTCCGGAGAGTTGTTCTTTGGACCCCGATAAAAAGACGGGTATCAAACTCGTAGGTAAGTGTGATGATCATAAACGGGAACAATTCAAAAAGCGAGTGTCAGAAATGATTCAGTCGTTTAAAGTAGACCGTCTACGCCAAGAGGAATTTCGAAAGGTTTCGCTAGAGGATCCCATTCATAAAAAACGATTACAGTCCATTCAACAGCGTAAACTCTTGTCAGACCTTGTGTATGAAAACGAGAAAAAGTTCTACAAATCCTTGGAACAGCAACAGGCCAATGCCACGCCCGTGTCTCCACATCTGGAATTGCGGAAACGTATCTTGATGGAATCCCAACTGGAATTGAAATACAAGGCGCTACAACTGTTTATTTCTCTCTATACCAAGGTAGGCACAGACCCCAATTGGTTTTATTGTATCGAAACGGGCGTCAAATTGGTTCCCGCGTTTCTCTTGGAAATAGCCGAAGCCTTTTTGCGAAAAGACGACTACGTGGATACCCTACAGCGAATCTGCGACCGCCAGGGCGTCCTCAGTGACCAAGGAGACTATTATGTAGACAAACACAGCGGTTATCCCATTAAAAATATCACCTTTGATGATGGAGAGGATTATACCGAGAATGGGTTCAAGGACATTTACCATGAAGTGATTGCCACGGACGAAGTCTTTGAAAAGGAAATGACCGAAGATGAACAAATTCAGAAAACCTCTCTTCTTACCCTGATTCGTTACACGGGCTTTGTGTTGGAAGAAAGCGAAACACATGAACTGATGGAACGCATCCGAAATTCGACCTTGCTCGCTGGCATCGAAAAGAAAAAGGGGCGAGAACAACAACAGATTTATCTCTATTCCTTGATCACCCATGTCCTTGTCTATTTACAGACGATGGACCGAAAGAAAGGCGCATCCCCGATGCCTCACTGCAAGCGAAGCTTGGCCGGGTTTCCACTCGAAGATGAGGAGAAACTGGGTGGTCTGGAGTTTGTGGTGTGTATTGCGATGGAACTGTCAAAAGGAACCACGCTACCGTGGGCAGCCTTCAAGAAGGTCCCCAAAGATAACCTTTTGCAAATGTCCGTCTCTTTCCTTAAGAAATATGTTTTAGAGATACAAGAGGTCAAAGACCAACTCCAGTTACGTCGTGAACAAGTCGTGGTAGAAGAACCACAAGAAACCGAAACCTTTCCATGGTATAGATTCAGTCCGCGGCTCTATCCATTTATGCCCTTGAACGGAAACTCAACCCTTCCATCGATTCAACAGCAGGTGTTGTCGTTTCGAATTCAGCACAAAATCAATGAACATGTCAAGTCGCAAGATGCGTTGTTGCCGAACCGCCTTGTGAATACATGCTGTTACGAAAACAACGATACCCTAGATTACTTTCTCAAGCATACCTCGGTCGCGACGGAGCTTTCCCAGTTTAAAAAACTTATCCAGGCGTCTCATCGACAGGAAGACCTTTTACAATCCAACCTCATGTATTCAGCAAAGCCCACCCAACGGCGCATGGTTCAAATGACGGGAACCATCGAGGACGAGACCATCTACAAAGGTATCATACAATGGTTTTCGATGGACTCTGAATTCAAAGAGCCGAATGAATTGAAGAAATACGGGATTACAATGCCACCGGATTACAACAAAAAGGACAGCCTTGCGGTCAAAATAGACAAACTGAAACGCGTCAAACCGATTAGCGAAGAACTGTTTATGGAAATGCTCAAGGACCATTCTCTTAAAATGCTGAAATTTGTCTCGGAGGACAAGGCCTCTACGGTCGTGGTTGAACATCCCATCGACCAATGGATTCGAGGCAAAAAGGACAAGGAATTGATTGACTATTGCGAAGAAGAAGCCGAGAAAAAGATTTTGGCCATTCTCGGCACCGTGAAAGAAAAAATCTTCCAGAAAAAATACGAAGATTGTCTACGTATCAATCAGCGGTTTAAATCTGAAAAGAAAAATGGGTTCCTACCTGCAGACCTGGAACACACGACCTTCATGTCCAAAATCCTGTGGAATAAAATCGAACTTATCCTTTTTATTTTACCCCAAAAGTTACATCATGCCTCTAGCTTTTACAACGGCAAGGTCAAAGACCATATGATTCCGGTGCGATGGAATTTAAATCATAAACACAAGAAGATGCTGGAGGAATATGTAGAACAATACGACGGTTCTATGTATTCCTTTGTCTCGGACCCAGAAGTGTTGGGTGTGTTGGACAAATGGCAGAAAAGGGAACCTACCATGCATTTCGCGCGTTGGATAAAGTTAGAGATGTCTCCCAAGAGCAAGCGTAGTTTGTATCATTACATCTATGTCTCTCTCCTGTATGAGTTAAACACCACGGACCGATTGAAACAGTTTCTGCGCGTGTTGATTACTCTTTTGAATGCAGAGGACAAGACTGCCCTGAACTTTGACCCGACCTATATCAATTATCTTTCAGACATGTCGAAGAAGTCCGAGGTAGAGATCAAGACGGATACGTTAAAGCAGCTCACCAAGGAAGCACGCAAGGCTCAAAATACCCTGAAGGAGTTGAAATTAGGAGAATGGGGTCTGGGTCTGGGGAAAAGTATTTTTAAATACGACAAGAATGTCTATGAAGATGTATACGAAGAAGCCATGAAAATCGAAAAGGGTATGGATAAAACGGCAGAAGAAAGTGAAATTTTCGGAACCTACGGATTAGACGATGGCGAGAATAAAGAAGGAAATGACGGAGACGAATATTTTTAAATATTGGCTTAGTTATAGTAATGGATATAAACCGTATCGTCTTCATTCTATTTCTCTATCTTGTTCTGTATATAGGATTGGTCCTCTTGAAACCGAATATCCTCTATGAAAGAGGACAAGACATGTTACGACCGTTTGGCGTAGGGTATAAAAATACCACCATTTTACCTTTATGGCTCGCGAGCATATTGCTTGCTATTTTCTCTTATTTTGTAGTGCTCTATGTCATCCATTTACGTTACCAGACCATCTTTATCGCGGCATAACCTTAGGTTCGATTAAAAATAATGTCAAAAGCACCGCCTTTTTTCGTCGAACAACCCTCGTTCATCAACGTGTTGGTGCTGACCAATACAGAGAGTATCCCAATCAACATGAACCAGACAAAAAAGGCAACATTATCCTTTAGCAAGATACAGTAATAAAGTTCCTTCAGCGTGCTCTGTTCAATCTCGGCCGTGAGTAACAACATTTTCAAAGTTCCCGTGAAGGATTTCCACACAATTTCTCCTTTCTCATTAAAGAACACGTCACTTATATCGAGCTCTTGAATAAGGGTGTCTCGGTCGGAATAAAGAGAGTCCAATGCTTTCAAGAGTTGGAAGTTGGTCTGGTCACGTTCTGCATCCGCGCGGTTTTCCACGGTAAAAATCTTATCCATGGTTTCTTTGAGACCATACATGTATGCTGCCGAAGACCCGAAAGTATTTGAAAACAAACGAAGCCATCCAGGAAATATACTGAGAGAAACCGAAAATAGGACAAAAATAGCCATCCAGGGCACAATCGTGGCATAGATGGCTAGGTTGAAATCGGATTGTCCACACAATTCAGGCAACGAGGTCAGGTAAATATTGATAATGAGTTGAATCACAAAACTCAGCACGACAAACGCAACCATCCACGTGAGACCGTTCTCCGGATAATACTTGAATTTTAACACAAAGAACAAAAAACAAAAAGAGATGTAATTGACTAATCCAGTATTGGCCAAATTGCCGAGTGAGCTCATATTTGTAGTATACTATTATATTTTTTAGTCGAATACTACAAATATGAATGAACCCTCGTTGGTGGAACCCACGATTAAAAAGGTGTTGAACTCTGAGTTACGAATGAGTAACGAGTATAAGTTTGAGCAAAACAGCCTGTTGTTAAATCTGGGTCTTTTTATCGTGTTTGTCGTCTTCTTTTCTTTTATCCTCTGGTACTCTTACAAAGGGAAACAAGACCCTTTTCTAAAACGAGAGAAAGACAAGAAAAAGAGAGAATATATCCTGTCCAAATTACAGCATTATCAAAAAATGAAACAGGAAGTTTTTACGAACATTCCTTTTTAAGATTATCCTCCGTCTTTATAATGGAGTATAAAGAAAGGGTCAATTCCTATTACAGGGATAAATCAAAACAAGAGGCCACAGCCAAACGAAAGGGTGTCTCTATCAAGATGGTCCCGTTTGACCGCATCCCTCATCAAGACCTACGTAGTCGCATGCAAGAGCTCAAGACGATTATCCAAGGCTTGGCAGAAGTTTTGAAACGATACGAAATGGATATTTCCTATGATTTACATGATACGATACAAGAATTTGATAACGTAAAACTACAACTAGACCAAGCAAAGGCTCAATACAATGAATTGTTGGGCGCCCGAGACAAGCGAGAGGCTCTCTTACGCGATGAATATATCAAAGCAGAGGACGCCTTGTCTCGGCTCGTGGATACCTATCGAAAGACAGACGACGTTCAAGAGAAAAAGGACATTTACAAGCAACAACGTCCGTTCCAGCAAAAGGTGTTGTCTCGGTTTATGCGAGAGATGAAAGAAGATGGAAACGAGTTTCGAATGTTTACCTTGTATCGTCCCGTTCAAGAAATCAAGCTATAAGAGGATTAAAATATACAACTACACTAATGGGAAAGTATATCGATTTCAGATACTTTCTGGTGAGTTTAGCGATTGGGTTGCTCTACATTTACATCTCCGATGACCATCGAAAAGTCATGGTCCTTTATCCTACGCCTGACAACATTAAAGAATACCAATACAAGGACAAGACGGATACCTGTTTCTCTTACGAGTTCAAAGAAAAGGCCTGTCCGTCTGACGCTTCGCAATATCACAGCATCCTTTTACAAAAATAAAGGCCTATTCTAATGATAGACCTCAAACGTTTCCTCAGTAGCCGAACCGGCGTGATTTTAATGTCGATTATCTTAGGTCTTGGTCTATCTACCTTGTTTCGCATGAGTTGCAACTCGCGCAGTTGTATTGTCTATACGTCCCCGGATTTTGACAAAAAGAAGCTCATCCAATACAACAAGAAGTGTTACGAGCCGACCGAGAAGATGGTGACCTGCGACCCGAACAAGAAAACGGTCGATGTTTGATAATGTGTAAGAATTCGCGTTTTAGAATACTTGTTTATCTATTATGGAGAACACAACCAACATCAATGACCTACCCATCGATAGCAACCCACCAAGCCATACTCAGTTACCCGAGGAACATATGCAAATGCAGGCGCATCGGATGGACGATGTCTCCATCTATCCAGAGAGACCGCAACAAAAGCATGTGAGGTTCGGAGAGGAAAGTTCGCCGGTCAAGGATACACACAAGGTGATTCTGTTGGCCATGTTGTTCTTCCTCTTGTTTAGCGACTTAAAAGTCAAAGCCTATATCCTCAATATTTTGGCGGTGGTCTTTGGAGACCATTTCCGCGACCCCGTTGGCGGCATTTCCAAGGTAGGTATACTGGTCTATTCCATCGTCTTTGGTTCAGCTCTATTTCTGAGTATTAGTGTGATTGACCTATCTGCAGTGAAGCTTCCATTTTAGATACATCCAATTCTCATTCTATCTAGATTTTATGTCTGCTAGATATAATGGACAAGGTCGCATTCCTTTGTCTCACTTACAAGGGACTCATCCATGAAAAAACAAAGGAATGGTTAAAAGGAAAACCGGTCTATCTGAACACCAAAGAGCCTCTTTCGAAATCATCCTATACGGTCATGTCGGTTCCGACCGAATGGGGCAAACGGAGTATGGTGGATGCCACCCTCGAGCTACTAAGGGTCGCGTATGAACACGAACATGAATGGTTCATGTTGTTGGCTCACGATGCTTATCCTCTCGTCTCTTACGAGGCGTTACAAAAGGGATTGGACACGTCCAATAAATCCATGTTTCACGGGATGGGTCAAAACGCCATTGGCACGGAATGGAAGACCAGTCAGTGGTGGTGTCTCTCGAGACAAGATGCGGGACTTCTCTTACAACATCATAGAGAATACGATGCCTATCTAGAAGCCTGTCCCTACAAAACCACGGCGGCTTCAGATGAGTTGTATTTTTTAAGTTGTCTCAAGTTTATACAGCCCGCGTATACGTATACAGAGAAAAAGACTGTGTATGTAGACTGGCTCACGCGCGGCGTTCAAAAGCATCCCACCACGTTTGGGAAACTCTTGGAAGGAGACTTGGAACGCATGGAGGGGTCTTTTTTCTTGAGAAAGACAACCCCCTACTTTACCCCGACCCTACATGTCCCGAAGAATCGTTTGGTCTTGAAACTATTTGGAGACAAAAGTGACCCCTTGGTCAAAGAAGTCCCGGATGACACGGACCTCATTCTGGTCTCCATGGTCAAAGAGATACCGGACGCAACCTTAAAACGTTGCTTACGGGTGTATTTTACTTTTTATTCAAATGCTGAGATGGCTATCCGGGAAGTATTGGACCGACTCCCTCCTTTATGGAACAGCATCTTTGTGATGCCGGAGAAACCATTGGCGCGTTCCATACAGCCTTTTCCCTATTCTTCCCCCTTGCGAATGGACACACTGTATCGGTTCAGACAACCCAAAATTGCTTTTTTATTCTTGACGATTGGAGATGTGCATCAACCTGAAGTGTGGACTCGTTATTTCGAAGGGTTCAAGGGAAAATACAGTGTCTATAGTCATCCCAAGTTTCCCGAAAAGGTCCAGACAAAATGGTTGAGAGAAGCTCTTATTCCGAAACGAGCCGAGACTGGATGGGGATTTATTACTCAAGCGTATGAATGTTTACTTCGAGAAGCCATGAAAGACCCAACCAATATCAAGTTTGTCACCATTAGTGAGTCGTGTATCCCACTGAAGCCCTTTGAACCCTTTTACCATTATTTGAAAAAGGATGACGAGCGGACATCCTATGTCAAATTCATGCGACTCAGTCAATACGACCGTGAAGCTCGCATCGAGTCTCAGCCTCGTTTTCAATCCATCCCGTCTTTTCAAAAACATTATGCGCGTATGTGTTTGTCTCGGTATCACGTGAACAAGCTCCTCAAAAGTCCACATCTGGATTTTTTTCATCGCATGCATGTAGGCGATGAGTTTTTTCTCTCGTCCATCGGAATTGTCCCGAACGAGGACTTTGTCAAGCCCATGGAAATCACATTTGACAACTGGGAAGATACCAAATCCAAATTGTTGAAACTCAAAGAAGAGAACCAGACCTTGGGACAGAGTCTGCTTGAGAAGGATTTGTATCGACGAAACAAGGCATTACAAGAAGAGATTGGTAAGAACCCTAAAACCTATACTACCATTACGACGGAAGAAATAGAAACGGCTCTACACATGGAGTCTTTCTTTTGGCGTAAGTTCACGGCAGACCCCTTGCCATGGACGGCGGGGACATTGTCCATCTTGGCAAAAGAGTCGCCTTTGCCATCTAAACCGCGCGAAAACTTTCAAACCAGAAAGAAAAAAGGCACGGCTAACCGCACACGTAATTCAAAAGGTAAAGGTTCACGTTTATAAGCTCTCCGAGCTGTTTTCGATGGCATGACGGAACGCATAGGCGGCGGATACATGAGGAGGCTCATAGTAATAGACCAACCAGACACATCCTACAAGAAAGAGCACAATGTCCCATGGAATTTCACTCTGAGGGACAATGGGTTTCACAGGAACCACAACAGGTGCGACAGCTTCGACGGCTTCGACCGCTTCGACCGCTTCAGAAGATGACTCTTGCGATGCGTCATCCGCTGGGTCATAATCTTCATCTTCCTCATCCTCGTCTTCCTCATCCTCGGAGACGGGCTCCGCGAGTTCCCGTTCCTTCTCTAAGGAATCCACGCGCTTTTCAAGGACCTCAATCTTTCGTTCAAGAACATCCAACAACCTGCATTGTTTCTTGTGGAAATGATAAGGGTCATCCTCCAGTAACTTCGTCTGGGTTTTCTTGCGAATGCGGTCGGACCGGCGAAGTTGGTGTTTTCCGTTTTGGTTCATGACTTTCATCGTTTGTTAAGGTCTCCTTGGTCAAAAAGGTCAAATCAATTTTTTTATAATGTTTACAATTTCGTCTTTGGCTTGCTCTTTTTGGTGGGTCGATAACGAAAGAATAACTCTTTGTATTTGCCCGTCTTCTTGTAGAGGGTAAATTTGGCACCTCGACGTTTACGTATGTCCTCCAGCGAAGGTTGATAACCAATACAAGGCATACGGAACCGTCTCATCTGTTTTGTTTTCTTATCCTTGCACGCCGTGAGCAAGGCACAAGATAACAAGAGGTATTCTGAAGGAAGGGATGGAATATTCAAAAACGTCATTCCATAATACGTGGAAAGTATCGTGTCATAACTTGCTATTTTAAACCGTTTCCCGTATCTCTCTAGGAGATTATACGATTGACAAGAGTCGAGAGAAACAATATACAGCATGGGGACCTGATCAAAAGATACCTCACATACACGACTGAACTTGTTCTGATACAAATGGGTCGTATATGTTGTATCCCGGAAGAGAGCCAAGACCTCGTCGGGGTCTTCTGTAAAGACCATGACATTTCGTGGATGTTTTTGGCGATATTCGACTGGAAACATCGTATGGTAGTAAGTTAAACCAAACTCGCCTGCCAAGACAAACGGTTGTAGACGCTGTATCAATGTCTTGAAAAAGGGTGGAGGAGGTTCATTCTGCGTCAAGGCTTTGTCTCGGAGAGTCGGATGTTCCTCTTCCAACAATTGTAGTCGTTTGTAGATTTTGCTCCATCTGCCCACATCCCCCAGTGGACGAGACAATTCCAGATACAAGCTCATTTTCAAGTAACTATAAGGAACATAGTGAATCCCTTCTATCTTGTGCGAGGATTTCAACAATACCTTGTACAAGGGTTCTTCTAGATGAGTAATGTCCACCAACGGAACAAAGTTGACAAAGATTTTATACGTGCCGTCAAACATGGCCGACTTGACGTCTACCTCGTCTGTGTGTTGAGACAATTCTTTGGCCAATTGTTTACAATCCCGAATGGCGTTGGAAGAAAAGAAGTCGTAATCTGGAATATCCCATAAGCTATAAAATTGTTTCTGCTTGGGTAAATAAAGGTTTAGAGCATGTCCTCCGTATCCAATCAGCTTGTTTCGTTTCATGTATTTCTCCACAATGTCAAAGAGTTCCGGTTTCATGTATTTTAGTCGAGTAATCCCATGCTGTATCTTGAGGTTTTCCTCCACGGCTTTATCCAAGTCACTCATTGTATATCCTGTCTAAAAAAGTTATGTCCCATTAGGTGATGACACTCTCTGGAAAGGGTTTAAAGGCGGACTCAGCAAAATACGCATTGTATGCATCCAAGTATTTGTCCTTGGTCTGAAAGTTCATTCCAATGAATTGGATGCCTAGTGGGAATCCAAGGCTAAAGTCATAGTTGTCGCTGGAAGTTTTCAAATCGGGATAGAGTATGGTCAACGGGTTACGTTTGCGTTTGTTCTCGTCGTAAACGTCCTTGGCGCGTATGATACGATTTTCCATGGTGCCAAAATTCACCATGGATAGTTTGCTTAGATTACTGGATTCGTAACCCAACAATCCAGTGGTGTCCACCATGATAACAACCTTTCCAATAAATTGTTTTAGGGTGGTCTGATTTATGGACCGAACGTCTGTAAACAATAGATTACCTGCTATATTCCCGGTTCCAAAGGAGGATTGTAATACATCATACATCTTATCGTATGTTTTTTTATGTCTACTTTGAATCCGAAAAATGAGGAACAGGGGGTCTGTTGTATTTGGACAATTGATGCTATCATGCATAAAGGACCGTTTGACTTGCTGCATCACTTCTGAAAAGGGCAGGCTGTTGTATTCCTCCTTATAGAGTGGACTCACAAACGAGGACGCAGAAACGACAGGTTCTTCATTGAGCGAAAAGATGGTAAAATCGAGTGCTCGAACCCCTTGCTTGGCACAATTGATGAGGGCACACAAATCCACATAATCGTTTTTGAATTCACCGGCACAACAACAGTTATAGGCCGTCTTCACATAGACCTTGTTCAACGAGACATCTGCTTTGAACTTAGACAAGGGTTTGATAGAGGTTTGTTTCTCGGTTTTACTCAACACATTACACCGATAACTTCTTTTTTTCAAGCTTACAAAAACATACAGGAAAAAAAATAAAAGGAATAGAAATATCGCGATAGGCACTCCTGGGCTCGCGGAAACCTTTTGTAAGACTCCATTGACTTGGTCCATATGTTTCCGGGATAAAAAAAGGTTTTAACTAAGATTTAAATAAACAAAACTATATAGAAGAGCATGGGTGGCGGTTTATTGAATATCATCTCGTATGGAAACCAAAATGTCATCTTGAATGGAAACCCAAGTAAAACCTTTTTCAAAACGGTCTATTCTAAATATACAAATTTTGGTATGCAAAAATTTAGAATCGATTACGAAGGATTACGTTCCTTAAAATTAAATGAGGATACCCATCTCACATTCAAAGTGCCTCGAAATGGCGACCTCTTGATGGACGCGTTTCTGGCATTTAATTTGCCCGACATTTGGAGCACCATGATACAGCCTGCGACGACGTTGGACAAATGGAAAAATTACGAATTTCGATGGATAGAACATATCGGCACAAACGCCATTCGACGGGTTCGTTGTCTCATCGGTGGCCAGGTCATTCAGGAATTTTCTGGAGAATACATCAAAAATATGGTAGAAAGAGATTTTGACAAGAGCAAAAAAGATTTATTTCTTCAAATGATTGGACATGAACCTGAATTATACAAGCCAGAAATAGCGTATGGTCGACCCAACCGTTACCCCAATAGTTATTACATCAAATCGGTTCCCACGCAACCTCTCGGTATGTCGAATCCCTCTATTCCGGGTCGAACCATCTATGTCCCGCTTCATTTCTGGTTTATGAACTCTTCTAAAATGGCATTACCCATGGTGTCTCTCCAATACAACGAGGTCACGATTGAAGTGGTCATGCGCCCCATTCGCGAATTGTTCACCATCAACGACGTGACCTCGACTCCTTTTCAAGAAACCCCTGTGAGACCGAACTTTATCAAGGAAGCTCACGCGCTCTATCGTTTTTTACAACCGCCCCCCTCGATGCTTTTAAGAGAGGCAGACTACACCAACAAAGCCACTACATGGAACGCAGACATCCATCTCATCTCTACCTTTGGATTTGTCACGGAAGAAGAGTCCAAGGTTTTTGCGAAAGAAGACCAAAGTTATTTAATCAAAACCGTCAAGGAAGACGTTGTGCAACAGATTACAGGAACCAATCGTTATCGTCTCGACTCGAATGGCTTATCTTCGAATTGGATGTGGTTTTTTAGAAGGAACGATGTATACGAACGGAATCAGTGGTCCAATTATAGCAACTGGAAATATGACAAATTGCCCTACAACCTAGTGGAAGCACCCGTGGACTCGTATATTGTCAATGAAGTATCCTTTGGTCCCGGCTTGGACTTTTATGCGAGCGACCTCGAAAACCAGACGGTTGTCGTTGCCAATAAAAACTTTGTATGTGACTATTTTACCAACGAGAACCGAAAGGATATTATGACCAAGTTCTCTATTATACTGGATGGAAAATATAGAGAGGTTGACTTTGAGACAGGTGTGTATAGTTTTATTGATAAATACAACTACAGTCGAGGACATTCCAATCCCGGATTATACGGTTATAGTTTTAGTCTCAATACATCTCCACAAGAATTACAGCCTTCTGGTGCGATTAATCTGAGCCGTTTTAAGACCATTGAACTCGAGTTTACGACCATCTTGCCGGAGATTAACCCGGGGTCTGCTTTCAATACCATATGTGACGAAGAAGGAACCATTCTTGGCGTAGAACAAACCGGTAGTTTATACCATTATGACTATAGCCTTTTTTTCACAGAGGAACGATACAATGTCTTGCGTGTCAAAAGTGGATATGCGGCGTTGTTGTATGCACAATAAAAAAATAACTATACTTATTAATGGCCGAAATAAATCTTAGGTTGCCCTTGAATACCTCTTGGACACCTGCTATCTCAAAAAATGAAGACAATTACAAAGGCACCTGCAAAGGTCCGGGTGACGTAAACATTTCAGTGGAATATTGTGACGTGAAAAAGACGGAGAATGAGTTTATCGTGACAAGTGGTCCGGTCTCGATAGATGGAACCTCAAAGATAGTGTTGTCTTTTCCACAGGGGTCGTCTAAACAAAACGAGACAAAATACCGAACCATTGAGATGGTGGATTACACCTTTAGTGGAGTATTTACAGAGGTCCTAACGCCGACGCTTACCCTTACCGTCGCAAGTGGAAACATCACCATTCAATATCCAGACAAGGAGGACAAGGCGCGTTGGAATCAAACCATTGACGTGACCAAAGAAGCTATCATGGGGCAACTCAACGAGCAGTTTAAAATGTCCACGTTACAATCCTTACAATCCTTGGTGATAGTCTTTCTTAAAGATGCCCTCATTCTTCTTATTTTCTGGGTTCTCTTGCTTACCTTGGGCGCATGGTTTTCCGTGGATGCGAAACTACTCTATCCATATGATTTGAATGGATTTCCATTTGTCTCCATTTCAACGGGGACCGACCATAATCTGTCCGTGACCGATGAAACGAGTGGTTCTTATTGCAGTAGCATGAGCGAGGAACAAAAAAAGCAAATCGAGATTACGATGAAAGGTATCGACAACGAATATCAAAAGGACCCTACCCTGAAACAAAAGGTGGCCTTGTTGAACCCTGTCATGGCGAGTCTATCTGCTTCCTCTATTCCTCGCTATATTTTAACCTTCCATCAGTATTGCAGCACCACCTCCAGCACAGACAATGCCGCATCCGTTTTTTTATATTGGCTCTCTTATCTCATTCTACATCAATATGTGTATATTAACTTCTCGTTGTTTCAAATTCATCAATTGTTCCATCAAGCGGCGGATATTGTGCCGGAGAAAGGGTTTGCCGTAACCATTTTCGTGGTCTTATTTGCGGCCTTCCTGATGGGTGCTGTCTATGCCACCTATCCGTTGAATCTCGAAGTTCAGAAACAAACCAAAGAATATTTTACCGATTTTCCAACGTCTATCCGTGAAAGTCTTGTTTCGGTTTTGACCCACATCATTTCATTGGGATTGTTTTTAGTGACTCCCTTGTTTATACTCCTCTTCCTCACCGCCTTTATCGGGAATGCCTATGCACTGGTCTCTATCATGTTTAATTCAAATTCAGTCGAATGTATGTTTTTATCCTTTATCACCATCATGACAAGCCTTCAGTTCATGTTTGATATCATTGCCCTAGCCTTGGAGGGGAATTTCAAATTCAATAAGGTGTTCCATATGATCAAGGGTATGTTCAATACCACGACGGTAGGATTCAAAGAGATTCTCGTATTTCTGGGTTCCTTTTTTGGTATATTGATACCTTTTAGCACCGCTCTACAATTCAGTCTCTCGTTTATAGGTTCATGGTTTGTCTCGGCTGCGTCTTTCTTGCCTCTTATGGGTAAGACATTGTCTACCTTTTCACTCAGTCTTGTCCTTGCTCTCTTGTATATGCTCGTCTATGATACCGAAAAAATATTGGGTCCTTACTTCTCCTTCATGACCGTAATCATCATTTTCTTGTATTTTGGATTATCCTATATGTCCTAATGTGATAAAATATCATCTTATCCTATGAGCAATATTCTCTATTTTGTCTATATTCTGATAGAATCTATTCTGGTGGGGGTCTTTTGTCTCTTTCTTTACTGGGGGTTACAGTGGATTAAACCCTTTCTTCTCTTACTCTTTGTATTAGGTGTCTTGAAACATAGTCTTGCTTATGCTTCTGGATTAGAAAGTCTATATTGTAACTATGGACAAGCATGTAAAGCAATCAGTCCACGATTTAGAAAAGAAGCCTATACAGATAGGCTCATCCTTGAGAGCCTTATGGAAGGCATTGCCTTTGTCTCGGTTGGACTTTTGTTTTATGATACCTCTAAAGTATACATCGTATTCCTGATCGGTTTCTTTTTACATCTACTGGCAGAATTCAGTGGACTACACACGGAGTTCTGTGAAAAGAATTGTCGAAGAACATCTCCTAAAACAGTATAAGTATTTTACCGTATAGGTATCCAATGACTCGACCAAGAGTAAGTCTGTGCACGCCCACGTTCAACCGTCGCCCCTTTATCCAGGCCATGGTTCAATGCATATTACAGCAGAAATATCCGAGACATCTCATGGAATGGATTATCGTAGACGACGGGACCGACAAGATTGGAGATTTGGTGAAGGATATTCCTTTTGTCAAGTATATCGCACTGGAAGAACGAATGTTACTGGGGAAAAAAAGAAACTTCATGCATCAACAGTGCACCTTTACCGAGGACAGCGCGATTGTGGTCTATATTGATGACGACGATTATTACCCACCAGAGCGAGTGTCTCACGCAGTAGATAAACTGGTCCATTCCAAGGTGGAATGTGCCGGTTCGAGTGAGTTGTATTTATGGTTTAACGACTTGGAGAAAATGTACAAGGTCGGACCGTATGCTCAAAACCATGCCACTGCGGGGACCTTTGCCTTTAAGCGGTCCTTGTTGAAGACCTGCTCCTATGAAGAAGATGCCATTCTTTCGGAAGAGAAACATTTCCTGAAAGATTACACCATTCCTATGGTCCAGTTGGACTCCAAGAAAACGATTCTTGTGGTTTGTCACAGTCAGAATACGTTTGACAAACATCGGGTGATTCAAAATGAGAGCAAGTATTGTGTCGAAAGCTCCCTCACCATTAAGCATTTTATCAAGACACCAAGCCTCTATATGTTTTATACCCAAGGGATGGAAATCGAGTTGGCCAAGTATAATCCCGGAACGATTGCCTACAAGCCCGAAGTCGTGGAAGAATTGAAACGTCGAGACGAAGAATCCAAACAATCTGGACCCCTCTTGCAGTTTACGACCAAGGACGGACGCACTGTAAAAGTTCACGCGGAACAACTGATGCGAATGTTACAGCAAAAGAGCGAAGAATGTAACGAGCTTCAAAAAGAAAATCACCGTTTGAAAGAACTCAATCGTATCCTCATTGAAAGTAAGCGCCCAGCCTAGCCAACTCGGTATCACTCAAAAGGTCTTTCTCGAAACGTCGTTGGTAGAGTTCACGCTTGCTCAGGTTTAGACGAGCACACAGCATGCGGATGAATGTCTGATTGTTGTATTCATTGCTGTATTTGGTTAAAATCTTCGTGAACCTATATTCTTGTATTCGCTTTGGAGACGTGGATAGATTCACGTATAGATGGTAATTATGTAAGATTTTCATGTAATAGGTCATTTCGTTGTAAATCCACAACTGTTTTTGAAAACTAATACGGTCGTAATAATCTCCCATACAAATGTTCTTTAGAAAGCTCTCATAAAAGGCAAAATCTTTATCCGTCTTGAGCACATCAATAATGTTCTCATGAAACAAAAGAGATTGGGTTGCCTTTTCTGTTTCCATCACCGTATCCTCTACCATTTCCTTTTTCATTATTTTTTGAATACAACCTTGAACATTCATCTCATGACGGTTCAACTGACTCTCCAAGGGTGGTTTCAAGGTTATCACATTGGATAGTTTCATGATTTCCTTGATTTTCTTCTCGTGAACATTGGACCCGCATAAGATGATGGAGAAATGTCTCGTCTTTTTCTTCTTATCCTCTTGTTTAAATTCCTTGAGCAATAAGGTTAAAAATTTCTTCTCGTGTGTGTGGATAATATCAATGTTGTCAATCACGCAAATACATTTGTGGTCAATCGTATGCAACATGTCCAGGATAGAGGGCTTCATTCGCTTCAAGATATCGTCATAGTCTTCGATATCTTGCATCGAGACAAAGAGGGTATTCGGTAAGTTTTTTAATAGGGTCGTCTTTCCGGAACCCGAAACGCCTGTTAGATAAATAGGTTTCGACGATTTTAAATACAACTGAAGTTGTTCCATCTAGGCAATTATTCAAGTTTGCTTTAACTAAAAACCGTTAAGGATTCCGCTTAAAAACATATATTCGGGTCATTGGTAATTCCATCCCAGGATACACCACATTGATTGCCCCATTCCTTCTTTTTGCACATCCCACTGAAAGGTCCAGTGCCTTTCACGTTGTAAGCAGCACCTTGGGGATTAATCATCTTACACACCGAGCTTGAATTGTTAAAGATGGCATCGTTCTGTATACAGAACCCATTCGCATTTAAACTATAGTAATCTGGACACGTGGATATGTTGCCTGGAAATTTTTGTTTTTTATTCATGTTGGACAAGATGGTGCCTACAATCGCCAACGTAATCACCAACACGATGATAAATGCAATCAATACGGTCGAGTAAAAGTCCATTAGAATAGAAAAATAAAATATAATATATATAAAGCCATGACATCCAACGGAAGAGTTGACCTCTTTCAATTACCCAGTGGAACACCCCTCTTTTTACAGGAGAAGGTGTGCACGGTTCAGAAAACCAATTTCTCCAACGCCATGAAATACAGTCTTGAAAATACGCATCTCTCGGTCACGTTTTTTTCGCCAGAGAACGTCACTCTGGTGGAAAGTGGCATCAAAAAGGAGGTCTATCGTCTATCCAATGAAACCCACTTGATTGATAAACAAGACTATGACCAGTTATACATGATTATGCGCAGCCTCTTTTTGGAACATGCGAGACATCAAGAGGGGAATATTCCTAAACAAATTGAAGAGCTAAACCGACGAGTCATTGCCTATTGTGCCCCTCGCATCTTGACCGAGATTGTCAGTTACATTCACTATAAAAAAGATATATCTACGCTGGTTGTCCCGCTAGACAAACCTAAATCTGTATCGAAAGACAAATCGATTGAATTCAAGCGATTCTTTTAAAGCAACCCTTTCAGGGAGACAAGTTCCTTCTTCCACATCTCCTCAATGGTCGTCTCCATAATCTTCTTGTGTTCTAGCTCCTTCTCCTGAAATTGTCGTTTCAATGTCTCGACATTTTCTTTACAGACGCTATCCATGGTCATCTTGATGAGATAACGGAAGTCGTCCATGGGAGTATATCCTTTGGTGCGAAGCAATCCACGAATTTCGTCCGTGGTCTTGCGTCGCAGGTCAATCGTTTCCTCCAGTAATTCCGTAATGTATTTAAACTTATTGCTCAACAAGACAATCTCTTCTTCAAGAGCTGCCAAAAGGTAATCCTTTCGTGTCTGATAATAGGGCAATCGAACCTCGATAAACTCGTCACAGATTTCATGGACCTGATGGTAATGGACCAATTTCTCGTGTTGATTAAACAAATTCATGTTGTTGGTCGACAAGTAAGTGTAAAGCTTCAGTGTTTTACAGAGTTCTTCTGGCTCTTGCTCAGCCTGCGTCGTGAGCTTAATCAGGACTTCTTTGTCCGTAGACAAGTCCTTGTATTCTTTGAGGACGCCTTCGTCCACCAATTTCTCCAGATGAAGAATGTAATCCTCGTTCCAGGTCCCAATCGGAAGTTCGGTAATCTCTACCTTGTTCTGTTTCTGGACAAAGACTCCCTTGCTGATAAACCTCTTGTCGTTTTCCCGCACGATGGATCCTTTGAATCCTCGATAGTAAGGCACGAAATCTATCTGGACGGGCTTTTCATCAAGCTTGGCAAGAATATAGTCAATCAGTTGAACTGGATGATAACAAAGGATTTCCGAACTGAACCCTGTGCCAATACCCCGCGAACCGTTGACCAAGACCATGGGTAGAATCGGAAGATAGAAGACCGGTTCTACCTTGGAACCATCGTCGTCCAAATAGTTCAAGATGGGGTCGTCCTGAACCGAGAAGATGGTCCTCGTAATCTTTTCCAACTTGGTAAAGATATACCTCTCGGACGCACTGTCCTTGCCACCTTGGAGACGTGTCCCGAACTGACCGTTTGGACTAAACAGATGAATGTTGTTCGACCCTACGAAATCCTGCGCCATGTTCACGATGGCGCCATTCAAGCTGGCTTCCCCGTGATGGTATCCGCTGTGTTCCGAAACATAGCCACTGAACTGAGCCACCTTGATTTCCTGCGTCAAGTTCTTTTTGAAAGCACTATACAAGATTTTCCGCTGAGACACTTTTAGACCATCCATCAAGTTGCAGATAGACCGGTCGCAATCGTATTTCGAGAAGTGAATCATTTCTTTGTTGATAAACTCACTCACCGAAATCTTCTTGTCTCGGGTATCCACCTTCAGGTCTCGCTGATAACTCGAGAGCCATGTCTTTCGCTCGTCCGCCTTTTTCTTGTTAAAGAGCATATCCATGGTGGACGTGTCGTCTTCGTGTGTGCAGAATTCGACAATCCGCTTTTCTTTAAAATACTCTTTGAATTCGGCGCCCGTGCTTGTTCCCAAACCCTTGTAATACTTAATCTTCCATCCCGTGTTGGCCTCCTTCCATTGGTCGTAGTCTTGCTCGTTGTAAAAGCACAAGGTCTTGGGGCCCTTGGACGCCTTCAGGATGGGTGTATTCATAAATCCCATGAATCCTTCGATTCGCAAAAGCGACGGCCACAAGCATTCAAAGACATTCATGCCCAGACCTTTGATGTGACTACCGTCGAGGTCCTGGTCAGTCATGAAGAGGATTTTTCCATAACGCAGCTCGTCAATCGTCTCGTAGGTCTTGCCGATTTCTAGTCCAAGGATTTTCTTGATTTCAATGATTTCCTTGTTCTCGTTAATCTTTCGCAACGTCTCCCCGCGCACGTTCAAGAGTTTACCTTTCATCGGATAGACCCCTAGAATATTACGGTCCGAAGGGGAAAGACCTGAAAGGATACCTGCTTTGGCCGAGTCTCCTTCACACAAGATGAGGGTGCATTGTTTCGACTGTTTCGTTCCCGCAAAATTGGCGTCCACCAGCTTTGGAATACCCCGAATGGTCTTGGACTTGTTTCCGTCACTCTTCTTCAGCTGCTTGAGTTCCTTTTGCTCCGCCATCTCGCACGCATTTTCCATGATACCCAGTCCCGCCAACTTTTCAATGAACTTGTCGCTCACGACGCAACTGGTTCCGAACTTGGTCGAGGGCGTGGTGAGACACTCTTTGGACTGACTGTCAAAGGAGGGGTTTTCAATGGTGCAATGGATAAAGAGGGTCATGTGTTCACGTAGGATAGAGGGTTTAATCTCCATCTTTTTCTTTTTCAAGATATACGCTGTCAGTTTCTTCAAGATTTGTTGAAGGAGATAATCCACGTGTTTACCTCCCTTGTAGGTAAAGATACCGTTCACGAAGGAAACCTGTCGAAACTCGTCGCTGAGACAAGCCACATAACTCCATCCTTCCTGTGTCTCGGCGACCTTGTCTGCCTCGCTATACAAAGAGACATATTGTTGAAAGTCCTTCACCTCGACCGGCACGTCGTTGTATTTCACCTTGACCTCCTTGCTCGTGATACCGGCAATATCATAGACGCGCCGCTGAAAGAGCGAGACCATGGTAGCCGTCAGTCCTTCCATCCCCAGACGTTTGTAGTCAGGCTCGAAGCTCACTTGGGTATAGGGTTTCTTGGAGCAGGCAACCACCTTGGGTGGATGAATGACATCTAAGTTCTTCTCAAACACCTGAGTATACTTTAGTTTCCGACCCGAGTCTACGGTTTCAATCATACCCCACGTCGACCAAATCAACACCAATTTGAAGCCAAACCCATTCTTTCCGCCGGTCGTTTTCTGTTCTTCCTTGTTGTAATTCGTAGAGGTTCGCAAGTGAGCAAAGATGAGCTCAGGAATCCACGTATCATACGTCGGGTGTTTTTCCACGTCAATCCCTTCGCCATTGTTCAACAAGGTAATACGGTTGTTCTCAATCGTCACTTGAATGCTCGTGACCACTTCTACAGCAGGATTCGTCTTTTTCTTCTGTTGGGTCCTCACCACATGGTCGCGGCAATTGACCATGCCTTCATCAAACAATTTGAAGAGTGCCGGATTGTAGTCCACTTCCTTGGACACAATCTTTCCATCCTGAAACACATACAACTCGGCACGCTGCATATCCACAGACCCAATGTAGGTGTCCGGATTGTCCAGGATGTGCTCCTTGTCGGTTTTCTTCTGGTAGTTTTGTGCGAGAGACATTTTATATGTGTGTAACTACAATTTAAATTATCCTTCAATTTTATACTATTACTAGATGAGCAATTCAAATAGTAAGGATAAATGTAAAAACAAATGCGACGTAATTACCTTTTCAGAGAATAAAATGTCCACCAAAATGTTGCAAGCCATGATGTTAAAAATGGGGGCGGGAAAAATCAGTTACCATAACAGTCGAACCAAGAGCACGCATAGAACCATTCTAAGTCTCGATTATGTCGAGAATCGTTTGTTGTTGTTGCGTTTCAGATACAAAATTTATTACTATTACGTGAGCTCCCTCTCTAACATTAACCGCGACCTCTATGCCAAGATTTTACAAATGTTAGATACACTGGTGGCTCAATTGACTACAGAGGAACGTAACTTTGTCTTTGCCATACCTCCTCCGGAAGAACCTGTGCCTGAAATGTTTGAAGACTCGGGTATCGTCTTCAAGGTTGTCGTAAAAAGAATTGTTGGATTTTCTCATTTTATCATCACCAACATAAAGAACAATTACATTTTTGAAACGGGACTGGTGTATACCTTTGACCTGTCTGACCCCACCAATCTAAACACGGCCTTTTGTCTCTCCCTCCAACAGGATGGCGTTGCGTATGACTGTCGCTATCACTTGACGCCAGGTCAGCCGGGAGCAAACATGAAAGTCTATCTCTCTATAAACATTCCGGAGACTCGTCTATACGTCTTTAATCGAGATGAACCCACTGACTCGATTCGTTATGAACAGTGGGGATATTCCTATGAGTCCATCTTTGTAAACCGAGACAAACTGGTGTATGATACGATGACGGTGTCTTCGTTCCGAACCTTCGATACCTCTTATCTTAAATTTAACGTGTTTGAATGGTATGGTCCAAAAATAATGTTAGACCCCTATGTTTCTTCTGACCCGACTCAATCCTCGAATCCAGTGTATCTCTATAAAAACAATTATATGTATAAGCTCGGCATCGGAGTGCATTACATTTATCTTCACAACTACTATTCGATTGCGTTTTTAACCAAAAACAATACCACCTTTGGAATTTCTTCTCAATACAACCGAGGCGTGAAATCGTTGGATGGTTTGTTTTTGGCAGGGGAAGGATTGAATGGAAATTACACGTTTCATTCCGGTATGATACGTCTCACCATTTTAGGACCGTTTGACCCGGTTAGTGTATATAACGACAAGTATGGTTACATGGGAGGGTTATTCATGATACAATATAGTCCAACGAGCTTAGTGACTGCTGCTCCCGATGACTTTATTTCTACAAACACGGGTTCTCGTTATGGATTGGACTCGCAAACAAGAATAAATACGTCCCCGTTCACCTTTCAAAATATACCCTATGCTTCGGAAAACCGTTTTGCCTTGGCCAAGGGCATGTATACGCTCTACAATACAAGTGACGTCCCGATAACTCTTCTGAATACAGGTAAGACAGAGTGGATTACGATAGAAAGTCTTCCAAATCAGGTGCGAAATGGTGTCGCAATAACAAGCACAATGATAGGGATAGGACCCAAAGGAGAAGAATGCGTTTTTTATTATGGCACCGTCATCCTTCGTGTCTATGGAAATTTTGGAAGTTGTTCTCTGTATAGCCCTCGTAAAGGTCGAACCGATGGAGGCTACAGTGGAGGACATGGACTATTCGTCTATGACGAGACCTTTACCAATGTGCCTTCTTACACCGGTCGAGGATTGATTCCTCCTATCTTATCGTCGAATCAAACAACAAGCACCCTTGCTCTCGAAACCTTTAAACCCAGTTCGGTCGTCGACCTTACTCTGGCGAGCTATACCTTGTTTCTAGGAGATATCTACATAGGCGCTACCAAATATGGAAATTCGTCTACGAATGATATGCGTTACGCATTGACCCCTAAAAACTACTTGTTTGTCTTTCAAGGAACCGTGACTCTCTATGGCCCAAGTGTTATCGAAAATACCTATACCTTAGGGATTACAAGCTACCGTATGGTCAATAACATACCCACCTTCCCCATCTATCGACCTGCGTCAGGTGCGTCAACCGCGTTTTATGTCAAGGATAGCATGAATCAAGACTTTTCGATTGTCCTTGAACAAGGAGGCAATAAATATACGTATTTTATGACCTATCAAACATCTTAATTCAAATAAATTTAATTTAATTTCTTCTTCTATGCTATATGACATTCGACAAGAAATACGGAACACGCGCAGAGGTGATGCATGGAGTTGCTGAGATGACGACCGGTCGTCGTCGTAAGTCTTATTTCTTTAAGAATAAACATGGAGAGATTGTCTCGAAGAAGCTGAGTCTGCTCGCCAAGAAGGAGAAACGCCTGGAGAAGGCTGGCTACTTTACGCGAAAGGGAGTATTCGGAGCGTTTAAAAAGGATTCCAAGTCCAAGTCCAAGTCCAAGTCTGCCAAGAAAGCCAAGACCCGACGAAAGCTTTAAGGCCGGCGCTTAGACCTTGTCTTTGACTTCGTCTTCGGTCGTTTCAAATACTTACGCTTTCGGCGTGATTTGGCTAAGGGTCGCACACTCCCGCCAAACTTTTTCATGGCACAATCCATCTGGTTCATTCGATTATAAAGATGCTCAGGACCATCCGAATCCGTGTATTTTTTATAAGTGCAGCTCATATAAATAGTCATGAGTTAAAAAAGGTGATTTAATTTCTAGGGAAACACAAATGAACGATTCTCAGAAATTACAATTACATGAATTGATGAAACAAAACAATACCATCGACAACACACAACTCATTCGTGAACTAAAACATAGTGTTTTGTTGAGAGAAAACATTCAACGTATGATGGACCTCAAGCATACGGTTCAAGAACCTGAACTCAAAAATCGGTGCCAAGAAGAGTGTTATTTTTTGTATGAAAAATATACCGCCCTTTATCATCGTCTTTACAAGAACCGAGTGGACATGTCCATCTTAGATACCTTTCTTCAGGTCTTGTCCAAGATTGAAGATGGTGTGTGCACACAACAGGAGGCTTCTTTTGAAATCGGGACCCTCTTGAAACAGTTATACGTAGACCCCGAACTGGAAAAGAAAGGACCTACGTTTAAGGTGTCCAAGAACATTCAATGGCAAGAGTATAAACAAACCATCTTATCTTCTACTAGATGAACTTGGTCATTGTAGAATCTCCGTCTAAATGCAAGAAGATACAATCTTTTTTAGGGAAGGGGTATAAAGTGATTGCTACGTCTGGACACTTTCGAACCATTCCATCACTGGCCCATATCAACCTAGAGACGTTTAAAATAAAATACGAAACCACGAAACCGAAAGTGGTTGCTCTATTGAAGAAAGAGGTGGAAGCAGCCAAGGAAGTGTTCCTTGCCACGGACGATGACCGAGAAGGAGAGACCATTGCTTGGCATGTTTTAAAAACCTGTAAACTACCCAAGACCACGAAACGGATTCTCTTTCATGAAGTGACGGAACGGGATATCACGCGCGCCATGTCCGAACCCACGGTCCTACGCATGAACCTAGTCTACAGTCAAATCGCCCGCCAAGTATTGGACGTGTATATCGGGTTTACCGTGTCACCCATGTTATGGAAATATGTGGGACATACGCTCAGTGCGGGTAGATGTCAGACTCCAACGTTGCGACTTGTGGCCGAGAGAGAACGAGCCATCGAGTCAACGATTCACTCCAATACCTTTGTGGTGAAAGGGGTGTTTACCAATGAACGTATACCCTTTCATTTCTCCCGTAGTTTGTCTCAAGAAGAATCGATTCCTTTTCTTGAAGCCTTGGATGGGTATCCATTTACCTTGTCTCCACCCGAGGCCAAAGAGGTCTCCGTGCCTCCGCCCAAAATCCTGGTCACCAGCACCTTGCAGCAAGCCAACCTCGGCATGTCCCCGCAGCAAATCATGAAATGTGCTCAAACCCTTTACGAAGAAGGCTACATTACCTATCTTCGCACCGACCATGCAGAATATAGTGAAGACTTTTTACTACAACTTGCCTCGTTTCTGAAAGAAGATTATGAAAGACCGAAACAAGCCACAAAAGGGACCGGGGCCCATGAAGGTATCCGCATCACTCAATTGTCGGTAACCGAGACAAAATTAGATGTCTCGACCGACAAACTCTACCGTTACATCTATCAACGGACCTTACAGAGTTGTATGAAACCCGCGCGCATGCTTCATACGACCTTTAAAATTTTCTACAAGGAAGATTATTTTTATTATACGTCTATCCAGCCCATCTACTGTGGATGGAAACATGAAACCGATGGCAAAGATTGGTCTAACTATTTACGATTTTTAACACAGGTCCAATGCAAACAGGTATCTATAGAAGAAACCGCGCATCCTTTGTCTCACTGGACCGAGGGACACCTCATCTCTGAATTAGAAAAGCGGTCTATCGGCAGACCTTCTACGTATAGTCATCTCTTGGATACGGTTCAAGAGAGAATGTATGTTGTCAAGGGTAAAATCAAACGCCCTCCCATCACACTTTGGACCTATGAATACAAAGAGGGAATCGTGACCTCTTGTTCGAAGGAAGTCGAAGAAGAAGAAACCAATCGTTTGACGGTTACTCCACTTGGTCTAAAAGTGGAAGCCTTTTGTTATACCTATTATGAAACCCTATTTAACTATGACTATACGCGGATGTTAGAAGCGAACCTCGACCAAGTGGAGCAAGGGAACAAAGAGTGGACCGCCGTGGTTCAAGAATGCATGACCCATCTTTCCTCGATCGTCATTGATATGCCTTTGAAAAAATACGACAGTTTATATGTAGGTATACACGAGAAAACCCCTCTTCTCATCAAGCATGGAACCCACGGATATTATCTGGAACACCAAGGTGTCAAGCGTGCCCTTCAGTCGTATGAGAAAGCGGACTTGATAGAAGATTGGATTACCCAGCAAGCGGTTCCACCCGAAGAGATGGAAGGATTGATTACCTTTTTGAAAACAGAAAAAACACTCCTTACCATTACCGATAGTTGGAGCGTTCGTTCAGGGCCACACGGTCGTTATTTATTTTTCAAAGCAAAGACCATGAAGAAGCCCAAGTTTTATGCGTTGCCGGCAGAATATACCGACTCTACTGCCGAAGAAATAGAAGCTTACATTCGAAAAAAATATAAGACGATATAATATATGGAAAAGGAACCCAAAGATGGATTACTCGATGCAATCAAAGATGTATTGCGAGAGAAAGACGCACAGAAATCAACCCCTATTTTTGTCTCTCTCTTGGTGATAGGTGTCTTTGTCAAAATGACTTTGGCCTATGGATTGACCTCGGAAGATGGATCCACGGGAGAAGCGAATGCGCTCATCTGGGGATACGGTATCGCCGTCTTCTCTCTCTTGGGTATTATTTTTGTCAACATCAAAAAGGGGTCCGATGACTGGAACTCGCTCCAGCGTTTGCCCTGGGCCTTGTTATTGACCCTCGTGTTGATGATGTGGATGATTGCGTTAAACGTTAAGTATTTTACTGCCATTAACAAGAAGGCCGTTCCGCCCGAATACTTCTTATGGTCTTACTATTCTTCCATCTTGGTCATTTGTCTCATCTTCTTTTCGGTCATACAATATTTACAAAAGGGTCCAGGCAATGCTCAGCTTGCCAGCTATACGGCCATCTTTGCGTTCTTCAACGTCCTTCTGGTAGGTATCCAACAAATCGTATTGGATTGTTTCTATGTAGATGGATAACACTCGATTTTACACGTAATCCCAATCGATTGGTCGTTCTCCCATACACCCGAGACTCGCAGATAGACGCGTGGATTTTTCACGTAAGCCCCATGATGTCGTATCAGGGTTGTGTTCGGATGATTATAGACGATTTCCTTTTTGACATGTTTTTTGAGTGCCCCCAATATGTTCTGTTCGATACTGCGTAGTTGCTCTTCTCGGTAGGTAAAGGTATATTTAAACAACTTGTCGTCTTCCTTGATGATACTGGTTTCTGCATCGAGTAAAATATACAACGTATGGATAATAAAGATATGTGTATTGTATTGAAGTTTATAAAACTTTTTATAGCTAGAAAACTTATTGGGAATGGGTAGATAAAACGAGATTTGTTTATAGTTTATCTGTGATGGATGATGATAGAGGTTCATTACCTCTTTTCGTCATTTGTATTTATATGTTAAACAGATTAAAATATAAATAAACCACTTGTGTTTCGTATAACGATGGAGAATTCCATGATACTCTTTGGATTAGACCAGTCCTTGGTTTACGAAGAAGCGCTTACCACGTTACGTAAAAAAAGTCCTTCCCAATTACACTACAAACGAAAATGTGTCTTGGACCTTCAGGGCGAAACCTATACGTTTACCATGAGTGACATTCATTTTGAGATTGATTTTGAGAGAGCAAACATCTCGCAATCCATATGGACCGACCTCTATATCAAGATAAAGGAAATTATACAGATTAAAAACAAATTGACTCTATTGTGTTGCCATTTTCATTTGATTGACCCCGACTTACTCTCGGTCTTTCATACGTATATGCGAGATACAAACATTACCTATCTATTTTTAACCAAACATGTCTCGTATTTCCCTTCGTGTATCAAAGAGATTTGTCTCCTCGTTCCGGTCCAGATACAGACGGTCTCTGCCTACGACACGCACCATGTCACTCGTTGTCAGGCAGTCGTCGACTATATTCTGAACGAGGAATATGATTTGACCAATGCAAGAGAGCTCATCTATAAATGGATGATTTATAATCTTGATATTTATGACTGTATCCAATACGTCTATGTTGAAATCTTTCGGCGCACACGGGTGGAGCTTCCCCAAGAAGATTTTCTTCTTTTCATGACAAATTACAACACGCGTTATCGGTCTATTTATCATTTGGAATATTTTATTCATGCTTTGAAACGTAGAGTTTCCAAGAGTTGGTCAGCCGTGAAGCGTCATTCACTCGAGTGATACGTTTCAGGGTTTATCATCTTCTTCGCGTGCATCGCTGTTTAAAAGGACGTCTAGGGTGCTTGCGTGACGCTCCATACTTATGCTTGCCCAATCTTCGCCTGGTATACAAAATGGAATCAATCAAGTTCTGATAGGCTTTTGGAAAGACGCGTTTGGGCATGTTACTATATAAATATATTTTTTTTATCTTCTTATGAAGATCGTAGAGGCGTGTCTCTTGTTACAAATTAAACCCCATGAACGGTTTGATATTCCTCTATTAAAAAAGAAATACAAAAAGGCTTGTCTCCTGCATCATCCCGATAAAAAAGGCAATGATACAGAATTCATACGTGTGAAAGAAGCTTATGCGTTTTTACTGACCCGTCCTGAGGATGAATTTATGGATACCATAGAAGAGAAGCGATGGCGTCTATATGCCTACTGGTTGTCTCGACTTGAAAATCCTCTCTTACATCAATACGTCATACAACCCATTCAACGACACTTGTCTAGCTACAAAACCTATGTCCTCGAACCTACGCTTGAAAACATGTTGCGCAAGGATGTCTATTATTTAGAAGAAGAACAACTCTACATTCCCTTGTGGCATCAAGAATTGACGTTTTACAAAAAGATACGGGTTATCTTGAATCCAAAACTAGGCAAGGCGATACTTGATGAGGAGAATAATCTATACGTATCCATAGAACCGACCGACACGTGTCTCCGTTTTGGAGACATAAGTATTTTAATCACAGAGGAGGATAAAAAAAGAGGTCGTATCCTTCAACAGGGGATACCACGTCTTTCAGAAAAAATATACGATGTAGAACATTTAGCAGATATTATTATTCAGGTATAACTTACCTTGACTTATACTGCAGCTGGAGCCTTTTTCTTGCTTACCTTTTTCACTGGCTCGGCTGACTCTACAACAGGCTCTACGACCGGTGCGACAGGTTCAGGTGTCGGTTCGGTGACTGTCTCAGCGACTGGCTCAGGCGTCTCAACAGGTGTTGGAGTTGGAGTAGGAGTAGGTCGAGGCGCTTCGTCCTCTCCGTCACTTCCATAGCCGCTCTCCTGGGTAGGAGTAGACATGGCCAATCCAGGAATGTAGCACTTGCCCTTCTCAAAGGTCTCAGGTGGCTTCACCGCACACTGACTGAGCTTCCAGGTGACACCAAACTTAGAGCCGGTAATCCAAATACCTCCGCACATGAGCGTGCAGCAGACATTGCTTCCCTTCTGAACCACTGCTTCGGGTCCTTGACCGTTGTCATTGGGGAAGATTTGATTGCTCTTGAGGTCATAGACTTCGAACTTGGGCTGACCATCCCAAATCGGAAGCTTGATTTTGAGCGTTGGCTCACGGGTCTTGTCTAGGCTTCCGTCCATAAGCTCCTTGTTCTTGGGATACTTGAGCATGGGGGTCCAGAACGCTTGAACCACCTCATCTCCATATTTCTTCCCAAACCAATCCCTCGAATTGATAGCGGCATCTTGGACAATCTTCTCTTCCATCTCCATCATCATTTTCTTCAGTCCACGGGTAGCGTCCGTCTCGAACTCCTCCCGCGGGAACTGAATGTTCATATCATACGACGTGGTTCCATCATCGTTCTTGTGTTCGTTCACTCCGTAGGTCAGCATCATTGGGGTGTGAATCATCAGAGAACGGCGCGTGGTCGAATTCGTAATGTTGATACTCTTACCTCCCTTGGTATTTACACGAGGCTTTCCGTAAACCATCTGGGTCGTTGGTGCGAAGTTGCTAGCGTTTACAATGAGGGAAGACATTTTACTTATAACACTAAGGCCTTTCCTTTAAATCAATTTTTATTTTATTACCCCCAAAGATTGAATGCGTCAGGAAAAGATATTAGAATAATCGGTTAAATATAAATCCTACTGTTATATCATGACCCACAAGATTCGAACGTTTCACGATTTTAATTATTTGAAAGAACGCAATTATACCCTCAAGGATTTAAAAGAACTGTATCTTTTGTTCAAGCTAAAATGGAAACAACGGAAGAAACTCGAAGTCATGGATGACCTCTATACGACATTACGAGACAATTCTTACGCATGCATGATACAGAAATATTGGAGACGTTACATGGTGGTATTGTTTCATCGAAGCCAAGGACCCGCGCGTTTAAATCGTTCCTTATGCAACAACGAAGAAGACTTTCTAACCACCGAGTCTGTTCAAACCATAAACTATCGTTCCTTTATTAGTTTCACGGAAGACGACAAGTTTATCTATGGTTTTGAGGTGGGGTCCATCTTTACGTTGTTGGATAAAAAGATGAACTACAATCCTTATACGCGCAAACCGTTTAGCCCTGAGACGACGAGACAAATTGAAAAGCGTGCTTTGTATAATCGTTTGTTGTTTCCGTCCGAGACGGTGATTGAGAGAGTCTTAACGTATGAACAGAAAATCATTGGATTGTTTCAGAAAATGGATACACTTGGCAATTATACACAAAGTGAATGGCTGCTTCGACTGAACGAGGTTCAACTTAAACGATTTATCTTTGAACTGTATGATATCTGGGAGTATCGAGCCCATTTATCGAGTCAAACCAAACGCCTCATCTGTCCTCCCAATGGAACACCTTTCCACAATATACCGATGATGGCGCTGGAAGGTTCTCATCCTCCCCTTGAGATTTTAAAACAATACATTTATTCGATACTCCATGATTTATTGTATCGTTCCAATCAAACCGAATATCAAATCTTGGGTGCTTATTATATCTTGTCTGCTCTCACCTTGGTCAGTATGCAAGCGGCGGATGCTTTACCTTGGTTGTATGAATCGGTTCTTTGAAGTATAACCACTTTATTTTTTATTTTTCTATTTTCTTTTTTGTTTCCTTTATCGAGTTGAAATAATTAAAAGAATTAAATTACAGTAAAAATGAATATAAAAAGAATGCCTATGGTTATGTATAATGTCTGCTATCAAAGAGCCTAAGTCAAAGCAAACCAAGCCTAAGGCCCCAAAGAGTGTTCCAGTGGAAGTCCCGGTCGAGGTTCCTCCCCCAGCACCTGTTCCTACCCCCGTTGCTCCTGAGCCAGTCAAGACTGACCCAGTGACCCCCGAGGTGACCCCCATCGGCGATGTGTTCGCCAACCTGAATCGTTCCCTGGTCGACCTCACCGTCCAGCTGAGTGCGCTCAAGATGGAGGTCAAGCTGGTGGAGAAGCACGTGTCCAAGGAGCTTCGTATCCTCGACAAGCTAAACGCAAAGAAAAACAAGAACAAGGGCAATCGCGCACCTAGTGGGTTTGTGAAGCCTACCAAGATTAGCGATGAGCTTGCGGTCTTCCTGGGTCGCGAGAGTGGCACCCTGATGGCTCGCACGGATGTGACCAAGCAGATTACTGCCTATGTCCGGTCCAACAACCTTCAGGCCAAGGAGAATGGTCGTCTCATTCTCGCCGACGACAAGCTCAAGAAACTTCTCAAGTATGACGAGAAGACGGTCACGGACCCTACTCAGCAGCTGTCCTACTTCAACCTGCAGAAGTATCTGTCTTGCCACTTCGAGAAGGCGGTCCCTGCTTAAACCCTACTTTAAACTGTAAATAATTCAAAAAACATTTTATTAAATTTTTATCTTTGTCTCGAAAGATAAAAATTAAAATACTTATCTGCTTATCCGTAAATCTCAATATCAAACAAGCTCATCGATAGGTTCTCCATCTTGAACACCTTCAACTTTTTCAATACATTGATAAAATCTTTGGAATTGTAAATACTTTGTAGGTATTGATGAAACAAATAAAGGTCCTTGTTGGATTTCGAAAAGTTCAACATGGTTTCATTGTGATTGACAAACCAATTCATGGTGGGTTGATAATGAAACATTAAAATACTTGTGATGACATAATAACAAAACCCATTGGTTTCTTCTTTGTAGGGAACGGTTCGTTTGTTTAGCAAGTCCTCGTAGGTGAGGTCATGCAAGGATAAGTAGTTTTTCATTTGTATCATCGAGAAGATGGTTTCCATCGAAAGATTCAACACAAAAATCTTTTCAAACTCCTGAAAGGTCATGTCCGTTTTCATAAAGAACGAGACAAACGCACAATTCAAGGTTCTGGCCCAATATTCACATACACTTTCGAACAAGAGATAATCACTTTCTACCTTGAAGATGGACTTTAACATTTCCTTGTATTGGGTTGTATAGGTCTCTGAAAATTCTAAACAAAACAAATGAAAACATTCATGGATAAAGACCTTTAGAAATTCTTCTTTTCGATAAATGACGAGTTCCTTGTAGCTCTCGGTATACCCGCTGTTCAAGTGGTCGGGGATGGCGCGACCCTTTATCTTCTCCGCGTCACTTAGAATCAGTTTTAAACGAAACTCTCTTGTTTTGGTAAGTGTATTTTTGCAACACAGAGCAAGCACTACATGGATAAAAAAAAGGAATCGGTCTAAATCAAAGGATGCTTCCGCCGCATATACCTCAATGTCAAACGTAAATCCATCTATTTTTGTCATGACATGATAACTTTGAAAGATGGTTTGTTTTATCTCGGTCTGAACGGTGGGACCTACAAACTCCCCCTCGACCCAGGGTTGTTTCGATGTTTTCATGACAGTGACCTCCTTCTTTGCGCTCACGGCTTTGCATAGATGCGAATAAATCAGTTTCATGAAATAGGGGTCCTGAATGTTCATGCTTTTCAACAGAGAGACGTATTTCTTTAAAATGAAACCAATGTTTTGATTACTCTTGGAGGTTAAATTGTCGTAAGACCTCATTGTATTATGAATCGTGGTCATATGCTATACTATACTATAGAAAGATAATTATCCGAACTTTGTGCCCAGAACCTCTGTTTCAACGGGTTTGGTTTTCTTGGTGCGAGGCTTGGACTTAGATACAGGCTTTTCCTCTGCCTTAGATTCAGCCTTTGTCTCTATTTTTGAAGGTTTCATCTTTATCTTTGTCTTCTTGGGTTCAGAATCGACCTTTGTCTCAGCTTCCGAAGTGATTCCCAGATTACCCTCTAATTGAGAGACATCTAAAAGACCCGGAGTCGATGGCTTAGATTCGGGAGCGTTCAGGTCCACCTCCACTTCCTTTGTCTCGGCTTCCGGTGCGTTCAGGTCCACTTCCACTGCCTTTGTCTCAGGTTCTGGTTCAGGTTCTGCCTTTGTCTCAGGTTCTGGTTCAGGTTCTGCTTTTGTCTCGGGTTCGGGTTCTGGTTCTACCTTCTCGGCTTCCGGTGCGTTCAAGTCTACTTCCTTTGGCTCGGGTTCAGCCTTGGACTTCTTCTTGGATTTCTTCGCGGTCTTTGGAGCGTCTGGGTCTGACTTAAATTCAAGAAAGAGAGAGGGATTGGTCTCATACTTTTCAAACAAACACAAGGTCCCTTTCTCAAAGGTGGACAGGTCAAAGAAGGGTTCTTTTTCTTTGGTGAAGCGCTCATACACCCCCAACTTCTGCACAACCTTGTCGTTTTTCACAGCGTAAACATAACAGTAGACCAGGTCTTTGATTTCCTCGTCTTGTATCGTTTTACCGGGAGAGATTTGAAGAATATGGTCATAAACAGAGAGCTCATACAACTCACTCTTGATATTTTGGTCTTCCTCCTCGATTTCGCTCAGCAAACTCTCATATCGTTTTGGAGAAATACGTGAATCCACGGAACTGGTCATTGTATAGTATAAGTAATTTATTTTAAATGAAAACAATTTTATTCCATTGAATCTTCTTACTTGATATATTCTTCCATGTCCATGCACTTGTATCTCATTTTGGATGTAATCGATGGATGGGTCTGAATGGTTAAAAAGAGACGATGGATGGTTTCCAGGTTTTTGTGAAACGCTAAAAAGTCAGAGGTTTCCCTGAAAATAATGGCCACCGAAGACAGCATCTTCTCGCACAAGTCTTTCCCTTCCTCTTCCAAGAGTCCAACAATTTTTGTCTCGATTAACATACACAAGTCCGCAACCTGGTCCATGTTACCAATGTTCTTTTTCATCAGCTGAATAAAAAAGGTAAGGTTCGAGTCTAGTCGGTCAATCTCTTTGACGTAATCACAGTATCGGTCATAGTCTAGGTTGGGGTCCACATAAGTGAGTCGAGACAAATCCGCGAAATAGATTTCATAATGTTCTTGGTAGATATCGTAAAAGATTTTATTGACCGTCACCAATTCACTGTATAAGTTTGAGAAGAGCACACTATAAAAGAGGTTTGAACTGGCAATGTTGAAAATGGTATGACTAATCTTGTCAAGGTCCTCTTTCTTTTCTACTGCCCTTACAATATCCATAATCTCTTTTTTTAGTTTTTCATACGTCTTCTCGGTGACCTTGTTCAGTAAATTAATCACCTTGGAGATTTCAGATTGTTTCTTGACAATCACGGTAGCCTTTAAGGGCTCGATGACAGGTATCTGCAAGAGGACCTTCACCTTGTTCAGTATTTGAACCGTCGCCGGGTCCAACGCATACTTGTCGGAATTCATTTGTAACGATAGACCCATAATGGTTTCATAGGTATACATTATAGTATAGGATTATTTATTTTCGTTTATATTATATTATTATAACCTTTTTCTAAGATAAGTCAAGATGTTAGAATGGGAGAAATTCTTCATCACCACCAAGGAAACGGAAGACGTATGCGAGTTTAAATTACCGATTGAATTCGCCGACCCTAAGACCGTGTCTTCGATTGTCCAAAGTGACTTGGAAATGAGCGGATTAAACCCTCTCTATCGACATCTCTTTGACCAATCCTTGTTGATGGAGAAGTGGTCCTCGTTTTATACGACCGATGTAGCCTTTTTGAAAGACAGTCAACGGGTCATTCGTAAAAGCAAATTGACGCCTTATGAGGATCAGGGGTTCCATGAAAAATATAAATCGTTCTGCGCCGAGACAAATTTCATCGACCGTTATCAATACATTGGGTTCAAGCCTATGTTACACATGAACCACTCTTCTTCCTTCTTACATTGTCTCGGCATGTATAATTTATCCACACCTATCTTCTCTCTTTTGTCTCCGCTCTTTATCTTGGTCATGCCTTTTATCATCTTGAAACTCAAAGGCATCGAGGTCACCATTGACCAATACGTAGACCATTTAAAGCAGGTCATGAAAACCACTAGCTTATACAAGTTATTCTGTGGATTTGATAGTGTGTCTATGCAAGACAAAACGACGGCAGTCGTATCTCTCTTTATCTATTTCTTACAGATTTACACCAACCTTACTGCGTGTATGACCTACTACAAACACATTGGACTCATTTATACCTTTATCCAAGATTGCAAGGAACACCTCAACAAGACCGTTTTGAGTGCTGAGCTATTACAGAAGAGAATCGTGAAATATGGAACCTATCTGCGCTTCTATCAGAAGAACGAGGTCGAGCTGAAAAAGATGAGACACATGGTCAAACATTTAGACCAACTACAACCTGCCACGAGCATCTTTTATAAACTGACTCAGTTAGGGATGTTGATGAATTTGTATTATGAATTTTTCATGAGAGAAGATTATCGAAATACATTGTTGTATTCCTTTCACCTGAATCAATACATCCGGGATATACACACCCTTAAGCAAAAGGTAAAATTGAAGGCCATTCGTCCATGCAAGTTCGGAAAACAAACCATCTTCACCGAGATGTATTATCTGCCACTTATGAAAGAAAATACGGTAAAAAATACATTGGACCTCAAAAAGAACCTCATTCTAAGTGGTCCCAATGCTTCCGGTAAAACCACCGTCTTGAAAACGATTCTCATCAATTCTCTTTTGTGCCAGCAGTTCGGTCTAGGCTGTTTCTCGGATGCGACGATTTGCGTCTACGACTTTTTTCATTCCTATCTCAATATTCCGGATACGTCGGGAAGAGACAGTCTATTCCAAGCAGAAGCCCGTCGATGTAAAGATATCCTGGATTGCGTTCTTTTACACAAAGAAAAGCGCCATTTGTGTATATTCGATGAGATTTATTCCGGCACGAATCCAGTCGATGCGGTATCGTGCGCCAAAATGTATTTGTCTCTACTGAATGAACACAAGGTCTCCATCGATTACCTCATTACGACCCATTTCATCGAGCTATGTAAACACTTTGTCGGGTCAACCCTGGTCGTCAACCAAAAAATGGATGTTCTGCAGACCGAAGACAAAATTACCTTTTTATACCGCGTCTTAGAAGGATATTCGACCGTACACGGTGGAAAGTATATTCTGAAAGAAATGAATTATCCGGAGATTCTATTTCGTTAGAACCTAAAGATTATAATATAGGTTATTCACATAATGATGCTTTCTTCAATTCTTGACATTGGAAGCTTCTTTATTGGTATGATTATCAATCTTCTATTGGTCACCTTGATGTGTTATTACTTCAAAAAGAAGTACGAGTCCTTGGAGGAGGCGCAGAATGAACAGGCGAAGTTGCTTTATGAATTGTTACGAGATAGAAAACAATGCAGTCAAGAGACTCCTATCAAGTCCGAAGTCATTGAGATTGAAGACTCGGATGATGAAAGCGAAGAAAGTGAAGGTGAAATGGAGGAACTGGTAGAGCCCGAGATCAAGGTTCTCACTCTGGATATAGCCGAGAAAACCGAGACAAATGACACGTTTACGGTAGACAAGTTTAGCGTCGACATGGTAGACCCGGTCACGGTCGAGAATCCTGAAGAGATGGTAGAATCTGAACCAGACCTTATCCTTGAGGAGAATGACGGGTTCAGTAAAATGAATATGAAACAGCTTCGAGACCTTGTGACGAAGAAGGGGGTCAAGGTAAAGCCTAGCATGAAAAAGAATGAATTGGTGGAGCTGGCTAAACTGTAACTGTCTATGAAAAAATATAATACTACACTATACGATGTGGGCAACCGACTATGTTACCAACAACAACGCAACCAATCAATTCCCGGGGATTGTGCAGGACGGTCGCACGTTTACCGTTTATACTCAAGACACGGAGACCTTTAAACGGAATCACGGCATCCAAACCAATAGTGAATACCGTAAGTATTTGATGGACAACGCCAATGAATTGATGAAAATGAATTACAAAACCTCTATTCTAGAAAACAAAACCCCCGTGAATCAACCCTTTAAGCATGGGTCTCCCTACCTCATACGTGGTAGCGAACAACCCTACGGGTATGAGAATACCTTTACCAAAGAAATGTATTTGACGAGACAAATGTTGGACGATAAAAAGCGCCGTCCTATGCAGCGAACGTATATGGAAGATTACACGGGGTCTACGATTTCAGAATAAGGGTGAGGATTTCGCCCCAATACAATACACGTGATGACTGCTAGCAAGACGAACAAACCTAACCACATCTATAACTCTATCTCTATAAATAAGGTTTAAATGTATTCCTTTTATTTATACAGATGTATCTCAGCATTGATGTAGGTATCAAAAATCTGGCTTATTGTATGTATGACGATACCATTGTCGAGTGGAAAGTCATTGAGTTGTGCGACAAGACGGTCAATGCCAATAAACTGAACATGGTCGATTTAAGCAAACGACTGTTTGAAGCACTGGAGACATTACCTCCACGGTATGACCTGATTTTAATTGAGAACCAGATTGGACAAAATGCCATACGTATGAAGGCCTTACAGGGTATGATTACGTTGTATTTTGTCTCGAAAGGAAATACGGCCATACAATATTGGAATGCGACTCACAAACTCAAGATGTTTGTTCAGGAAAAGACCACGTATGCTCAGCGAAAGAAAATGGGGATTGTGGTTACCCGTCAAATCCTAGAGGAAAAATACAAGACCCAACTCGATTATTTTGGAAAACATAAAAAAAAGGATGACTTGTCGGATTGTTTTCTGCAACTACTCGACTACATGAAAAAGGAGAATAAACTAGAGAGCTCCATCTCCGAGTTTCTGGAAACCATTCATATCCAGGTTCCCGAAAAGAAAGAAAAAGAAAAAGCGAAGAAAGAGAAAGTGAAGAAAGAGAAGGATAAAGAAGTTATCTAAGTGTTCAATGCGATAGATTTAAAGTTATCTAATATATCTATTTCATAGATGGAAGAAATTACCTTGGATAGCATGGACCTCAAACCCAGTTCAGACTTTGGCGGAGGCATCGAGTTTCTCTTGAATGACGCAAAGCCCGCAGCAGGTGTCTCTTTTGCCGAAGACATGAAGGAATTTGAGGACATGGGTAAAAGTTTAAAGTTTGAAAATACCACCGGTCCGATTCATCTTGCCCGTGAAACCGTGTCGATGGACACCCACCGGCAAACCACCTCGGACGGTTATCGGCACATACAAGAAATCAATGTAGAGGGTGAGCTGAAAAACATTGAAATCAAGACCAAAGAGGAGATGCTAAAAGAAAAATTTCAATATTTACGAAAGTTGGAGACGCTTCAGCAAAAGGGCGTGGAGCTGAGCAAACAGTATACGATGGAGAATAGCCTGGATGAGATGCGAGGAGAATACGAATACCAACAGGGCGAAAGAGAGCGTAAAAACAGTGTTCAGTTTCAGGGAAAAATGCTGACGACGCTCATTACCGGCATTGAGTTTCTCAATAATAAATTTGACCCGTTTGACATTAAGCTTGATGGTATTTCGGAGAATATTCAAGAAAATCTAGGCGACTATGACGAAATCTTTAGCGAGCTTGCTGAAAAATACAAGTCCAAGGCAAAAATGGCACCCGAGTTGAAGCTAGCGTTTCAGCTTGCCTCGGCAGGCATTATGGTCCACATGTCCAATACCATGTTCAAGTCGGCCATTCCTGGGATGGACGATATCATGAGACAAAATCCTGACCTCATGAACCAGTTTACCCGCGCGGCGGCAAGCACCATGGAGAAGACCAACCCAGGCGTCAATCAGTTCGTGCAACAGTTTGCCAGACCCGACCCCCGGCGAGCCGAGACAAAACGTCCCGAGATGAATGGCCCCGAAAATATCAACAGTATTTTAACGGGATTGAAAAAGACCATCCCCTTGCCTGAGAAAAATGACAGTATGATTAGTTTAGAAGAATTAGACCATTTAGGTGACACTCCTGTAACTCGCAAGGGACGACGCAGGAGTGACAAGAATTCCATACAGATTGCGATTTAATCTAAGATAAAAAATAAGCGTTTTTCGTATAGATGTCTCAGATTAGTTTACTAGACGAAAAGATGAAACATATTCAACGAACCCTCCAACAATTGGAGCAAGAAAAAGAGGTTCATCTTCAGAAACTCGAAACCTGGAAAACCGAACAGGACCGTCTAAGAGAAGAGGAGCTCAAAACACAGGCTCATCTCGACGAAGTAAGTGCCAAACTAAAAGATATGTATGAACTCAAACAAGAGACGGATGCCTATTACAAGCAAATCCAGCAAAGCGTAGAGACCTTATTGTCTCTTCTTTCGTCGTCTCGTTAGGCGCTTACGGGGTTTCCCTCCGCGTGTATAGAAAACCCTTCTCATGTTTCGTTGAAGGTTTTTCTTCAACATTTTACATTCCGTTCCTTGGGTGAGTTCGGCTACATCCTTAATGTTTTCTTTGGTCACCAAGACAATCACATGCAAGTTGGTGTTGTTTTCGAGCTTAACCGGAACATTGTCACATATATTTTTTTTACAATAATCGATTTCTGGGTAGTCTCCAACAAGGGTCTGATTGAAATCGAGTATCTTGTCTGAGAGGACCTCACGATATTTGACCATTTTATAATTAAACGTCAACACCTTGTCTTCCTGCTTGGGTCTTTTTACGTTCTGAATCACATAGATGGTTTCATTCGGACTAAACAATAAATCCAATAGACCCGTTCGGATACGTTTCTCAAAAGCGGTATTCACTACACCAAATGCGAGCGTGTTGACGTTGGTCGCACTCATATTTTCATAAATGAATTTGGTGAACTCTGCCAGTAGCTTGGCATTGGTATTGATTTTCAAAAATTCACTAGACAGTCTCACTTTTTCATCATAGGTTTTCTTATGCTGTAAAAACGCAAGCACCGCCGCGCGGTCAAATACAAGGTCATCGTAATATTTGATGGTTTTATCAATGGTGAGGCGGCTATCCAAGTCGTTGAACCGAAACCATTTGTATTTCTCATACTCGTTACCATACCGTTCGTATTCAATGGAACCTCTACTCGCAGGATATTCTTTGGTCTTGTAGATGATATAATCAAATCCAAACCCTAGCCAATTTTTTCGAATGGTCATGGTATATTTTTTTTGTTTCGTATCCTTCTTGTCCGATTCGTCTGCGTCTTTGGCAAAGGTGGTAAAGATGTATTTGTCCACGAACCCCGGAATAAGGGTCAATTTTCCACGGGTAATCTTGCCTCGATTGTCCTTTATTCTATAAATGTAATCTCCCGTGCGTATTTTATCATAAATGTCTTCTTTGTCCACGGAATGAACTCGATACAAGATACTAAAGGTTCTTTCGAGTGCACCCGCTGTTTCTGTGACACGAAACCGGAGGAGTCCCTCTTTATAAAGACGAATGAATTCTCCCTCCACAAAGTCATTAAACGGTGAACCCGGTCGTTGTTTGGGCTTGTCAATCAAGGAGTATTTTAAACGCGCAGACTCTTCGCCAATTTTCGACAAGGAGAATAGGTTTTTATTCAGAAGTTTGGTGACACGTGTCTGATTTTCTACGGTCTGTCTGCGCGTGTAATAATCGACAAATAACGGGGATTCGGTCGACTTGTCTAGATCATCCCTCTTGACATCTGTATAAAAGACAATATTGGTAATAGAACGGTCGTATTTATAGCGGGTGGTTGCATATTGTGTTTGGTTAATCGTAATAAAACGTTTGATGCGGTTGATTTTCTCCAATACGTCGTCGTCGTTTTCCGTAATATTGATAAAGGCAATCGCATACGTATTTTCAGCTGGATTGACCTCATCAATCGTAGGTTCACCATTGCTTCCAAACTTGAAGAATTCAAGCTCGCGTTTTACTGAGAAAATCCATTTGTAGTATTTCTTGACTTTTTCATCCATGAAATTATAATTATCGATGGGAGTCGGTTTAAAAATAGGGAAAATCAACAGCGTATTGGAACGTTCCTTTAAAAACAACTTGGGAGAGTATCGGTAATAGGTCGAGAAGAACTCGTTCATTTTTGTCTCCGTCATGGTCGCGTTGGTGGTCTGTTGCTCGCCTAACAAATACTTATCCTTTTGAGTATTGAAACAAGATTTTTTGGGGTTTTTTTCCCCCAAGCAGAACAATTTGTCATGGGTATTTTTGGCATCGAGTTCTATGCTTTCATAATAATAAGGTGTTTCTATCCCCTGTACGGTAATCATATTACTATATACACGGATTAAATAAAATTCTCTTTATAAAGGATTTCGGTGTAGTCTTCCTCCGCTTCATTCTTTTGTGTCTCATTCTTTTGTTTTCTCGCCTTCTTCAAGGTGTCGATGGCATCGTTGACCTCTTTTTGGGTGACAAAATTACCCCCCACTTCTTTTTGCAGTTCCTTGTATTTCTCTGGAATAATACAAAATTTGCTATTTTCATTAAACAGATAGTCCACCAAAAGAATAAAGACAGCGGTCAATACGAGTGAAATCGTAATGTCTCGGGTGCCTACCCAAAGAATGGAGAAAATGATAATTTGACGTCCCAGCGTGTAACGAAAGTAGGCTTCTTGGGTCTTGCTCAGTTCAATCGTAATATATTTCGAGCCAATGTTCATGACCAACATGACGACTCCCGCAAAATACTTATTGTCATTCAATACATTTAAAAATTCAAAGGGGGAAGATGTCTTTGTCTTTTTTGTTTTAGACATTAATATAGAGGAAGCATAAAAAAAATATATGTTTCTAATAAAGTAATGTCACTCGCATTTTATGCTTCACCGATTGACCATGACCAAGTATTAGAAGACAAAATGAACAAGGAGAAAATGAAAATAGACCGTTCTCTGTTGCAAACGATGCAATCCAGCCCTTCGTATGCTTTGGACAAACCTGGATTATCCAATCCGTATGACCACGTCCGTGTCTCGGATATTCATAAGAACATACAGGAGGAAAACGACAAGGAGCTCTCTTCTTTTTACAGCAATGAACTCCCCAACGTGGAAAAATACATTCCCATTCCGAGTGACCAGTATTTATTGATGGAGGACCAGCACAAGGTGCCGCCCAAACGTCCGGATGACCTGGTTCAAAAGATTGACCGGCTCATGCAAATGTTCGAGGAGCAGCGTGAAATCAAAACAGGACAAAAAAATGAAGAAATTGTGTTGTACTGTTTTTTAGGTGTGTTTACGATTTATGTATTGGACTCGTTTGTCTCCATCGGTCGGTATACACGATAGACTTATTTCTTTTGAAAGACCAAAACCTGTAAAGGAACCAGGCTACCGGCATACTGATTGATTTGTTTGAGGTCATACCGTTTCGCAAAAGCGGCAATGTCATTCGCAGTGTAAGGATACAAGGTTTGTTTATTGGTGCGCGTTTTGGATGACGCATTGGTAAAGGTTTCAATCCACTCGTTTCCTTTGAACTCGCTCTTGTATTGAAACGTTCCCGGCGTATCGGCGAGCAACCCAGTCGGAAACTGAGACAAATCGATACGGGTTAGCACCAAATAGCCGTAATGAACAAGCCAATCGCTCACGTTTCGCATGAAGACATCCAAGTCGGCTACACGATGTAGCTCCATGAATGGACAAAAGACAGCGGTAAATCTATGTGGAGAAAAGAGTGTATGTTGCGCGTAAGTCCCTTGCATAAATGTAGCCGAAGGATATTTATAACGAGACATTTTTACCATGGCACTAGAGCCATCGAGTCCAATCGTATTGCCCATGTCGTTCAATAATTGCACACCATGTCCATTTCTTGAACCTATCCATAACATGCTACTGCCCTGCGTCAACAAAGGCATTACTTTTAAAATCATCTCTTCGTATAAAGGAATGGTATTGAAGATTTCATCAAAATGATAACTATAAAAGGAGTCAAATACAGCGTCATTGTAATAAGGTCCCAACTCAAATCCTTCGACCTGTTGTTGTAAAAAGAGGTAACTTAACAACAGAAGAACCAATAAGAGAAAGAGTATCATTTTGTATAATCGGTTATTTTTTTTTGTGTAGAACACTATAAATGAAATCAGGCCAACACCTGTCCCAACTTGACATAGAAGATGTTCGACGCCAATTTCGAAATACCTTTTCCAACTACCCCAAGTCCAAGGTTCTCAAAGACCTTGAAAATGCCATTTACTATCAGAAAACCGAAGAGGCTTTTTTCTGGACAGGCGACTTGTTGTGTAGCGGGTTTGTGCTCGAGTTATGGAACCTTTACGTTCACATCTTATGTAAATATATCCATATCCAACATCCAAAACTACCTCTTTATGTATACAAGAAATTTGTAGAATTCAAAGAGATGGTTCAGGCGTGTCCAAACGACTTGGAACTTCGTAACATGGACTCTGTCAAAACGTTGCTATTTAGTATGACCCTGATTTTATCCGAGACCAAGAAACAGACCCTCTTAGACCCCATGACGTTCAAGTTTAAGTTTGAAGAAGTCTTTACGGATTTACGTGCGCCCAATCTAGAGTATGTGGTGCCTTTTTTCCGCGAGGGCGACCCAAAGGAGTTATTCATCCCTCTGAACGAATTCGTCTATCACTTGACCGAGACAAAAAACAAGACCAAGCTGTTTTATTGGATGGATTGGATACTTTGCTATGACGAGAAATGCACCAAGGAAAAGAAACCCATTTATTCGGTGGAAAGAGAAGGTATACCTCATTTCTATCGAAACATTGTATGGGTCTTGTTTGAAATCCTCTTGTCTCATTCGGACCCTTTACGTAAGCGTTCTGTAGAGGCTCTGATGGGACTCTTTGCGATACGTTATCGACCGTCTCACAACAAAAAGAAACGAGAGATATTGACGTTCTGTATTGTATTGTTTATGGAAGAAACCTTGCCTTATCATCTCCCTCTGGTAGAACGAAGCGACATTTTTGCCCCCTTACAAAAGAACATTGCCCTGATTTTCCGTGAACTCAAAAAGAATGAAGTTCATGTCCTTGTGTAAGTATTTTATATTTTTATACTCTATCATTATAATGCCCAAGGATGTTCTTCAAAGCATTTATTCGAATATGTATGGGGAAGGAAAGAATTTCCAGACGTCGAAACCTTCTATCACCATGACCCGTCTCATGGCCAAGAAAGGTAAGGAAATGGAAACCAATACAACTGTATCAGACGCACCGGTCTATGACATGGACATTAAGCCTCCCTCGTTTACCATGTGGGGTATTGTGGCGTTCAGTTTAATTCTGGCCATCCTGTCTATGGTCTATTATTTTAGAGATGTTCTCCTTTCGTATTATCATACCTTGGTGGATGGGGTAAAACAGGTAAATCCTATACAAACCCTAGAGAAGACCTTGTCTGAAGAAAAAGCGCCTGTGCCGGCACCCAATCCAAAGTTGACCGCTGCGACGATACAGAGTGAGGAAAAAGAGGCGGAAGAAAAGAAGAAGAAACAAGAGAATGGTGCGATTGGACAGTTGAAGAATAAAATAGATACTTCTCTCTATCGGAAAGAGCAACTGGTCAAAAAGGATGGGTTTTGTTACATTGGTTTCGAAAAAGGACATCGGGTGTGTACCGATGTCTTTCAAGGAGATGTCTGTATGAGCGGGGAGATATTCCCTACCATGGATGTGTGTCTCGTTCCAAGCTTGCGACCTTAAAGCTTGCGACCCTAGGATAAGTATTTTAACCCGGTTAAATCGAAGGATAATAAGGGACATTTTTATTTAGATAATATCCACTAAAGTTCACGTCCGTGACTCCGCTGTTCGAAGGCGGATAGATAAGGGTCGGACAATTGTTGGTGGTGTCTACGTTTCTCATTCTCTTTCGAAACTGCATTTTACTAAAAAGAGTCTTTTGACTGTCGTTTGTATTGTTTCCGTTGTATTGAAGCACCTCTGCCTTTCGACGCATCGCGAGGTCTTCATAGGTTAACGAATTGACAAAGAGGTTGTTGTTGATTCTAATTCGTCCGCCGAGTTCTGTCGTGGGGATGTTTACGCCGTCTTTTCCTTGGCGCAGGTCGACAAGAGGTTGTAGATAGTCGGGAATCACGCCATCCACCACACAATCTCTTGTCACTACCGTGAGGTTTAACTGAGGAAGTGCCATTAGAATAGAATAATATTAATATTAATATTAAGCATCGGGATTGGGAATAATGCCCATGGTCTCGACACCAGGTTTCTTCTCGAGAAGAATGTCCTCCCCTTCAAAGAGCTCCTTCTGGATGTCCTCCAAGGTCGCGTTGACACCCAGGTTCTTCTCCTGGGTATTCATGTTTTGAATCGAGACCAGGTCGCCCTTCTCATTGATGGTCTGAGTAAGGCGGTTGTTGGTTTCCTTGGCTTTTTCAATGTTGGCCTGAATCGCGTTAATCTTAGACTGCTTGACGCGTTTGTCAAACTCGGACTTGGCCGTGTCCTCGTTCTTCTTCTTCTCGTGCATCAACTCATTCAATTCCTTCTCTAGGTATTGAACGTTACCCGTCTTGTAAGCGTCTGGATGGAACGGGATCCAAAGTCCGACTGGACCCACATAAACATCATGATGCGGGTCTGCCTCTCGAATCATTCGACATCTCAGCTCTGCCTCTTGCTGTGTAGGAAAAACACCGCGAATCTTGAGGCCTCGAACCGACGTCTGAAAGGAGTTCTCCTTGTGGTAGGCCTCTTCCAGCTCACGCTCATTCTTATCGACAAACCCCTTGTAGTCCGAGTTTAGGTCGACCGCAAGGGTATGCTTCTCGCTGTCCAAGAATGACGCAAACTCGGCCGTCAGTTCTTCGACATTCAGGTTGTATTTGTAAGAAATGAAATGAATAAACTGAGAGAACTTCTCCATGGACTTTAAAAAATCATAATGCTTGAGGTAATTCTCGAAAAAGAACAGCTCACGTTTTTTTATCTCATGCTCGGGTGAGATAAAGGACATACAGGCAAACTTCTGCTCTGCGATAGGCTTGTCCTCATCCAATAAATCGATCAACTGCTTTTTACTCATCTTATATCTTAAAGGACAAGTTATTTATATATTTTTTTCTGTTGATTATATTATAATGTATATAGATTTCCGTGAAGTCTTGAAAAAGGTCATTAAATACATCGTGGAAGGTTTGATGGTGGCGATTGCGTGCTTTGCTATCCCCAAAAAGTCGCTGGACATTGAAGAGATTGCGATTCTGGCCTTGGTCGCGGCCGCTACGTTTAGTATTCTAGATACCTACATTCCTACGATGGGAGAGAGTGCCCGAACCGGCGCAGGATTCGGTATCGGCGCCAATCTGGTCCATTTCCCGGGAGGCTTTTAACTTATAGCGTAGGAATAAACTCCCAATTTAAATCGTTGCATATCTGTTTCCAGATTTCGTCTTGCTCGAGTTTCTTTTGGTCCTTTAACATCGGATAAAACTCGAGGTATTGTGTCTCTCCCAACAATTCACACAGCTTGTAAAGTGTATAGTAATAATTGAGAAAGTTGACACGATAATTTGGACAGTGTTTCGAATACGGAACCTGTATATCCATAAAGAGATTACACAACGTGTCTTCTAGTTTCGGGCTCATGACGGGTGGCTTTATACCGAGTTTGTCCTTGATAAAAGGAATGTGTTCGTAGTATTTGTTGTAGCCCAACTTCTTGAGGATTTCTTTCATCTTTTTATTACTCAAATCATTACGAGTAAGACGTTCTTTCTTTACCTGTCGCTGTATGGTCTCGATGGTTTCATCGGGGATATCGGTAGACTCCTTTGCCTGAAATTGAGACAAAATTTCACGAAAATGATTAATACGCTTGTAGGCATAAAAGGATACTTCTTTAGGAGGTTCCTTGTAAGACGGTTTATCATTTTCGACCAAGAATTTTTGAGTAGAATAACACTTGTTACAAATCATAATCCCCTCTTGAGATACCTTGATGAGCTCTCCCTTGTTACAGGTTTCACAAATGGTTTTGTTGTAGAGATATTGAGTTAGGTCGCTTTCTGGAAAGTTATTTCTCTCTAGGTAGGCTTGAATGGATTGCACCACGTCGGCCTGCTTGATGGAGTGGTCCTCCTTTAGGTTAAAAAAATGGTTCATGTTTTTTTTTGGATTGATGTTTTTGTCAATCTCCTGCTTGGATTCAAAGTAGGTAAATAAATCTTTCGAGTTCTCTAAGAAATAATTGGTCTTCTGTTGTTTCATATGTTTGATTTGTCCTTTGATTTTTTCGGAGCTTTTTCTATTTTCCTCGGTCGACGTCTCTTCTAGCTCCTTCATCTTGGCGGTTAATTTAGGAATAACTTCGTTCTCCAGGGTTCCAAAATAGCGTATTTGTTTTAAATAGAGAGCATCTATTGTATCATCCTTTTTATGATTCATAATTAAATAGACTATACCGATAAATCTTTATATAAAAGATAATTTAGTAATTTTTTTTTCTTTTGCTAGTTTATAACATGGGTGGTGGATTAATGCAACTGGTAGCTTATGGCGCACAAGATGTTTACCTCACGGGTAATCCTCAGATTACTTACTGGAAGGTCACTTACAGACGCCACACCAACTTCGCGATGGAGTCGATTGAGCAGACCTTCAACGGTCAGAGCGATTTCGGCCGTCGTGTGACCTGCACCATTTCCCGTAACGGAGACCTTGCTTACCGCACGTATCTTCAGGTTACTCTCCCAGAGATTAACCAGGGGCACGCCAAGTATGCTCGGTGGCTGGATTTCCCTGGCCACCAGCTCATTGACGACGTGGAGGTCGAGATTGGCGGTCAGCGCATCGACAAGCAGTATGGTGACTGGATGCACATCTGGTCGCAGCTGACCATGGATGTGAACCAGGAGCGTGGCTACAACAAGATGGTGGGCAACACGACCCAGCTCACCTTCCTCACGGACCCTGCCTACGCCGCGGTAGATGGACCTTGTGCCTCGACTGCGCCTCGCCAGGTGTGCGCTCCTCGTAACGCGCTCCCTGAGACCACCCTCTACATTCCTCTCCAGTTCTGGTTCTGCAACAACCCCGGTCTTGCTCTCCCTCTCATTGCTCTCCAGTATCACGAGGTGAAGATTAACATCAACATCCGGTCGATTGATGAGTGCCTCTGGGCGGTGAAGGACCTCAACAGCACCTCGGCGGATGTGAAGTCTTCCGATGCTTACAACCAGTCCCTCGTGTCTGCTTCGCTCTACGTCGACTACATCTACCTCGACACGGACGAGCGCCGGCGCATGGCCCAGAACCCCCACGAGTACCTCATTGAGCAGCTCCAGTTCACGGGTTCCGAGTCGGTGGGTTCGTCCTCGAACAAGATTCGCCTCAGCTTCAACCACCCTTGCAAGGAGCTTGTTTGGGTGGTGCAGCCTGATGCCAACGTCGACTACTGCTCCTCGTTCAGCGGTGGCCACGTGCTCTACAACACCTTTGGTGCCCAGCCGTTCAACTACACCGACGCCATCGATGCCCTCCCCAACACCATCAAGGCGTTTGGCAGCGATGTGGGTGTCAGTGGCGGCGAGGCTTTCATCAACGCATCGGGTCTCTTCGAGAGTGCGGGTGCTCATGGTCTTACCTCGACCTCTGCTCTTCCTGGCGGAAACTTCGTGTGGGAGGGCAACACTACCGGTCTTCAGTCCGCCGTCTCGGATGCTGGCACCTTCGTGCTCGCGGAGACCTCCCTCGGCCTCCACTGCTGGGGCGAGAACCCAGTGGTCACTGCCAAGCTCCAGCTCAACGGCCAGGACCGCTTCTCGGAGCGTGAGGGAACCTACTTCGACCAGGTGCAGCCTTGGCAGCACCACACCCGTGCTCCTGACACGGGTATTAACGTCTATTCATTCGCGCTCCAGCCGGAGCAGCACCAGCCATCGGGCACCTGCAACTTCTCCCGCATTGATAACGCGACCCTCCAGCTCGTTCTCTCGAACGCGACGGTCGCAAGTGTCAACACGGCGAAGGTTCGGGTCTACGCTCGTAACTATAACGTGTTGCGCGTGATGAGTGGTATGGGTGGTTTGGCGTACAGCAATTAGTGTCAGGTATGGGTGGTTTTCATATGTAAATAGTAAAAACAAAAAGAATAATCTTATATAACCTATTTTCTTGTAAGAATAAAAAATAATTTATTCCTACATACTATTACGTTTCATCACAATCTAATTTTAATTATATTTTATATATTATTCACTCCCGTAACGGTCGCACATTTTTCAACATTTGCTTCCCTCCATGCTTGCTTGACTGCCTTTCGTTCAGGTTTCGCGCTGTTTTTACGAGCCAGCTCACGGATATAATCCATATCACGTTTGGCATCCGCTCGCTTATTGTCCTCACGACATGTGAAACACGTCTTCGTTTCACCCTTCTTACCTTTAAACTGGTCCAATGGACACACCTTCGAGCAGGTGGTACACTGTTTTGTTCCCTCTTCCGTTTCTTCTTTCGTCATACGACGTTCCTTCTCCCGGAAACGTTCCTTCTCAAGACAAGGTTCGCATCGGCTCTTGGTATACGTCAAGTCGTTTACCACGCGACAACCTCGAATCACATTGGCACAAACACGTTCGCCCCTTTTGACGCCTTCCTCTATAAGGAAAGCACCCTTGTGCTTCTTACAGTAAGCGTTTTCCGTTTTGGGTTCTTTGCATCCTTCTTTGATACAGCTCATTTTTCACCTAGAATGAACTATATCGATTCCTCTTCAATTTTTATTTTTCATCGTTAAAGAATAAGATAAGAGAGATTACTCTTTTTAAAATTGAATACTAGGATTTATTTTTACATACATTAAACATGCCAAAAAAATGCGTTGAACCTGAATGCGATAAGCGGTCTCAAGGTAAAACCGACAAGTGTATATCACATGGTGGTGGACCACGTTGTATCGAGAGTGGATGCATGAAAGGCGCTCGAAACAAAAGCGATAAATGCAAAGCACATGGTGGCGGGTCGCGATGTGTTGAGGATGGCTGTGCGAAGAGTGCTCGTTATAATAGCGATAAGTGTGCTGCACATGGAGGTGGAAGACGTTGTATTGTGGATGGTTGTCCGAAAGGTGCTATAGATAAGTATGATACATGTATAACACATGGAGGTGGAAAACGTTGTATTGTTTCTTCTTGCGAGAAGAGTGCTCGTGGTAAAACAGATAGATGTAAAGCACATGGAGGCGGACGACAATGCAATGAGCCTGGCTGTTCGAAAAGTGCTATAGATAAGTATGAGAAATGCATAACACATGGAGGCGGAACACGATGTATTGTAGAGGGTTGCACAAAGGGCGCTCAAGGTAAAACTGATAGATGTAAAGGACACGGAGGTGGTTCACGCTGTATTGAAGATGGCTGCGAGAAGAGTGCTAGAAAGAATAGAGATAGATGTGTAGCACATGGAGGCGGTCCACGATGTATTGAAGAGGGTTGCACGAAGGGTGCTAAAGGTAATACGGATAGATGTATAACACATGGAGGCGGAACACGATGTATTGTGGATGATTGTAAAAACAGTGCTCATATTACAAGTGAGAAATGTATAACACATGGAGGTGGTCCACGTTGTATTGTAGAGGGTTGTTCGAAAGGTGCTCAAGGTAGAACTGATAAGTGTGTAGCACATGGAGGTGGAAGACGTTGCGTTGTGAATGGATGCCAAAAGAGTTCACGAAACCGGACAGATAAATGTAAGGCACATGGAGGTGGTCCACGTTGTGTTGAGACTGGCTGCACTAACAGTGCTGTAGATAATTCATTTAAGTGTATAGCACATGGAGGTGGTCCACGGTGTGTTGCGTCTGGATGTGCCAAAAGTGCGATAGGTAAGACATATAAGTGTAAATCACATGGAGGTGGACATCGATGCCCTAATTGTATTACCTGGATAGATTCTAGGTCTGGTAAAAAACAGTATGATGGATATTGTGCCACATGTTTTAAACAACTCTTTCCTGATGACGAACGAAGTAAGGTTTTATATCTACATACGAAAGAAATCCGTGTTCGTAATGCCATCAATGAGAATTTTGAAGGATTCATACACGACAAGCCATTGTATACGGGTCACTGTGATTGCACGATGAGGCGACGCATCGACCATCGAAAACTGATTGATGCTACCTTACTCTGTATCGAGACAGATGAGTTTGCCCACAAAGGTTACGACCCAAAAGATGAAGAACTCCGTTATGATGATTTGTTTATGGTTCATAGTGGAAAATGGATATTTATCCGTTTCAACCCTGATGGAAAAGGAGATATGGCGGACAAGTTGAACCGTTTAATAGAAGAAATTCATTTTCAAATCATGCGGATTAAACATTCAGAGAACACTGAATTACTTGAAGTGATAAAGCTATTCTATTAATCTATGATTTCAGCAAAGGATTGGGGTAGGTCAGTTCTCCCTTGTTATACAACATCAGCTTAATGTCTTCCTTGATACGGTTCAAGCACTCATCATCGTCTTTGTTGTTCAGATACTTGATGAATTTTTCTTTAAGGATAGGGTCCGGGTTACTGTCCAGCCACTCCTCCAGCATCATTTCCTTTTCTTCATACAAACGGTCCAACTCATCCTTCTTGTTGGCCAGGTTCCAATTGTTTCCATCATAAATCATAATATACTTGTCTTTCATGTTGGAGATATATATGTTTCTGTTCTCGGGCTTTAAAGGATTAAAGTGAACCTTCTCAATCATATTCTTCACGCAATGGTTTACTTTCTTGATACAGAAACGATAATCGTCATCCGTTAGGTGAGACAAGTCCGTCTCTCGATATGCAAGGAGGGTGAAATTGTTTTGGATATTGGTAGTGTTAAAGGAACTATTGATTTCTAGTTTCCCCATGAGTTTCTCTATTTTCTTATTCTGTGTCTCGATTTGTTTATCCTGAGTCTCGATGCGCTGGTTCAGTAGTCGCACCAGCTCCTTCAGGTCCTCATCTGTATTCTTGTTGCAACTGTATTTGATATGATTCGACAAAGAAGACTTATGTTTGTATTCCTTTTCACAATATTTACACACATGAGCCTTTGTCCTAACTTTTACTAACTCAAGACTAACTTTCACTAACTTTTGACTAACTTGTATGTGTTTTTTCGACATGAGATGCTTCTTAAAATTCGCTGTGAGGTTGGTCTTATACTCGCAACATTCACAGTAGTTTTCCATGGTATAGTATATAAATAAAATATTTTTATATTACAAAAGTAATACGTTCTAATATTCAAACGTCGTATGGTCTAAAATAATTATTACTTTTGTAATATCACCACAGCATTATTACTTTTGTAATGACTAACAAAAAAAGTAATGCGGGAGAGAGAAGGGGGTCCCGCCGAAAAAAAAATCTGAAGGAGGGAAAAATGGAAATCGGGATTTCTCCGAGAAAACTCCGCCGTCGCCGCCGGCTTACTTGCAATACCTAAACGAATCAATCTATAGGATTCTCTTATTTGATTACATGTCATTTAATATTCATAATAATATTAAAATAATACATTCATTTTTACATTTAATAATATTAATCATATATATGTATTTTGATATTGGGTCAAATATTGGCAAATGGTCATTATCAAATATTGAAGGATGTAACAAAATTATTTCAATAGAAGCATCGCCGATTACATTTAAAAAATTAGTAGACCAATGTAAACATGATAGAATAATTTTACTTAATTATGCGGTTTGTAATAATAATGGTAATGATATAACTTTTTATCAAGCAGAATGTGATGTTTTATCAACTATAAATAAGGAATGGCTAACAAGTGATAGTTCACGGTTTAATAATTATAAATATACCGAAATAACTTGTAAAACAATAACAATCGACGATTTAATAAAAAATTTTGGATTACCAGATTTGATTAAAATAGATGTTGAAGGTGGGGAATATGAATGTATTTGTTCATTGACTCAAAAAGTTAAGTTACTTTGTTTTGAATGGGCAAGTGAAACGAATACGATTACATACAAATGCATAGATTATTTACACAATTTAGGTTATACACAATACTATATTCAAAATGAAGACAACTATTCATTTAGACCACATGATAATGATTTTTATGATATTAATACGATAAAATCACGATTGTCAATGACTGTTCCAAAACATGATTGGGGGATGATATGGTGTAAATAAGTATTTTAATAATTGTAAGAATACAAGTATTAAAAAAATTGGAAATGGTTTGTAATGTCATTGATAAAAGGAATTAGGTCGTAATATACTATATACCTTATGAAGTTCATCACGTTGATGCTACAAAAGTTAAAGCCCACCATACCCTCTCCGCTAGGTCGTTGGAGAACAGAAACATGCACAACCCAAATGAATCATAAAATCGATTTATCCAACGAAGACCACTGTGGCCCTTGTGGACATTACGCCTTAGAAAAAGTAAAAATGAATACAGATAAAAGGTAAAAGGTAATTACAAGAGTTTATACTGTTCCTCTATGAAGAGATAGGTATCCGGTTGGGTATAGACAAACTTCAGAGGCTTTTTTGTATTGTAGAATTGTTTGACAATGGTAAACAACATGTCCAGAATCGAATTTTTATGACTAAAGACAGAAGAACCAATAAGGAGGTCTACAAACATGTCTCCGTAACTCTCCATCAAATGAACAAACTCTTTGGTGTGTTTGAGAGAAAGCATACCCAGCTGTCGGACATCCATGATAAAAGCAAACCGTTTTCCTTTGACTTTGCATCTCTCCAGTCCTTCCTTCACCTCTTCCATGGTAAAGACCCACTGTAAGGGAGTAGGGAGGGGGTGGTTCACGACAATGTAAAAGATATCATAATGGGGTCTCTCTTCTAGAGTAACCGTAATAAACGGTTCTACGCTCATAAAAAATAAAGATAAATATGTTTAAATCAGTTTAATCAAAGGAATAACTCATTCAGTTTGTTTTTCTCCATGGGGTTTCCATTCGAGTAGAGAACCGGGATAAGAGAATTGTCCTGGAAGCGAAAGGTGAATCGTTTGTTCTTTTCCTTTCGACCCACGCGCCCGATCGCTTGGATAATCTTCTCCTGAGTCATGTTTTTCAAATCATTCGCAATATAGGCATGACAGAATTGGTAATTGGTTCCATAAATATAGTCACTGTTTGCCAGAATGACACCCAAACGTTTCTGTTCAGACAGTTCCGTAATCAGCTCATTGTATTCGTTGGAGACAGGATTGAAGATACCAATTCCGAGTAACAGAAGTATCTTGTATTGAAGGTCCACCTCCATTTTCATGACGCGCTGAATCACGAGGTCATCAATGTCGCTGACGAATACACACGACGTGTCGTAGTCTAAGCCGTTGGTCCATTTGGCAAAGTGCTCGCGTGTATTTGGAATGTAAACGGGGTCCAGACGAATGGGTTTCATGCGGCGTTCCAGAACCTCATACTCTTTGATCAAGGTCTTGGTCTGAACGTCAAACCTCTGTTCTTTCACTTTGTTCTCGTTGTCTTCGTCCTTGGAGGTCTGGTCCTCAATCTGCTTTTGTATCTTGATCATCTTCTCCGAGAGGTCCTGATTGAATTCCATCTTTTTCTCAATGTCTTGCATCGTGCTCGCATGGATGCCGCTGAACTCCACAAAGTAATTCATCCAGTCTACAGGTCGTTCACAGAGGAAGATGGTCGGACCGTAGGTCAGTGTATGACTTGTCTCGGTGACAATCTTGTCGCTGATGACGAACAGGCTCTTTCGTTCATACGCGGCCATTTCCTCAGGCCAGTTCTTGATTTGTTGAATCAAGCTACAATAGAACATGCGTATCGAATAGCTCGTCATGTCAGACAAGCGTGTAAACAAAACACGGAAGAGAAGACCATACTCTTTATCTTTTTCCATAAAGGTTCGAATCAAGTCCGCACACGATTGGACACTCAGAAACTTCAGATGACTTTTCTTGTGTAGCGCCATAAAGGAAATGAGTTCCTCTTGTGAATGCGCAAACACCGTGTGCGGCATAATCGTGCATCCTTCCTTGTCTAGCAGGTTGATTTGCGTGGTTTCATCGACACTTTCAATGTAATGAACTTTTCCTTCATACCGTTTCAAATACTTATCGCTAAGCACCACCAGGTCTTGTTCGTTGGGCAAGGTCGCAGACGAGAGGACAATGTTGGGCACCTGGTTCACCTTCCATACCTCTTTGATGAGCTCATGGAGCGGATGAGTTTCATAGTCCATGGTAATGGTGGGCTCGTCCCAAAACAAGACCATCTTCTCTTTCTCAAACAGGCTCAGCATAAACAACATGGTGACCTCGTAGGATTGAATATCACAGAAAATCATGTCAATGTTTCGCCCATCCGAGTGGACGGGTCGTTTACGTCCATTCTTCTCCGTAAAGGTTCGCACCGCCGAGTAGTGTAGACGGATGTCGTCGGCGGTTTTGCATCCAAAGGCAAAGGCCACCTTGACGCCCGTGTTCACCGAACTCTTGGCCAGATTGAGTCCAATGTGTCTCGATGCACACAGGAAGATAACCTTATACTCTTGGGTAATACCGATGGGGGTCAAGGTCTTACCTGAACTCGTCGGTGCACGATAGTAAATCAGTTTAGCCCCCGGCTCTTTCATGACCTGATAGATTTGTTTCTGGTGTGCGTGAAGGGTAATCGGGCGATAAGTGAGGACTTCGTTGTTCTCTAGCAAGAGCGATGCGTTCTCTAGCCCTTTCAACAGGTCCATCTCCGGCTCGTATCGTGCGACGAATTGAACCACCATGAGTTTCACATAGGCGTTCAAGTCGTAGCTTTTGGAAAGGTATTCAATGTTGTAGAAATAGAGTTCACGAGATTTCTTTGATTTCGAAAATCGAGACAAATAATGTAGAATCATAAACTCGACCGTATCCGAAAACTGGGATTTCTGAGACTGAAGACGAATCTTGTCTGCGGTCTTCAAGGGCTTCTTGGGCGCCTTGGAGGCAATCGGTTTCAATTCAAGTGACTTACAAAGGGTCGCGAGAGGCTCTTTGAAGAAGTGGTCGTAGATGAAGTAGTCCTTGTCTTCGTGTTCCATCTTCATCACATCGCGCGTCGTGAATTTGGTAGAAGCAAAGCATTCCGTATCGTGGTAACCATTCCGAATCATCTTTAAAATCGTCAACTCGGCCGGTTCAAGCTTCTTCTCCATCGTCTCCCATTCGTAGCGAGTAAGTTTGGTCTGATTGAAATCCATTTTGTTATCTTATCTATATGCGATTTTTTCAAATCAATTTTTCTTGTTAAGATAAAAAACATCGAGGGGGTCTTTCACGGTTCCATGGGTCTTGAAGAGGGTCGGACCATAAATATCTTGTAACAAGGCCCATTCGAATAGTCCTCCAAAATAGATACGTATACGGCTGAATCCAAGTTGTTTTAACTGATTGTATTTTTCAATCATGGACCGGTCTAAATGGTCTTTTCCATAGAGGATAATCTCAATCGAGCGATTGTTTTTCAGATAGAAATTCATTTGGTCTGTTTCTTTACTTGCACAGAGTGTCCCATAAATGAGATACGATTGGTGTTCATGAGACAAGGTATTCAATAAAAGAATATCCGTCTCAATCAAGGACTGTAATTCTTTGAATTGTATGGTCTCAAAGGAAGAAAATACATTCCCCATAAGTATAGACGTTGACAATATTTATATTCATAAATTATAGCGTAACAATAGTTTCTATCTGAAAAAGGAACCTGTTTATGAAAAATGAATGACAACCTCCATGCTTTCTTTTTTGAGACATTTGGCGGCAGAGATGGAGAGTTCTTCGCGACGTTTACGGTTGATTTTCAGGTTCTCCAAGGACTCGTTGTGTTTCTTAATCTTGGAGATGCTATTGTTTTTGTTCATGTCTTCTTCAATCAGTTCGGTATTTGTCTCGATATAATGAATGACCTTGTTTTCAATCGCCCACTTGAAAAAATTCAACTGACCAATGGTCGTTTCAATGCTGAAGCTCTCATCCCCGAAAGGCATCTTGATGCGGTCCCATCGGCAAAAGGGGTCGAACCTGCGTTTTGAATAGGCTTTGAGGTGTAGTTTGTAGTCATTGTAGACTCGGAAGTAATCACAACGGTCCGTCTTGTAAAAGGTAAAGTTCTTTTTGGAGTAGTTGGTCGAGAACCAATCCACGATACGAAGTGAAATCCGAGACTCGCCGTTGATGATGGTGAGCATTTTCTTGAGATTGTCTTCGTTTTTGTAAAATTCTTTCAATTTCATTAAGAGTAATTCATTCTGCGAATTCATTGTTAACCATTAGTATATGCCTTTTAAGTAATTTTATTTTATGTTTTGGTCTATTCGGTTTTAATCACCTGTAGTTGTTTCCCGAGTTTAAAATAATCATGACTGTCTGTGCGGCGTGTCAGATTACACTTGAGACAAGAGACACAAGTGTTTTCATTGTAGTGCCCGAGGTTGTTGTTGATACGTTCGAGGGTCCATTGCTGTTGTTCGCGTTTCTTGTTATACAAAAGCATCATGGGTTTTGTGCAATAATAACATTGAAGATGACTGTCTTTGAGCTTCTGAACCAACTGTTCAAAGGTAATGTGTTGGTCTGTATCGAATTTGTGTTTTTGCTTGTCTTGGGATTTATAAGACGAATACTTCTTTCGTAATTCTCGCAAGACATTGGCAGAGCCCGGGTCTTCTAAATGACAGAGGGCTTCATAGGGGTCTATCAAGACATCGTATTGGGTCTTTCGAAGAGCCATATTGGTATAGTTAATATGTTTCATATAAAACGTATAGACATATTTTTATATCTAATGTATATGGAAAAAGAGTGTAAAGAATACAACAGTTTAAAGTATCGAACGTTGATAAGCACCGGAAATCCATTGGACAGCACGGTCAAAATATCCTCTGATGAACAACTGGAAATGTTCTTGTCCAAGGATATCGAAGACAACCGCAAAGAGGTTTGGAGCAAATTATCCAAAACCGAGAAACATAAACGGTTGAAACAATATATCGATACTCATCTTTCTTCTCAATATGAATTGACCGATATCGAGAAGCTTGCAGTCTTTCGCTATTTCACGGGACTCATTGATAATAAAAAGTTAAACAAGACGAGCGATATTTCTTACAATCGAGACGAGAGAACCATTGACGCCATTACCGGACTGATTTTTAATCCCATCACTCGACGATTTATCATTCATCTGGAGAAACAAAACAAGACCATGAAGAAGTCACACGGTCTTGGCCGTGTGAGCCGCCTGGGCTCCGCCCCAGAAACATCTGAGATAATCAAAGATAAGCCAGAAAAAGCCTAGATAATCAAACCTAACCATAATAACTATAATAACTAATATTCCCCCTTAACCAAGGCCGGAGGCCAAGCGGCTCACACGGCCGCAACCGTGTGGCGGTCCAGACGGACAAGACCGTCTAAAATTGAATTAAACAAATGAATACGTTATAGGTTAGATGATCAATGACCTCTTGGTCTACCTGGACAACAATCCAAGCCTGTATATCGAACCTACCTTTATGAAAAAGGTCATGGAATGGGCGACCAAGGAAGGGTTTCCTACATCTACCGAACAAATAGAAACAGAATTACTGGCCTATCAGGCACAACGTAGTGAGCCGACGTATCGCACGCAAGCCTTGGAACCTGTCTCGAAAATAGAAGCTCTCTTGTCCATTCCTCAGCCTGTCCAACGAACCCCAGAATGGTATCAGTTTAGGAATGAACACCTTACCGCAAGCAATGCGTGGAAAGTATTTGGGACGAATGCTACACGCAATCAACTCATCTTTGAAAAGTGTAGTCCAGTCGTGGAGAGAAGGAATGGACTACAAGAAACCCCCATGAGCTGGGGGCAAAAGTATGAACCGATTACGATAGAACTCTACCAGGATTACAACCAAACCATTGTCTCGGAATTTGGATGTATCCCGCATCCAACGTATTCCTTTTTGGCAGCTTCCCCCGACGGGATTGTCACCGGGCCTAATAATTATGGACGAATGATAGAGGTCAAGAACGTGGTCTCGCGCGAGATTACGGGGACGCCTAAAAAAGATTACTATATTCAGATGCAGCTACAGATGGAAGTCTGCGACTTGGCCGAGTGCGATTTTGTCGAGACAAAGTTTGTAGAATACGATACAGAACATGAATATTTTGCGGATGAAACCAGCGAGAAGGGGATTCTGTTGGTCTTTGTCGAAAACGAAGGGTTTGTCTACGATTACATGCCACTTCGAACACCCAAGCACGAAATTGAACCCTGGCTCACCCAACACATGGAAGGCACACCTGAACGGGTATGGTTTAAAAATGTCTATTGGAAACTACACACTTACTCTTGCGTTCTCGTCCGCCGCCGCCCGAAATGGTTTCAATCCGTGGTCCAAGACATGGAAAAGCTTTGGCAGACCATCCTTGAGGAACGTGTCAGTGGTCAATACGTCTTACGTGCAGCCAAGAAACGCGAGGTCAAAGAGATAGAGAAGAAGATGGATGTACAGATATTCTAAAACCAATTAAACAGAACCCGTAAACTAAGATAGAATGTGTGAGCCCATGTTTGTTATCAAACGCGACGGGTCCTCTGAAGAAATGTCTTACGACAAGATTGTTCAGAGGCTCAAGCAGGTAGGACATGGACTAAACATTCAATACAGTCAGTTGGTCCTGAAAATCATGGACCAGCTTCATACGAATATTCAAACCCATAAAATCGATGAAATGATTTCCGAACAATGTGCCATGATGGGGATTGTTCATTTTGATTATTCCATCCTCGCCGGTCGTCTAGTTCTCTCCAATCATCAAAAGGAAGTGCCCGCTTCCTTTGAAATGTATCTCGAAACCATTCGACAAAACGAAGGATACATATCTGATACTTTTTACGCCACCGCAAAAAAACACTCGGCTTATTTTGAAAGCATCTTGAATCATCAGCGAGATTTTTTGATTGACTTTTTCGGATTTAAAACAATGGAACGAGCCTATCTGATTCGTGTAAAAAATCGCATCGTCGAGCGTGTTCAACATTTGTGGCTGCGCGTAGCCATTCAAATCCACGGCGAAGACCTGGAAGAAGTCAAGAACACCTACGACAGCCTAAGTCTCAAGCACTATATTCACGCAACGCCAACCTTGTTCAATTCGGGCATCGCGCGTCCTCAGTTGAGTTCTTGTTTTCTGATGGCCATGGAGGACGACAGTATCGACGGTATCTTTAATACACTCAAGGAGTGTGCGACGATTTCCAAGTGGGCCGGCGGGATTGGACTTCATATCCATAACGTGCGTGCGGAAGGAAGTCACATCGCAGGCACCAATGGTAAATCAAACGGGATTGTTCCGATGTTACGTGTATTCAACAATACGGCTCGTTACGTAGACCAGGGCGGAGGCAAGAGAAACGGAAGCATCGCCGTTTACCTGGAACCATGGCACGCAGACATTGAACCCTTTCTCGACATGAAGAAAAACCAAGGAGACGAAGAGTTGCGTGCTCGAGACCTATTTTATGCTCTGTGGATACCTGACCTCTTTATGCAAAAGGTGGAGAAAGACGAAGATTGGTATTTGATGTGTCCGCACACGTCTACAGGTCTTGCGGATGTCTATGGGGAAGAGTTTACCGCTCTATATGAGAGTTATGTGGAAAAAGGATGTTACCTCAAAAAGATGCGTGCTCGCGACCTATGGTTTCGTATCCTAGACAGTCAAATGGAGACGGGCACTCCCTACATGCTGTATAAAGACGCTTGTAATCAAAAGTCAAATCAAAAAAACCTTGGCACCATCAAGTCCTCTAACTTGTGCTGTGAAATTGTAGAGTATAGTGACCCAGGCGAGACAGCGGTCTGTAATTTGGCAAGTGTGTCTCTGCCGGCCATGATAGAGGACGATGTCTTTCAGCACGATAAATTACACCTGGCTGTCAAACAGCTTACGCGTAATCTAAACCGTCTTATGGATGTTAACTTTTATCCAAATGAAAAGACTCGTCATAGCAACATGGCGCATCGACCCATCGGGATAGGAGTCCAAGGTCTGGCGGATGTATTTGCCCAACTCAAAATCGCGTTTCATTCTGACGAAGCCAAAGCGTTGAACATTGATATTTTTGAGACCATGTATCATGCCGCGATTGAACAAAGTATGGAACTTGCGAAAAAAGACGGTCCCTACAAAGGATTTAAAGGCTCGCCTTTGTCTCAAGGACAGTTTCAGTTTGATTTATGGAAAGTGACTCCTTCCTCGCGTTACGACTGGGGTCATCTACGCACACAGATTCATGAATATGGTGTAAGAAATTCACTGTGCTTGGCACCCATGCCTACTGCTTCCACTAGTCAAATTCTGGGAAACAATGAATGTTTTGAACCCTATACGAGCAATCTTTATACTCGCCGAACCTTGGCGGGTGAGTTTCTGGTGGTCAACAAGCACCTCATGAAGGAGCTGGTGGACCTGGGATTATGGAGCATCGCACTCAAAGACAAGATTGTGGAACACAAGGGGTCAGTGCAAGCTATCCCAGAGGTTCCAGAGGAGGTCAAGAAGCGTTATAAGATTGCGTGGGAAATCCCGATGAAACATGTGATTGAGATGGCCAAAGACCGAGGCGCGTTTATCTGTCAAAGTCAATCGATGAACCTGTGGATTGAAGACCCCAATTATAAAATTCTCACCTCGATGCATCTTTATTCGTGGAAATGTGGATTGAAAACCGGCATGTATTATTTAAGAAGAAAGGCAAAACATCAAGCACAACAGTTTACCATCGTGCCTGAACAAAAGGCAGATTGTCTCATGTGCTCGGGTTAAATTTTGGTAAGTCCATCATCGATGGGATTAATCTCGCCTTCGGTTTCTTCGGGTTCTTCCGAACCGAAAGGATTCTCTTTGACTTCTTCCTCGACGGGCTCCACCACGGGCTCCACGACGGGCTCTTCAATCGGTTCCTCGACCGGCGCGGGAGCAGTGTTCGTGTTAGAAAATTGAACCCGCTTCTTCGTGGCCGATTTTTCTTTCTTCGAACGAACACCCTTTTTCCGGGTAGAAGGGATACATTTATTTTTTCGGGTCATGGTGGCATATTCATGAGCAATCTCTTTTAGTAATTTCATGGCAGCCTTTATTTTTTGACTTATTCTCATTATAGTATAGCACTATATTTTTTTATAGTTCTATATAAAATGAAACTCATGGTAAAATTGACACCTATATTTGTGCTCGTCGTGTTGGTGTTTGTGTTTTATACCTTGTTTTTATTCATGAACCGTTCTTACGAACCGATGGACAATCCACCCTCTTGTCTAGACCCAGTAAAAGAGGAAGATGCTCCTTCGTGTGATGGAGAGGGTGGTTCCAACTCAAACGTACCGGGTTGCTACAACACGGTAAGAGACCATTACAACGGATTCATCTCCGATTTTATGACCAGTGATTACATTTTAAAAACGCAAATGGTCACACCCGTGTGTCCAAATAATCCAGTAGGCGAGGTTGGTTCAGAATATGGAAAAGACGAGCGTATTGTCACACCCGAAGATGACAAGAACCCAATCAAGTCATACACCGCAGCAAAGACAGACTATGACCCAAAGCTAGTGAAACCAGATGAGACAAAGAAATCAACCCCCTTTTTAGACATGAGTATGTTTGCATCCTCTGGAACGGCACCTGTGTCACAAGAGGAATCGAAACCAAAAACAGACCCTTCAAATACTTATTTGCTGAACGCATCCGCACCCAAGGCACCTGAACCACCTGACGCTTCGCGCGGGTCATGTCCTCCCTGCCCTTCTTGCCAACGTTGTCCAGAACCCGTCGTGGAATGTAAGCGGGTGGTCAATTACAACGCAGCAGGTGTTTCGAATTTACCCGTTCCCATGATTGCGGACTTTAGCAAATTCTAATGATGTATTCGGATACGTTTTTTTTTGCAGCTACGGTTCATCTGAAACGTTTTACATTTTGTTTCTTGAGGGACAATCTTCAGCACGCATTTGGATTTCTTTCCATACAAGGACTCGGTGCACCCTTTTTCGGCAGTAGTGACCACGGCGCTACAACGCGCCCTAAAATGCTCGTATCGTTCTCTGACGTCTTCATAGGATAATCCAGAAGTTTTGTTTAACATATGGTTAATGTGTTCGTGAAGTCGATAGATGTAATGCGAAAAAGAATAACGGTCTTTCATGTCACTCCAACGAAGAGGAACCACCTTGAAATTTTTCGCAAGGTTGATGCGGCAATATTTACAGGGTAGAACATGCTCCAGAGACAAGACATAATCACGATAGTGTTTCTTTTGTTCCTGTGAAGGTTCATTGGGGTAATTAAAACTCATGGTGTGTAAAAAGTGCCAAAGACCGGGTCCCCATACCGTGGTCAACATACCATCGCCCGACTTGTAATCTTCCTCGGTATAGACCTTGTCCAACTTTAACCGTAGCTTTCTCGTTCTTGTCCCTGACCTCATCTATAAAATAAACGAATACTATAATTATACCATGGACCTGCTCTTGAACAATACGCTCTATCTTCTTTATTTAACCATGCTATTGATTCTCACCGTCTATCCCTACGCGTGGGTAAAAGTATTGGTAACGATTCTATCGACCCTTTATGGATGGTTTCTATGGTTCACGGGTCAATATCTATTCCTCGTGAGTCTATTTTTCATAGAGACGTTTCTCCTGTACAGCTTGGCGAAGACGGTCTTTCACCTCCTCTAAGGTATTCGGACAGGGAAGAATGTAATTGTATTTAATCCGCATCCATTCCTCATAAAAATGCTTATGCGAAACAAACGCAGCCCGGTCCAATTGTATGTATTTACCAGTATGATAGTCTTTCACCCACATTTATAAAGAAAAAGGTTCTGTTTATTATATTTTATTAATACTATAATGAACGTATGGATTGTAGTGGGCATTGCCATTGCACTCGTGGTGTTTTATTACGTATATCTTTTTTTCTACCCTCCAAAGCCCGAGTTTATACCGAATAGCGAATTTGTCGAGGACAATGAGAAGAAGGGCGAGGCCATATTGTTTTATACAGAATGGTGTCCTCATTGCAAAACGACCTTGCCGAAGTGGCTCGAATATAAAAAGGCCTACAATCAAAAGAAACAAGCCATCAGTTTTCGCGAGGTGGATTGTGACGAGAATGTAACCGAGGCCGAGCGCTACGGCATTGACTCTTACCCTACCATTGTTCTTATAGTCAATGAAAAACGTTACATTTATGACTCGGAGTTCTCACCGGAGACCATGGATAAATTTATCAATACAATCTTTCAGTTGTAACATTTTCTTAACTATTGTTAATGGAAGAACCCAGATTGAACATTGAAGAATTATACGAGTCCAAGAAGAAGAGCGACTTGTCTCGATTGTCCATCTATAGTAAATTGTTAGAACGGGTTCACCAGACCATACGCATCGCCTCTCGACAGAGAAACAGTCTACAGTTCTGTTCTTTTGTCATGCCTGAGGTATTGCTCGGACAACCGAATTATGATTTTTCAGAATGTCTCTCTTTTGTATTAGACCGCCTCACGGTAGATGGATTCAATACACGTTATATTCATCCCAATCTTATCTTTATCTCCTGGGGACATTGGGTGCCGGATTACGTGCGAGAAGAGCTGAAAGAAAAGAAGAATATTGAGGTAGACCATTTTGGTCAAGTGGAGACACCTGAGCCGACGCGAGTCGAGTTCAGGACCGAGGCAAAACCGAAAACAAAAATGCAAAGTTATAAGCCCACGGGTAGATTTGTCAAGAGCTAGCCTAAACCTTTTGTAAAAGAAAGAATAAATGATTATCGTAATGAGTATGTTTCAATACGTATCGGATGAAGAAGGGGTTATTCCTATCCTAAAAAGGGTATTGGCGCGGTGGGATGAAGTCGTTCGTCCATGTAAAAGATGTAAAGCTTATCAAATTGCTTTACATGTTTCTACCCAACCGCTTGAAAAAAATGTATTGGCTTCTACCCTCGTCACAAAGTTCTTATACTTGGGTGAGCATACGTTTGGAAACACCTTTCCAATGGTAGGGGCGATTGTCCTCAACGCAACCTATCTTTATGGTTCCCTGAAAGAAGAACAGTTGTATGCGGTCTTGTTACATGAGGTGGGGCATGTATTGGGAATAGGGACCCTATGGTATTTACCCAATGCTCCCTTGACCCCTTACCAAGAGGATAACAAGGAAAAATATTATTATACAGGAGCCGCTGCTTTGCGTGAATACAAAACCTATTATCCAACAAGCGAACTGGTCGGCATTCCACTCGAGGACGATGGAGGGGAAGGCACACAGGATGCTCATCCAGAAAAAGACATGAATCGATTGATTGACGGAAAAGCACACCCGGGGTTACAGGATGAACTCATGACGGGCTGGATTAGTTCATTGACCTCTTTAAGTCGCATCACGTTGGGGTTTTTAGAAGACATGGGTTATGTGGTAGATTACACGAAGGCAGACCCCTATTTAACTTAAATCAGGCTCCCCAAACATGTTACGAGCTACATTTCGGCGATTCTCTTCTTTCTTTTCGGGCTTCTTCTCATTCCTTGCGTCGGTATTCCTTGTGTCGGGATTCCTTGTCTCGGTATTCCTTGTCTCGGGATACCTTGCACCTAGTTGGTTAGGAGCCTGATTGGTGAGGGGTTTGTTCTGATTCGTATTTTTCTTTAACGAGTTGTCTACAGGCAAAGGGACGGGCTGAGGAACGGCCAGAGGAACGGCCAGAGGAACGGGCAAAGGAACGGGTCGAGGAACCGGTAAAGGCTCCCGACGATTCATGTTCTGACTGTTATAGGGTAGGGATGGATTTTCCACACGTGGAAGATTGAGTGGTTTTAACACAATATTTGTGTTTGTATTTGTATTTTTGTTTTTGTTTGTATTGACGACAGGTTCTACGGGCTCTACCTTTTTGGGAAACCCAAACATGTCCTTTTCCACAGGTTCTACGGGCTCTACTGTTTTGGCAAATCCAAACATATCTTTTTCCACAGGAACTGCTGGTTCTACAGGTGCTACCGTTTTGGCAAACCCGAACATGTCCTTTTCCACAGGAACAGGTTTTGTAATACCGAACGTGTCCTTTTCCGTCTCTACAGGTTGTGTTTTTCCGAAATCCGTCTCTAACCCAAACGTATCTTTTTGTGGAACAGGCTTATCCTCTTTCGCCATGAAAGAGGGAGCACTAAATCCACGAAAGGTATCCGTAATACCTGAAATCCATGACTTATCTTTCTCTTCCGGTTTTACGGTGTTCAAGGGTTTATCCAGACCGGTATCCAAGAGGTTGTCTTTCTCTTCCTCTAGTGTCCGATTCTCTTGTGCCCGATTCTCTTGTGCCCGATTCTCTTGTGACCGATTCTCTTGTCCATAGATGGTATCATAGGGTTCGACTTCTTTCTCTTCTGTCATTTCGGGTTCTTTGTAATTCTCGGGCAAAGGAAGAGGTTTGTTGACATAAAGGGCGCTATTATACAGAGGTTCCTCTTCTAACTCTACCTCATCTTCAAGTGCAATCTGGTTCCTAGGCGCATTAATCACATTCTCTTTTTGAAGCTGGGTATATTGCTGCTGGTTGAGGTCTTTGGTCTGTTCGTCGTATATTTTCTCAAACAAGATGAGCGCATTCACGAACCGTCTTTCACAATCGGTATACAAAGCACTGATGAGTTCTCGCGTCTTTTCCTCGGTTTCGAGAATGGTTTTCATGGTCAGCATCGGGTTGATGCTATAAGTTTCCTCGTTCTTTGTATTCATCTGAAACAATACGTTCAATTGTTCATTCAGCGACTCTCTGTATATTTTTGTCTCCTCTTCGATAAGCTTAATCTCTTCGACGTAGCGCTTGATATAAGGATTGCTCTTGGACACGGTAAACTCTTGGGTAAACAAAGGGTCTGTGCAGTAAGATAGGGAACGAAAATCAAGTAATTCAATATCTTTAAAACTTTTCACGCGACTGGGTCGAACTTGCTCACCTGTAAAGGTCTGGTAAAAAAGGGTCAAGTCGTTATTGTATTTGAGGTCCATTTCAGGGCTTCGGGTTTTCCATGATTTTTGACTATAGTCAAAGACGTCATAATAGAGGAGGTCTAACTCCTTGATACCGACCTCGTCGTTCAACGTTCTCGTCCCTTGACTCGCGCAAACCTTTTCACCTGGATTAAGAATATAAAAATCATCTTCCGTGTCATCCAGTTTATTTTTCAGGATATTCACGCGTCGTTTGCATAGGTTCATGGGATTGGTCAGTTGTTGCAAGACGGGGCTCACGCCCTTGGGTATCTTTTTGAGCTGTTGAAAATCTTTCAGGTAGAATACCTGTTTCTCACCGTTTTCGTCTTCATACATGTACTGTGGGTCCAAGGTCGAGACAATGGCACTGTATATCATCATAATTTTGATGTAATACTTTGCGATATTCATGAGCATCTTTTTTTTGGCAGTTTCATTCGAGGGAATGAGGTCCAAAATAGCCTCTTGTATGGTCTCCGACTCAATGTGGCTGTTCAATAACCCAATCTCTTCGTGGGTTAGATTTTTTTCAAACACACTCGATACCAATACAATTAGATTGTCCGAATATTCCTTGTCGGTTAATCGTAAGAGGTCAATCACATTTTGTTTTAGAATGTAATGTATCGCAATATCATTCACACGACTTGAAAAGGATTGGTCCAGTGCGACAGGTTCTTCCGTTTCGGCTGTCTTTGAATATAGATTAAAATTACCCATTTATTATAACGAAACAAAATAAAAATTGAATGTTACGCTTAGATTAGTTGAGTATAACGATGAAGACCATGAAAAATCACAAGACCATTCGAGACGATATGTGGAAAATGTTCGAGCATGTTCCAGAGAAGGAGGAATTAGACTGCATTTATACGGCCGAGGACATCTGCGAAAGATGTAGTCAAGTATTGTTTATTTCAGACGAAGGGTTTAAATGCTGTTCAAACAAGGTCTGTGGAAAAATATACAAGGACATTGTGGATTTTGGGGCAGAATGGAGATTTTACGGGGCGGACGATATCAATACGACGGACCCGACCCGTTGTGGGATGCCGGTCAACCCGTTGTTGGTCGAGTCTTCGTTCGGTTGTAAGATTATTTGTAGACAAGGGTCTAGTTACGAAATGAGAAAAGTGAGACGTTATACGGAATGGCAGTCGATGCCGTATAAAGAAAAATCCAAATACGATGATTTCCAAACCATCAATGTGCTCGCGACCAACGCAGGCATGCCCAAAATCATCATTGATGATGCGATACGCTATTACAATAAGATATCCCAAGTCAAGACCTACCGAGGTGTCAACCGCGACGGGATTTTAGCTTCTTCCATATACATTTCATGTAGTATAAATGAACACCCGCGCACCTCGAAAGAGATTGCCGAAATCTTCAAGCTGGACAACACCAGTGCGACACGCGGGTGTAAGAACGCGTTAAGTATTTTAAACGACATCGAGCGAGACGAGGAAATTAAAACCGTGTTACACAATACGACACCCACGTCGTTCATCAACCGGTTCTGCAGCAAATTATCCATCAATCAAGAACTGACGACACTTTGTCTCTTCATCGCAAACATTGTCGAAAAGACCAAGCTTATACCGGAAAATACCCCCCATTCCATCTCTGCCGGGATTGTGTATTTCGTGTGTCAAAAGTGTAATCTGAGTATTACCAAGAAGATGATTACGACCATTAGTAAAATCAGCGAAGTGACCATCAACAAATGCTTTAAAAAATTGGAACTTCAAGAAGCGAAATTAATACCTCCTCATTTACTTAAAAAATATATATCGTCTTTATAATGTTACAATACCTATTTGTGATACCGTATCGTGATAGAGAACATCATAAGTTTTTTTTTGAGAATTATATGAAATATCTGTTAGAAGATTATGACCCTTCTACGTATGAAGTGGTGTTCTGTTTACAAAAGAATGACCTGCCGTTTAATCGAGGCGCTATGAAAAATTGCGGATTTTTGTATGCCAAGGAAAAATACCCGGAACGTTACAAGGACATCATTTATATCTTTAACGATGTCGATACGGTGCCTTATCAAAAGAATATGATTACGTATGACCTTCAGCCAAATGAAATCAAGCATTATTATGGGTTTGATTTTGCACTGGGAGGGATTCTGGCCATACGTGGGTCTGACTTTGAAGCCATCAATGGGTTTCCCTCGTTGTGGTATTGGGGATGGGAAGACACCATCCTCTATCAACGCGCACTGAAAAAGGGCATCAAGGTGAACCGTGAACAGTTTTATAAATTCGGAGATACACGTATTCTACATCTCATCCATGATAACGAACGGACCATTTCACAAGACATCTATCGACAATACAGAGGAGATACGGTTCTCGATGGACTAGATACACTGAAGGAAGTGACCATGACCAAAGAAGACATGTTGGAAGTGAATCATTTTGTATGCAGTTATGATTACCGAGACAAATCCTTGGTCACGACCACCTTGGTGAATGCATCACATCCGTCAACACCTAAGCCTGTCCAGAGACCTAGCTATAAGCCGAGACAAAGAGCCCGAACCATGGCGTTTGTATAAAGGTTAATCATGGTCATTATCTAAGAATTTTCGTATCGAGGTATAAATGCCTTGATTGACCGAGACTGCCGAAGTCTTCTCTGTCCGTATACCCAGGTAATCTTTGATGACCGCTTCTACGCTACCGTGTAGCGCCAATTTCTCGATACATACCTCTCGTGTATAATTGGTATTCCGCATCAGAATCGCAATTTCATCAATGGGTTCGTCCATACATAATGGATAAAGTTGTATTTAAATCTATACCTTAAATATATATGTTATTAGACAGCCTATGTACACCCACGGTCGTATTTATTGTGTTTGCGATTGCGCATCTTAGCTTAGAAATGTATGACAATCAATATTCCTTGGCATTGTTAAAGAGTGTTTTGGCGTTGGTGATGATTTGTTTGTTGGAATTATTATGTATCGTGAAGCTCCACCTCTTGGCATGGATATTGGTCTTTATGCCCCTCATTCTATACAGCTATATGACACTGATTATTTTCTTTGTCTTTGGACTAGACCCCACCCCTAAAATGAAACAATTCCTTGTTCAATAAAGCTTAAGGTTACATCCTGAATTCATTTAAAAATAATCCTTAGTGTATACAAGGATGGACCCAAATGAATATAAGTTAGACATCGATTGGATGTTTTATATTCATTTGCAGAGTTCTAGTGCGTGGGGGATAGAGAGTTATTATCCGATTCTCAAATTGGAAAACCTGAAAGACTTGGTTCTCATTTCGCGTGAGATGAACTTTGAGCTCATGAAAAAAACTTTATTCTTTTTCATGAAAGGAAAAATTAAACCCATGTGGGAAGACGAACACAATAGCCAAGGAGGCGGATTTTCCTTTAAAATAACCAACAAACAAATTGAACCTCTATGGAAAAAAATACTCTTTCTGGTTATTGGTGGAACCATTACCAAAGACAAGGAGGTCAATGACCATATTACAGGGATTAGTTTGTCTCCGAAAAAATCTTTTTGTATTCTGAAAATATGGATGAAGACCTGTAAGTATGTAAATGCTGGAGTCTTTATCGATATAGAGGGACTGGACAAGAAGTCGTGTCTTTTTAAACCTCATGGAAAAGAATAACCTAACCGTTCTCGTAATGGACATGAAACGATATAGTTTATAATTCGCATTTTTGAATGAACATGTCGATTGCCGTCCCCTGAAAATTAATATGACTGTGCTATCATTTCTTGAGAATATTTCGTTGTAATATGCCGACGATATGATTGATACGGTTCCATTCACTTTCCCATAATACCACTAAATTGAAGCCCATCCCTTTTATTTTGGTTTCTTTGAGAACGGTTTTTTGATATAATTCGCCATATGTTTTGCCGAAATAAGATACCTCTTCTGCCCTATAAATCATGGGATTTCCATGCCATAGGTCTCCGTGAAATTCATAAATTGTATTGGTTTCTCTGCAATAACCATCTGCTTTGAATCTGGTTCCTGGAATAGGAAATTCACCCCCGTTTTCAGCGTGTTCAATATGTACCGCATCATATTTTTGAACAAAGTTTAGCCACCGAATTTGCATGGCTGAATATTTTTTACGACAACACAATGGACATCCAGACCCACTTAAATGACTACCTGGAGTTTGTTTAAAATCTCCATGAGTAGGACATGTAATGGACACGTATGTACGAGCATTAGTATATATCACATTATCATATACATATTTACTATTGTGTATAACGTGAGCATTCTCTATGAAACTCTGTAACGAGGTTCTTTGTTTTTCCTGCATAGAAATTCTTCCACATTTTATACAACCACAACCAGATAAATGACTTGCCGGTGTCTGTTCAAATTTACCATGTAATTTACATACGATACATATGTTTACGTCATTTGTAATATAAACTACATTGGTATAATCATATTTGTCCCCATGGATTTCAATGGCTTTTGCTACGAATTCCTCAGTATTCGATTTGTAGTGTCCACCACATTTACCACATCCCTGTTTATGTGTAATATGATTGGATGGAGTTTGTTCAAATAGACCGTGATATTTACATCGGATCACGAGTTTGTCTTTCATCTGGGTATACTCACTTTCAGTATAATCATAGGTATCACCGTGAGTTTGATAGGCGTGTCTTTTAAAGTCATTTGTTGTAAAGATCCACATACGGCTACCGCACTTTGGACATCCAGCTCCACATAAATGCCCGCTCGGTGTTTGTTCAAATACACCGTGGTCTTTACATAAGATCACTACTTTTTCTATTACGGTTGTATACTGTACGTTGGAATAATCATATCTGTCTCCGTGAACGTTGATGGCCTTTGCGATAAATTCTTCTGTATTAGATTTATACGTACCCGCGCATTTACAACATCCAGACCCTTTTGACAAATGATTGTTTGGGATTTGTTCAAACTGTCCATGTTCTTTACATAAGATCACAACTTTTTCACTTGAAGAGTTATAATTTACATTGGAATAATCATACTTGTCTCCATGAATTGTTTTTGCCTCCTCAATAAATTGTTCTTTTGTTTTCCGTAGCCTGTCTGCATTTATTTGGGTTGCACATTTCACACATCCAGCACCACATAAATGCCCGTTCGGTGTTTGTTCGAATTTCCCGTGTAATTTGCAAATAATTGTCACATTGTTACGTGCAAAAGTATATTCCACATTGGAATAATCATACCTGTCTCCATGCACGGAACGTGCTTTTTCAATAAATTCATCCGTACTACTTTTTCTAAGATTTCCTCTGGAAATGATTCCACATTTTATACACCCATTTCCCCTTTTATGTGTTTTGGGTAATTGCCTAAACTCACCGTGTTCTTTACAGATGATGATAACTTCTTTCAAATTATGGATATATTCTGTTTTAGAATAATCATATTTGTCTCCGTGTAGTTCCTTTGATTGACGAATAAATTCATCCGTTTTTGACATGCATATAAGTTTATATAATAGATAAGAGTAAGTTCAATTTTATAATTTGCCGATAGCACGAATCATTCTACTTTTGGCCAGTCACATCGGTCGAGTTCGTAATAACCTAACCATGTGATGGCAACGGGGCTAATCCAAGCTTGATTTCACCCAGCGAGGCCACGTTGTATTTGATAATCAAGGGAAGGTCATTCTCCATAAACAACTGAATTTGATTACAAAGGTTCGTGCACTTGATAAAGTAATTTAGATTCTTCAGTGAAAACTCGCCTTGAATCACCTTGTTGTTTTTTTGGACAAAGTTCATCCCGTCTGACTCGCTGCGAATAATCTCCACGTCCGCATAGCTACCCGAACACTTGAAAATCAGTTGACTCTTCACCGATTTAATCTCTAGCTTGTCTGAGATGGAATTTAAATCGCGAATAATCTTCTGGAAGTCAGAGGAAGGTAGATTGATAATGGATGAAAATTTCACATCTGGAATGGCCAACTCTTCCTGTTCGGGTTCAATCAGTTTCAGTTTCTGAATTTTACATTGTTCCTTCTGTTTGTTCTCGAACTTCAAAACCAGGTTCTCGACGATTCCTTCGTTGTAATCGTCATCCTCGATGTAAATGGAAAGGGTGTCCTCCGTGTCGACGGTGCTAATCAACTTGAACAGGTTAAACACATTTACCCCAATGATGATTTTGTCTTTGTTACATTCGTAATATTCAAAATTCTCGCTGAGTAAATGTAGATGAACCAATACCGTATGAGACTTATCCATGTTGACAATCCGCATGCCATCCTTCTGAAAGGTAATGTTGGTCTCAATCAGAATGTCCTTCAGCGCGGTCATGAGGGTTCTAAATGGAGCAATCTGAACGGTTTTAATGAGTAAAATCGGCTTGTTTCCCGTTTCCATTCTAAAGAGACCTTACGACTATTTTTTAAATGTTTATTTATATGAATAACATGATGCATACCTATGATTTCATTGTGATAGGAGGAGGGATTGCCGGGCTCTATTGTGCCATGGAACTATCCAAGTCTCATAAGGTATTACTCTTGGAAGCCCAAGACCGATTAGGTGGACGTATTCATACACATCAACATCCACACTATGAAATCGGGGCCGGGCGTCTTCATTCAAGTCACAAGCATCTATGGTCCTTACTCAAGCGTTTTCATCTACATACCTATCCTTTGTCGGACCGAATCGACCATATCAACACAACCGATGGATATGTGCCTCATGTCAACGATTACATCGATGAAATGATACGAAAAACAACCCACGCCCTGGGTGAAGAGATGAGACAATTCACCTTTGAAGAACACTGTCGGACCATTCTCGGAAAAGAAGATACGGAACGTCTGATTGAAGCACGCGGCTATACCTGCGAATTTCAAGAGAATGCCTATGACGCCATTCGTATGTTTCGTAGAGAGAGTAAAGGTGGATTTTTTGTAACCCAAGAAGGTTTCGGCGAGGTGATAAAACAAATGAAACAATCGACCAAAGCAACTATACACTTAAACCATACGGTCAAGGACATTTCTTTGACGGATGGTGTGTATCAGGTCGACGAGTTTCATGCGAAAAAGTTGATTGTCACTTTGCCCGTGCAAGCCTTACAACAGATACCTTTCTTTCATCAACCCCTTTTCCAAACCGTCCTGACGATACCCTTGATACGTATTTATGCAAAATATCCATCTCCTTCGTGGTTTGAAGGATTGCCTCACATGACCACCACCTTTGTCTCGGGTCAAATCATACCGATTCGAGACGGACTCATCATGATTGCCTATACTGAAAAGATTGAACCGTTTCTAAAAAAGGGGCGACCCTTACCGAAGAAAGAACTAAAGAAAAAGATAAAAGAAGAACTGAAAACCATGTTTCCTTTTTTATCTATTCCTGACCCTGAATGGATAGAAGCCTATCTATGGAATACGGGTTATCATGCGTGGAAAAAGGGTGTGAATTCTGAGAACATACAAAAAGAAATACAACATCTCTCTCCAGGGTTATTTTTCTGTGGAGAAACCTATTCCGATACACATGGGTGGATTGAAGGAGCATTAGAGACGGCTCACAAGGTGGTAAAAGCCGCTTAAAACTCCACTTCGGAAATATCAAAGGCCGTCTCTTTCCCCGACTTTTCTGCCAGCGCATACGAGGAGACACGAGACTCGAAGAAGTTGGTTTTTTGTTCTAGACTAATCATTTCCATGAAATCAAATGGATTGGAGGTCTTGTAGAAAGCTTCGCATCCAAGTTGTAACAAGAGGCGGTCTGCCACAAACTCAATATACTGGTTCATCAGTTCTGAATTCATGCCAATGAGCCGGCAGGGCAGTGCCTCGGTAATAAACTCTTTCTCAATCGACACTGCTTCTTGAATAATGTCGCGGATTTTCTTCTTCGGTATCTTCTTCTCTAACTTGCTAAAAAGGTAAATCGCAAACTCGGTATGCAATGCCTCGTCTCTTGAGATAAGCTCATTCGAGAAGGTAAGACCTGGCATTAATCCTCTCTTTTTCAACCAGTAAATAGAACAGAACGCACCCGAGAAAAAGATGCCCTCAATACAAGCAAACGCAATCAATCGAGTCGCAAAGCAACTTCGTTTGTCTTGAATCCACTTAATCGCCCACTTTGCCTTTTTCTCGATGCATGGAAAATGTTCAATGGCGTGAAAAAGCTTATCCTTTTCGACGCTGTCCTTGATGTAACTGTCAATCAATATACTGTAGGTCTCCGAGTGGATATTTTCCATGGCAATCTGAAATCCATAAAAGGCTCTCGCCTCGGGCAACTGAACATCCATCATGAAACGCGACGCAAGGTTTTCCAAGACAATCCCATCACTTCCGGCAAAAAAAGCAAGTATCATCTTGATGAAAAATTGCTCATCTGTCGTGAGCGTATCCCATTGAGTTAAATCCTTGGACGTGTCGATTTCTTCCGGTCGCCAGAAGCAATCCACTTGTTTTTTATAAAGTTTCCATATGGTCTGGTCTGACACGGGGAACATGACATAACGTGACGTATCTTCGGATAGCAACGGTTCGTTCATGACCTTGGACATCTTTATATCATAGTCCAATATTTTTAAATTCTATTTATAAGGTTATAGACCCTTCGTTCCCTTCGTTCCTTTTACCCAGAATATATCTAGACTATATCTAATCCTATGTCCAAACCAGATTACGCGCTTGATTTGTGTATTGAAGAGGAGAAACAAAAGTGTCTAGACGCCCTTCAGAAATATTACAAAAAAAATAAGCATCCCTCAATTGTTCGTTTACATGCCTATTTATCTAGTCTACCCGCAGAGGAGACTGTATTGGAGGACCTGGATAAAATAAAAATATATCTTAGCGAGGACCCGAGTTAAGCTTGACGAGGTAAAGCGTGAAACTTTTTCCACAGACGTTTGAATAGATTAATACGATAGGTAAAGAGAATCGAGAATAAAACCCCATCTGCGTCCTCATAGGTCTTGACGAGGTTTAGCTTGACCAGCTTGCCCAGGTTCATCTGTTGCCTATATCCGCGAATAAGGTCGTGTTCGGATGCCATCCTGTCAACCTTTTTACGTGTGGTATGATGCACGAATTTGTATTCATCCTGCCAATCCATGTTGTAAAACTCTTCTAAAGAATAAGTATACACGGTCATAAATTGGGGGGTGCTTGCGTCTCCTCCGTGCAAGCCGTGAAAATGGGGTTCGGTGATAGCCACTTCCATTTTGTGTTACCTTCACTCCTCTATTCTAGGGTGTTCAATTTTTATTTATATTTTATAGTTCTATAGTAATGGTAATGAAGGTTATGAAACAAGACTGGCTCCAGAGTAGACCCTTGCTTTATTTCCTTTTTTTACTTTATATCATCGCAGTGACCACTTTTTTTTATAGACAGGATACACCTAGTTTGATTGTCTTCTATCTGTTGTTTTTGTTGTTTTATCTCATTAGTAAAAACATGATTGTCGTATTAGGAAGCACCATGTTTGCGATGTTGGTTCTCGTTCTCTTACGTGAAAGCGTAAAAGAAGGATTGACTCAACCAGACGAGACCGAGTCTAAGAAAATACCAGAAGACCCGGACGAAAACAAGGACGCTTATGAACTGACGTTTAATGATTTGGAGAAAAACTTGAACGACATCAATCGTATAGAGGATGAAACACGTAAAAAACTAAATGCGTTGAAGGAGCTCCATAGCAAAGGGCCCGCCAAGCCGCAAGCCAATCCACCCGCCGGGACGCCTGCACCTGCCAATCCCCCAAAAGCATAAATCAACTTGCCAAAGAAAGAAGGGATTCCTCTTTCGCATATTGCATGTGCTGTCCCAACAAATAGACGATGGAATCATAGGGGAGGTCTTTCTTGCCTTCATATTGTATGTTTCCATCCGGTTTCAATTCTTTATCTAGACGTTTGAGTGTTTCTAAACTCACAAACAAGTGGGCATGATCAATAAAGATATTGTCCAATATCTTTTCCTTTTTGGATGCCATTACAGTAAAAATATATAATTATAATAGTAGATGTCTGATTTTCCTGTGGTGTTTACACCCGCTGATACATCGACTATGCGAGAAGATACCACCAATTTATCCTATCTTTTTCCGAACCTCAATGGGTTTGTGCTTTCAACACAACCCCTTCCTTTCTTACCTGAAGTGAAAGGTTTACAATTATCGGTAAAAGGCAATTTGAATGAACAAGCTTTTGCGTTTACACGAAATAGACGTACACAGACCTATCTTTTGGATACCCTATACTTGGCGCCTCTTTGTCCAACGTATTCAAACGGGCCCTTATCCACCCCCACACGTCAATCTTTGGTCATCAAAGGGTCGAGTGCTGAAGATACAAAACAAGCCATTTATATCTATATTCCATTTGAAACACAGACCGTGGAATCGTGTATTGTTCAAGTCAATCTATTCGATAAGATGAATCGGCTTCTGGTGAATTCACTGAATCTAAATGTCTCTGATATCAATGGAACAAACATTGATTTGAACAAGATGATACCCCATACCCCGTATCAATATTATGAAATCATCAATGACAAAAAGAATACGATTCTCTTCTTTGATACCTCTTCCCTTGTATTGGACTCGAACATCGCAATCATGATTCCTACTAAAATGGAATACAACCAAAAGACGACCAACAAGACCTTTACTCTTTACGAGTCGGTAAATGGACCTGAGAACAGACGAATCACGCAGGGCATGGAAGATAACATTTATATCGACTGTATGCCAGTCGAATTGGTCAATGAAGATAAAAAGACCTACCTGAAAGATATCCCCACATTGAAGGGGGCCAATGGGCTACCGGTTATCCCTATACCCAACGTTCAAGGTTTGAATTATGCCACCGACTTGATTGACCAAACCACGTCCTATTTAGAGAAGAGCACGCATTATATCTTGTTTTTGGTCTTTTTGTCCTTGATGGTATTTCTCATCTTTAGTGTGAAGAAGATGTTCAGCAAGTCTTCGGACAATGTAGAGGAAGAGATACTTCCTTTGTTGAAAGAAATTCAGAAAAAGGTCAATCCATAATAAGTTAAGCGCCTACTTCGTTAAGCGCCTACTTCGTTAAGAGCTTCTCCAGAATAGGCTCCACTTCACTATCGTTGTTCTCGTTCTGATTCTTTATTCTGGAGTAATCCGACCGTTCGATAATATATTCCTCTACGCTCATGGGGTTGCGTGGATTCATCCGTGCCAGCTCGTCGTTCCTGGACTGGTCCGCCCACATGTTTTGTCTCAGAAGTTCATAGATATAAATCATAAAGAGTAATCCAACCACAGGATTCATCGTAAGGAACAAGAATAGAGTTATTCCTAGAAGGGCTAATATAGACAGGGGTTGATTGAGTTGATTGACCCACCACAGGGGAGGTTCTATCTGCAACAGGATGAGAAACGCAAGAATCAACCCGACCGCATTGTCCAAGTTGAATAAAGTGCCTACCTTTTCTAGTCTATTTGATTTCATACTTGCTTTTATCGTTGCTTTCATAATACTATACATATAGAAAATATAAAGACAGCCTCGTAATCTAGGTATGGCATATCTGGGCAAGAAAGGGTATACGGTCTTTAAAAAGGACCTCACTTCATCACAAATCTCTAAAATTCGTGATGAATTGACGGTAAAACCACATACAACGCATGGACAAGAGCCCAGCTATCCTATTTACCTTGAATCGGACCGTAAATTCTATTTACCTAGGTATTATGGGATGGAAGAATTGGGGAAGGTCGACATGACCCTAAGCCCAGGTCAAACGATTCATCTACCCTTTACAGGTTCTCTGTTTCCTTATCAAGAAGGGATTATTCGAACCTATTTGTCTCATGTCGGAGACAGCGGCGGCGGACTGTTGGACGTAGAACCTGGAAAAGGAAAAACCGTCATGGCGCTCAACATCATTAGCCAACTCAAGCGAAAGACACTGGTCGTGGTCCACAAAAGTTTTTTAATGAACCAATGGGAAGAACGCATTCATACATTCCTTCCTTCGGCCAAAGTGGGTAAAATTCAGGGAGACTGCATCGACGTAGAGGGAAAGGATATCGTTTTGGGGATGTTACAATCCCTTTCCTCCAAGGTCTATCCAGAGGATATGTGGGAAAGTTTTGGTCTATGTGTCTTTGATGAATGTCATCATTTAAGTGCTGAAGTCTTTTCAAAGGTGATGACTCGAATTGTCACGCCCTACACATTGGGACTAAGCGGAACCATGACACGTAAAGATGGACTGACCAAGGTGTTTAAGTATTTCATCGGCCCGGTGGTGCACAAGGAAAAATCCGACCTGACTACCGAGGTCCACGTCAAGACGATTTTCCTACAGAACGACGCCTTGTTTGAGGGGGTGAAAACAGATTATAAAGGAAGTCCTCTTTATTCGTGTCTCATCTCCAGATTGGACCATGCAGGTCGGAATGCCCTCTTGTTGGAAGTCGTCAAAGAAGAACTACGAAAACAACCCGACCAACAAATCATGATACTTGCGCATACAAAGTCTTTGTTGTCTCATCTCTTTGAGGGGGTTCAGGCGTTTGAGACAAGCGTGGGGTATTATTTGGGAGGCATGAAAGAAGCCGCACTCAAGGAGTCCGAAAGTAAAAAAGTCATATTGGGCACCTATGCCATGGCCTCGGAAGGATTGGACATTAAAACCCTGACGACTCTTTTTATGGTGACACCTAAATCGGATATTTGTCAGAGTGTAGGTCGTATCCTTCGGAGCAAGGAACACAGTCCCTTGGTCGTAGATTTCGTGGATGAACAGGACATGTTTTTGTCTCAGTATAAGAAGAGACTACAATACTATCAGAGCAAGTTTTTCAAGGTAGAAGAATACGATACCTTTCAGTCCTATCAGCAGGGACGTTCGACCATCAAGCCTCCCAAGAAAACCAAAAAAGCGTGCTTGGTCTTAACTCCTTAACCCTTAGCTTGCATGATACAAGAAATAATTTTTATTGACATGTCGCTTTTTAAAATGCTTAAGATAGTCCTCGTATTGCGCGTGAACATCCATGCCTTCTTTCTTCAAGAAAGGTCGTATGTCTTTTTTCTTATCCCACAAGACGCATTTCCATTGATGAATGTATTTGTTCTCGGACCATTCCAAGGTTGGATAATAGTGCTGTAATACATAAGATAAGGTCTTTTCGTTTAGTCCCGTTTTCGTGCGTGCCTGTTCCATAAAGAGTTGTAACAGCTCAGTAAGTTCTAGGTATTTCTCGGTCGGGTCTTCGACCATATAGTCTTTCCAAAACTGGTTGAACTTTTCAACGTGAGGTAAAAACATACTGTAGACCTGTCGGAAGTAGGGTTCTTGATAGACAAATTTCTTGGCTAGAGTATCTAAAATATCACGCTTATTCTGAAACAAATGTATCATTCTCTTTTCCTTACGATACACCTTCCACAAAAACAGCATGTCTTTTTCATGAATGTCGACCCCTTCTTTGATGCATAAATAATCACTCGAAAAGGCATCTAGTGTCATTTCCTTGGTATTTCGCTCAATCCACAGCACTTGGTCTTGCAGAGGTTCATTCAAAGGTTCTTCTAAGAACGTGTCTCCACATTCATAACGCTCTGAATAGTGGTAGGCGAGACAAACCATGTCCATAAAGAGCTGTTCTCGGTTCGCGACAAACTCTAGGTTAAAAGGATTGGTTCGTATGACCCTAGACACCTCCACGTCATGCTGTTGGTATTTATATTTGTAGTAATTACCCAATTGAACGGTTTGAAAGTAACGCTCTACCAAATGATGGAGTTGCGTGATAAATGGCTTCATCCAAGGGTCTAGAAAATAATACCGAAAGGGCTTTTTCAACAAGATATCTCCCAAGGTAATGAGAAAGTATTTGGCGTAATTCTTATCATTGAATAGGTTGGGGGATAAAAACGACAATATGTTTTGAATGGTATGGGTATGAGGAATCGTCTTGGAAATGGTGGTTTCCTTTATTTTTTTATGTATCTTGTGTTTTAAACGATACTTTACCTCTGTGGGTAAGTTGTATTTCTGTAAATGCTGTAGCAGAGCATAAATGAGCTCATCTTCGAGTATCGGCTTGTAATGATGTTCATTGTAACAGAGATAAGACCCGGAAGAGAGCGAGTAAAAGAAATGAGAGCGGAAGAACTCATTCAGGATGGTTTGAAACAATTCTTGATGGGGTTCATTTTTTGTCTCGAATTTACAAAGACTCTTGTAAAGTTCTTCCTGACTGTAACCATTGAACCGTTGCAATAGGTCGTTTACTTTTTTTCGTATTTTTGGTTCGAAATCCATAAGACGTATAAAGAGATATAAACTTTATTTTTATACTATACTTATGAACAAATTAAATACAGACATTGGTTCTTACCACATTGATGAACTCTTTAGTTTATTGGATATTCAAGTGGAACAATCCATGACCACCTCCGTATTGAAAAACCAAATCGAGGCCAAATGTGAAGAATATATAAAACATTTTGAAGAACTCAAAAAACCTGACCTGGTGACATTCTTTACGAATGTAAAACATCAGCTTCTTGGATATGAGAACGACTCCACGATATCCACGATTCAAAAAACGTTGCTTTCGTATGACAACGAATACATACCGTTTATGAACACGAAACAGGTAAAAACCGGACAGTCCAATGGATTGTTCGAACAAAACACAGGGTCTGGAAATCCCATCCATCGTAAAACCATTTCCAAGTTGCTGAATATCGACAGTCGTTTTCGCGAGAATTACGCGTTGGGGACATCGAGTGATTTTACCATAGACCTACCCTATCCTATTCATAACGTCATTGAAATGACCCTGTGTGATTTAGAGTTACCCTGTTCACATTACCCACTCAATCAAGAGCATGAAAACAATTATTTATGGATAAAGGGAACCGATACGACACACAACTCTTATTACTTTTTCTTGTATGTTCCTGAAGGAAACTATTATTATCAAAAAGCATTGGATTACATGAACAATGAACTACTGGACTCGATTGTATTCAGCATGTTCAACTTTGTCTTTGATCTCGAGAGCAACAATACTGCAAACATTGGAAATGGAACAGGTAAGGTATCGTTTAAAAAGAAGCCCAATACGCAACACAATTTTGAAACGATTGAGCTCAACTTCAACGCACCTCCTATTACAAACCAGTTTGCGTCCAAGGTGGCATCCACTGCGTTGGATATTTCCTTTTACGATAAAAAAAGCAATATTCCTTTAGAACAGAGGTTTGGATGGATGTTAGGGTATCGAAACGCCATGTATACTTCCCTGTTGGCTTACACCAGCGAGTCGATTCTCAATATCTTGGGACCCCAATATGTGTTCTTGATTGTGGACGATTACAACAAGAGCAACAACGTCAACTTTATCTCGGCCTCTAGATATGGAATGCTTCCAGACAATATTATTGCCCGCATTTCTCTGAAAGGGTCGACGTTTACCATTCAGTCCCAGAACGATTTCAGCGTCTACGCCGAGCCTCGTTTTTATTATGGACCGGTCAACATTAGCAAATTGACGATACGACTGGTGGATGAACACAGTCGAACTCTCTTGATGAACGACAGTGATTTTTCTTTTACCCTTCGCATGACCACCGTCTATTCCAAGACCTGAACAAAAAATAAAGAATCATACTATAATGGCGAAATCAAAAACATTCATCTCTATCGCTGTGGTCATTCTTTTAGGATTAGTTCTTTTCTTGTTCATACAATATCTGTCTCCTCGAGTCGTTCCTATGTCTCCAATTCAGGTGCCGTCCGAGATTCAGGTAGTGGTTGCACAAGATTATACGGACACGCTAAAAAATGTCTATGCGCCTCCCGTAAGGTATCGTGAAATCGAGTATCGTCAACTTGGTTATTTAACCTGTGCTGGCCGTGACCGGCTTCCTCTGTTCGGTCGGGTCTTGAATCGTCGAGACAAATGGACCTATTATACCTTAGAACAAGGAATCAAACTCCCCCTTGAATACAACAACCGTCTGTGCACACAAAGTCCCGGATGCGATGAATTATCTTCGGGTGATACCGTCAAGGTCGAGGGGACTTCTTACAAAGTGAATTTATATGAGTCGTTTATGGTCTCGTATTAAATACTTATGGCCTCAAACAACGCACGGTAGAGTAGTTCCAAGGGTTTATCACTCCTGGCTATTTTCTCTAGGGCGCAAAGGCTTTCTCCTGGATAAAAGGCGACAAAGTCTATATTCTTACGAGGTTGGGTCGTCTTGTCCCATGGCAAATATCCATACTTTCTTTCCAACAAGATGTAAACCAGAGACAATACATCGTCAGCAAAACGATACTCATATTCAGCATCAAAACAAGTATAACTCGCATATCGACGATTGCCCACAAAGCCCTTGACCTTGCGATTGGATTGGACCGCGGCTAATCCTAAATCCAAGAGATGACACTTTTTATTAAAGTCAAAGATGAAGTTGTCGGGTTTCAAGTCTCGATGGACAATTCCCTTTTCATGCAAGGCAAGCAACAAGGAAAACATTTCATGGATAGAGAGGGCTTCTTTCCATTGGTCCAAGGTCCGGTCCATCTTCTCAAAGACCAAATACATTTTGTCTCCGATTAGTCCGGAAGCCTTTAACCGAGGAATAGGGACGGACCCTCGAAGATAGGTATACAATTTCAATTCATTCTGTAGCATACGATTGGTTCGCGCGTCCTTGCTCTGTTTCAGAATGACCTGAGTGTCTTTCACCACATGCACAGCTTCATAGATTGCCGAGAAATCTGTTTCTACAATTTTCCTTACCAATATGTAGTTCCCGATGTTTAACATATAAAGGGAACCTCTATAGTTATATATCATGATTTTAAGTGAGTTCCAACAGCTTGCGGTCGACAGCATCGAGAAAGGCCATCACGTTCTAGTGACGGCTCATACTGGGTCGGGAAAGACGTTGCCCGCTGAACACGCCATACGATACTTTACGAATCAAGGCAAACGAGTGATTTATACGGCACCTATCAAGGCACTCAGCAATCAAAAATACAATGAATTTACTCGCAAATTTCCCGAGTTACAGGTGGGTATCTTTACCGGAGACAACAAGCAAAACCCGGACGCGTCTATCCTTATCATGACCACGGAAATCTTACAAAACAAGCTGATGCAACCAGAAGCAAGTCATTTAGACTTTGAACTAAATGACTTGGGATGTGTTGTCTTTGATGAGGTTCACTACATTGACGACGAAGAACGTGGCACGGTATGGGAGAATACCATGATTCGTCTACCTAAGACGGTTCAGATGGTCATGCTCTCTGCCACCATCGGAGACAAAGAAGGGTTTGCGAGTTGGATTGAAAAGATTACAGAACGGAAGGTCGTCATTTGTAGCACAGACAAACGTATCGTCCCTTTAATCTATACCACCTTTTTCACGGCTCCTACTAAAAAAATAGATAATCTCCCGGACCCGAAACAACGTAAAGAGGTCAACGCGGTCGTGGATACATTCGACGTTATCAAGCAAGACAAGCTCTATGAGGTCAACATGGACAAAAACAAACGAATGAATAAACTCATCACGAATGTGTCTCGGAAATTTGTGCTCAATCAGTTGTGTGAAAAGCTACGCGAACGTGAGCAGTTTCCTTGTCTCTTCTTTGTCTTCTCTCGGAAGAAGCTAGAGGAGATGGCCAAGGAAATTCAAGTGCCTCTCTTTGACCCGGGTGAGATTGATTTCCAGATTGAACCTATATGCAAGCAACTTCTCGTCACCCGACTACAGAACTGGAAAGAATACATGATGCTACCCGAGTATACCTTTTATATTTCTCTTCTGAAGAAAGGGATTGGTATTCATCATGCTGGAATGTTGCCCATCTTTCGAGAGATGATAGAGATTTTGTATGAACAGAAATACATTGCGGTATTGTTTGCGACCGAGACCTTTTCGATTGGACTCAACATGCCGACCAAGACCGTGTGCTTTACCAGCCTCTACAAACACGATGGGCAAGGTATGAGAATGTTGTATCCACACGAGTTTACTCAAATGTCAGGACGTGCCGGACGGCGAGGGATTGACACCGTTGGTCACGTGGTGTTGGTCTCCAATCTGTATGAAGCCCCCGATACAAGTTCCATGGTAAAGTTGTTTGTCACTCCACCCAAGGTCATCAAATCAAAATTCAAAATGAATTATTCTTTGCTTCTCAAAGAAAAAGACTTGGACTCAGCCAAGCAAATCGCGCATCAAAGCTTGATGAAGGTCGACATTGACCGTATGGAACTTTCTTGTCGTGTTGCCCTAGAAGAGCAACTTATTCAATACCATCAAAAACGAACCTATCTTACCGAAAAAGACCAATGTATCTTGTATCAAACCAAAGTGAATAAGATGGAGATGCTCCCAGCAAAACAAAAGAAAGAATACGCGAAACAATGTAAAGAAATGGAAACATCCACTTTTTTGTCTCAGTATTTGCTCTTCAAGGAACTGCAAGAGATGGAAAAGGAAATCGAGCGCATCCAACAAGAAGAAATCTATGCCTCCACCTACGTCGAGACAAAGATGAATGACCTGGATAAGATTTTAAAAGACAATGGATTTGTAGAAGACAAGAAGACAAGAGCTTCGTGTATTCATGAAGTGCATCCATTGGTTATGACTGAACTATGTATAGAGACAAATTATTTTAAAGGATATACCTGTTCTGATTTGTTTGGACTACTGTCTTGTCTCTGCGACGTCAAGGTGGAAGAACCTCTCAAGGCCTATCATCCTAGTTTCTTGGTCAAAGAACATCAATTTATACAGACCCGATTACATTATTACATGGACCTAGAATATATACAAGATTTACCTTCCTCTGAAATGTGTCTACAATACGATATGGCAAAATATGTATGTGGATGGATGGAACATTGCTCGAATGAACTCGAAAGTGTTCAATGGATTGAAACCTTTAAGCAAGAAAAAGGTTTGTTTGTGGCAGACTTTATCAAAGTTTGTCTCAAGTTGGTGAACATGGCCCGGGAACTGGAGAGGGCTTACGAGGACAAGCCTGAACTATGTGTCTTGTTAAAGGAGGGTGTAAGTCAACTTCTGAAGTTTGTCTGCACACAAGACTCCTTGTATTTATAAAGGTATTAACGCGGTCTTCGGGGGCTTCGGCTACGACTACGACTGCGGCTACGACTGCGACTACGCGGGCTACGACCACAGCTGCAGTTTCCACTGCTGTAGTAGCGTTCATACGGTTCATATTCGACATGGACGATTAAGTTATTGACAATGTCGGATTGATGGTTGTGGTAACGGGGGGCTCTCTGGAACGGATACATCTGTAGAATACCACTAGACGTTTTATTATGATAAATATTTTAGGCATGATTTAACGGCTTCGAGACCGACTCCGAGAACGGGGTCGTTCATAGTAATCATATCTCGGTTCTACGGTGACAATTAAGTTATTGTAAATGCCCCCGCCTCCGTGGCCATGGCCGTGATGTCCATGGTGGTGATGTGGATGGTGGTGGTGATGACCATAAGGTCCAAAGGGTCCGTAAGGATAGTAGCGGTCGTAGTAAGGAAACATATAGACTATCTCTAGAGTTTTGGAAGTGATAAATATTTTATTCAGAAGGATTCCAAGTCTTGTGTTATACCCAATCCTATCTGAAATCGAACCTTCTTTTTCAAGTTATACTCATCCATGAAAAGAAAGGGTTTTATCTCAACTTCTGATAGGATTTCGTATTCGTTGGAGGTATGCACCGAGCATGTATTTCCTACCGAAGGTATATACAGGATATATTTCCAGATATCTCTTCCTTTGGTTGACATCTCTTTGGAATACACAATGGCTGTATAGATTTGATTTGTGTGAGTAGATAGATGATGAAACCATTTGGTCTTGGACTGGATTTGCTTGATATTGCGCATCCCCTGGTTGAGCTCATCCAGTTTGTCGTAAAAACGGAGACAAACTTCAGGATGAAAGGGAAAGAGATTTTGCTCGATGCACAGTTGGGTCATGTTCATGATATCCACCAGTCGACGTATCGGCGAACTCACTTGGGTATACTCGCCACTGTAACTATACTCGGAATAGCTCATAAAAAAATCAGGAAACCGCTGGTCCAAGACCTGGTCTTTCTTTTGAATGTTTAAATGGATACCTTTTTTCAGAACACTCCCACAATAGCGATTGATGTGTTTCATGAGCGACGACACCAGTTCATGACTGTCTTTTATACCATGTTTCATAAAGGCTTGATAATCGGGGTCTGCTAACAACCGGTCTTCTTCATAATGAAAATTGTCCGACACCTTTACCTTGACCACGTCTAACTTCTCTCGTCCATCGTGATAGAGGTCCAAGACGAGACACGCCCTTTCGCATCCCTTGTGTAAAGAACACAGGCTAGCCACAATCGGATGCATCATACTGATGCGCTTATCTGGAAAATAAATATTGGCGGCCCGGTTCAAGAGACAGTCCGTCAACTCTAACTTCTCTAGAACATAGGGCACAAGAGCGATATAAATACTTCTTTTCTCGGCATCGATACTGAGACCGTCGTCGAGGTCCATACTTTCTTTTCCGTCAATGGTAAAGACACGGGCATCACGGAAAGGCAAATCAATCTGAAAGCTAGGAATGCGTTTGAGGGCTTCTTTCTGCATCAATTGAAGCGACCCTTGTAGGGATTTACAATACAAGAGATATTCATAAGAATGTTCCAACACATCAATCGAGCCAAAGTTTTGAGTGAGTGTTCCCACGGGTTGTTGAAGGTTCCAATGTTTAAATTGAAAGGTCACATAATAAGACAGCTTCTTTTTTTCAAACTGCGGAGGGATTTGATACGCTACATAGAAAGGAGGAAGTGCCTTGTTGTCTGGATGACACATGTATAACATTTTTTTGTTTTCCTTTCCATACATAAAGCGGGTGTCTAGAATGCCTGGAATGTATTTATTCATCCGAGTGGGTGAATAAATACAGGTAAGGGTATTTTCGTCAAAGACATCGTCGACAAAAGACTTGGGCGGTCGAGCTGCCATCTTCTATCATGACCGTTATGTGTTTATATCTTATTTGGTCACAAATTCTATAACAAGCCTGTAGAACCTAATCAGTCCAACGCTTGGACGCGTAGAACCTAATCGGTCCAAATCTCATCCACCAGTCCATTCTCGATACATTCATCCACGTTAAACCACAGGTCATGTTTCAACATGCGTCGCAGCTGTTTCTTTGGAATAGTGGTTCGTTCCGCGTAAATGGACCGTATCTTCACCATGAGTTGCTTGAGATTCGCATATTCGTCTTCAATCTCTTGCATCTTCCCCCAGCACGAAGAAGACAGTTGATGAATGAGCATATGTGCGTTCGGGCGCATATAACGTTTGGCTCCAAACACGCTAATCAATGTTCCAGCCGAGGCAACCGCTCCTTCAATCACTGTATAAATAGGCACCTTGCAACTTTGGATATAGTCAATCGCATTGAGTGCGGAAAACACGCATCCTCCATACGAATTGATATGAAGATAAATCGGGACTTTCTTCAGGTTCATCTGACGCTTCATTTGTGTGCAGTAGACCTCCATCTCACGAATCGTCTCGATAAGTTCATGCACACTATCCCTGTCGACTTCCGTGTAAAAAAAGATATGATTTTTCTCTGTTCGGATAGAGGTCTTGGAGTGAAAAATAGGCCCTTCTAGGAGCTTGCTTACTTCTGACATTCTATAGAGAAATAAACGAGTTTCTTTAAATAATATTCCTTACGCTAGTCTAGCTCAAACAGTATGGACAAGGTTGTCTCGGCTTTCGCGAGAGGCTTGGTCAACAAGGCAAGTTTTTGTTGGAGTAGTCCAATTTCCACCCTTTGTTGTTTAATCAAGGAGACAAACTCCTCCGTCTCTTTCATGTTCTCAAGATAGTTTGAAATGTAACGAACATGACCTTTATTTTTGATATGTCGTTTGAATTCGCTCATGGTATGAAAGGTGGTATGATTACATTTACACACATACTGAAACCCTGATTTGCGAGGAGGAATAGGACACGCGTCTTCGTATTCTTGTGTGTCAAAGTTAAAGATGGGGTGATACATTTGTTGTCCAATGATCGCCATGGTTTAAGAAAAATGGAAGGATTAATCTTATCTCAATTTTAAATGATTTATTTTATTGTGCTATACTATAATGGATGCGTATAAATTGTGCTCGGCTGACAAAGACCTTAACCCAAAGACTTGCAAGTTCTCACTCAAATGCAAGCCTGGAATGGAACGTGATGAAAAGTTTTTGTGTAAGAAATCTGCCAACGCGGGAAAGGCAAAGGAAAGTCTGCAGCAGCGCCTGAACTCGTATTTGAAGACCGGGCAGAATAAAACACTCAAAATCAACATCGGACAGCTTAAGAGAAAGCTTCAAGGCAAAAATGGACAGGGGATTACCAACAGCTTGAATCGCATGTTGGAACAAATCCAGGAGCATCAGGCTAAGAACCCTAGCAAGCGGACTCTAAAAAAGAAGCCCAAGGCCGAGACTCGTATGGTGGTTCGTGAACCCTCAAGGAACTCCTCTATCTATTATGGAATGGGTTCACGGTCCCGTTCTAGAAGCGGGAGCACTATAAGTTCCCCTTACAGCGTTAACCTCAACTCGGTCGGAAGTGTGAACAGACAAAACGCTAATCGCAAAAAGGGTCGTAAACCCGTTATGAAACCTCTTGGCACAAAGTTTTAAGCCGTATACCATAATGCATACATCAAATTTATCATCGAAGACAAAAAGTATCCACTTTCAGTCCAAGAGACCGTATCGGTTCCGTCATATTTGAAAAGGTAGAACATGACACTAAACGAATACATGAGGATAACCGAAGCCGAGACAAGTCGCCATCCCTTTACCGTATCGAGGACAATCATGTTGTAACTCCATACACCCCGAAGGAAATAGTTGATGATGACACACAGTAAGGCAGTGATGATAAAGACGAGACAATTGGTGGTCTCCTTAAACGAATATTCTTTGATATACATCAACTCTCCAAAGACAAGAAAGATGACCATGAAATGGGAGAAGAAGCTACTGAAGGACAGTTGATGTATCTTTAACGATTGTTTTGGATAAAGAAAGTAAAAATAGAGAACGCTAATGGTAAGCGCCAAGGGAGCGATAATCTTGAAGAATTTCACAGACCTTATATTAAGCAAGGCCATGGAGAAATAGAAAAACATCAGGAATAAGGTGTGATGGGTAAGCTGAGAAAAATACCAACACAATTTATCCAAAAAGGACCCATCCAAGATATATTTTCCTTTGTAATCACCTCCCAGAGGGAAGAAATCCTCTCCATTTTTTTGTGTATGAAACGTAGAGACAAGGCTCAAAAAAATGGTCACCCCTAAAAAGATGGTCCCCAATAGATAAAAAGGTGTTCGTTCCGTAAGAACGCCCTCAAACATGTCTATAGTGGAGGGGTGTTTTTTTATGCGATTTTAAACACATCTTTTATTTGTTCATACGCAAAATTCAATAGGTTGAGTGGAGTAGAATATTGCAAGACCTCAATTTGTCCGGGGTCGATGGGCTCTAGAAGTACATACCAATAATTGGGCAAAAACAGGATACTGTCTTGATGTAATTCTAGATGTAACATTTGAGGGTGGTTCTGGATAAAGGACGGGTCTTTGACTCCTCGGTTAAAGTGGTCTGTATACTTTGGATGAATACAGGTAACTTTGTATTTACCTGAATGGATTCGGTAAAAGGTTCGACATGCCAAATTTGTCTCGACGATGAACGGACGAGTTGGGTTAGGTTCCGTGCCTTGTTTTGTGCCTTGTTCCGTTCCTTGTTCCGTTCCTTGTTCCGTTGGCACTTGTTCCGTTCCTTGTTCCGTTGGCACTTGTTCCGTTCCTTGTTCCGTTGGCACTTGTCCAGAGACATCTTTAAACAGATACACCTTAGACAAAGGAAAGAATTTGACCGAGGGTTCCAGTAAGGGAACCGGGTCATACAGCGTAGAGTAGACCACATAACCCTCTTTTTCAGTCGCCTCGGCCAATTCTAGTGGAATGTCTCGACGAATGGTTTTCGCGTGGAACAAAATAGGCAGTTTCGTATAAATTTGAGAGGTGAGTTCCTGTCGATACACATCTTCTAGGGTAGTCAATTCATTGGAAGGGTGAACGTAAAAGTGGACATAGGTATGTAAATACAACAACACTAGCCCCGAGACAAGGACCAGCGTCAACATAAGAAAGACGAAGGTATTCTTTTTTTCCTTTGAACGATATATTATTCCAAATAGTCGTCTGTAAACTTGGGTGCAAGGAAAAAGTGTATCAACATGCCCTCTTGTTTAAAAGTAATCCGTAACGGACTGTGTTCGTCAAAGTATAGATGGACCTCTGGAAAGACAAGCGCATAACTGGATAAAAGAACAAGATAACGTAAAGAATAATTCAATTCCACGGTATAATTCTCCACAATATTAAACTCCTCGAGTTGTTCATTGGGTATTTCAATTTGATACATGCCTTCTTCCTTGGACGTTTCTAGAAAGATACAGTCGTCGCGAATTTTCAGCTTGAGCTGCTCCCCAAAATGAGACAACTCTTGTAGGTATTTATCAAACCATTTACTTTTAATCGAAAAATCGGCACAGGGCTCTGTCAAAATAGACGAGAGAAGGTCTTGTTCAATGTTTATCAAAGGCACTTCAAAATGTCTATTTTGCTGTGTATTGAACAAGTGAATAAAGAGCTTGTCGTCGTTGGTCTCCATTTCAAGTGTGGTTTCTTTGGTAAACATAGAGAAAACCTTCACTAGGACAGCACTGTTTGTGCTAAAGACTTCATTTGAAGATTCATAATGATGAAACCAAGAGGAAGCAATCTTAAAGTCTACAAGACAAATATGCGAACTATCCATGATTTGAATAAACAACTCACTGTCAGTACATTGAACGGTGACGTGTTTATTGATGTTCTTGATGAATTTGAACATTTCTATCCATTCCATCATTTTTTTCATGTCTTGTATAGAGCATTTCATCTATCTAGAAAGATAGTAAATTGCTTTTATATCCCAATCGGTTCCTCCGACAATTCCGTATTCTCTGGTTTATCCTTTTCTTGTCGAGACCATTTTTTCAGTTGAATGATTTCCATGTTATTCTCCATCGAGAAGCTCTGCACCTTCATGATGAGCTTTTTGAGTTCTGCGACTTCATGCGTGAGACTATTGAATTGGGATTTAAAATACTCAATGTCATTTGGATGGGTCGGGTCCTTTTGTTTGATAATGCCTTTCAGCTTTTCAACCTCTCCGAAAATCTCAATGATTTTATTGTCATGCTTAAGGAGGACTTGTAGAGGCGTCGTCGGCGTGGGCGCGTCTGGCGCAGGCACATTTGTGGGTGTATTCGCTCTACTTTTAGGAAGGTCCTCGCCCGTAGGCTGTGCTCGTCGTCTTCTGGCCGCGGCAAGTGCTGCTGTACCGCTCATATCGAGAAACTCTTGAATTACTTTTAAATGATAATCGTAAATATAGTTATCCTTTTTAATTTCTTTGTTAACTATATTATGGAACCCATGGATTCAGACGATGGATTGGACGGAAGAATAGTAGGCGGGTCAGGCGGTTCCTTTGTAGAACACATGACCAATCTATCTTCTCTTGAAAAAAACGAGCTCCTGAACATGGCTCAATATATTCTTTTGGCGATTATCCCTCTTGCCCTATTCTTAAAAGCCATGAAAATGTATGTGCCCGAGGGAGACGACGAAAAGAACAGTATTGAAATTGTGATTGAGGTTATCGTGCAGTCAATTGCCATTTTTGTCATATTCTTTTTTATTCACAAGTGGGTCGTCTTTTTCCCTACGTATAGCAAATCCCCTTATTCGAATCTGAGCTTGATTCAAATTATCTTGGTTGTCTTGTTTTTAATGTTGTGTATGAAAAACGCCTTTTCGGAGAAGGTATCTATTCTTTTGGACCGTGGTCTGGCCGCTCTGGGGTTGAAGGAAGAACCTAGAGTGAGCGAAAAGGAAAAAGAAAAGGAAAAAGCATCCACCAATTACGCGGCCAATTACCAGCGCCCCCCAATGCAGGCCCCGCCGCCACCGGCACCGTCTCACGCGCCCGAGAACTATATCCCGCAGTCTTACGGTCTGAGTGAGCCCGTGGCCTCGAATGAAATCGGAGCGTATAACGCGTATTAAGATGAACGCGTATGAAAAGATAACCCATGTACACTTAAATGGAAGACGAAATGGAGCGTATCTTAGAAGAGATGGACAAGTATAACTTGACCGACCATGCCACTATCCAGAAACAAAAGAACACAATTTTGTCTCAACTTCTAGAGACCGAGACGGAACGTAAAGTATATCAGAAGCTTTTGGTAGACTATCGATACGTAGACGAAATCGATGAATTTCGACTAGGAAGCTATGTGAGATACTTTAACATTCAAAAAAAATACAGCATGGAGCTGTTGCGAGGGGGGTTCATCGTGGACCTACAGACCCGCGAAGAAAAGGTCTATCTCTTATGTAAGAACGGAAATAATAAGTTTTTTAAAATTCTACTACAGGACAGTATTGTCTTTCAAAAGAATACCAAGCAAGAAAAACTCTTGTTGGATATCCTAGACCATTTAAAAGATTAACCCTATTTTTTTATAGGTTTTTCTATAATTTTTATAATGCTTGTTCGAGTGTAAAAGACCTGAAATTTTTGTTTTGTCATACTCACATAATTTGGTCAAAAATAAAAACAATGCCATGTCCCTTGTTTTTTTTATGGTGGAAGGTGGTCTTACATGATAGTAATGCAATAAACTTTTACACTCGGGGAAGGACAAAGGTTTTAGCATTATAATAACACTAGTATATATCCTTATTTTTTTTATGAAACATAAAATGATTGTCTTCGATTTGGACCAAACGTTGGGGTTTTTTGACCAAATGGTCTATATTATTAACCAAACGCGGGCGGAAATCTACGCTCCACTGTTTGAATTGTTCCCTGAAATATTTCGTCCTCAATTGTTTGAATTGTTACATTCCCTTGCCTTGTTGAAAAAAAACAAACGCGTGAATGGGATTGTATTATACAGTAACAATCGAAACGAAGATTTTGTGAAGCAACTCATCCAGTATATTCATAGTAAACTGGGATGTTCCCTCTTTGAACCAGTCCTCACCTATCATAGCCCCGAGAGAACGACACGTGAAAAGAGTTATCATGATTTATTTTCTTGTATCAAAGATGGGAATACTCATTTGTTTTGTTTTATCGATGACAAATATCATGAACGTATGAATCATGTGGATATCTACTACATCCGGTCCGAGGCCTATCAATACATCTTGGAGGAGAAAGAAGTGAACACGCGTATTCAGAAAACCATACCTGGTTTCAAGTCCAAGAAGCGCAATCTTCCGATGAAACTACACAAGCGAGTGACTGAATACATTGCTTCTAAACTGAGAGATTTTATGAACCGTTAGCCATAGATGGATAGAGTGCGTGCACTCGCATCGGTCGCATCGGTAAATCGTGGCATCCAGAAATAAGGGATAAGATGGCCTCCACCTGGATAATTTGTCTCGAATATGGAACGATAATACATTTGCTCTGGAGTAGTCGGTGGATTTTTCTCATAGAGACCAGGCTCCGTGAGAGGGACCCGTTCCTGTATCATTTGATACCAGGCTTTTTTCTGACTACTTACACCATCACTAAACGCTTCCTTTCGACGGTTCAGCACTTCGGATGGCAACAATTCGGGGTCATACTCTAGAATCACTTGACGAATGACATGTTTTTCTTGTTGTTTCTTGCCAGGGTGGTAACGGGTTTCTTTGTTTAGACTGAGATAGGCCTCGACAAAGGCAGGGTCAAGATAAGGGGTCCTCGGCTCTAGACCGTGACTCGATATACAACGGTCGCTTCGCAATACGTCAAAATAGGAAATATCCTTTAAGAGACGACGGCATTCTTCGTCAAAGGATTGGGGAGAAGGACACAGATGAAAATAGAGATATCCACCCATCACTTCGTCTGCTCCATCTCCGTTTAACACGACCTTTGCCTCACTATGTTCTCGAATGTATTTCCCGATTAACCAGTTTCCGACACTGGCACGAACCGATGTGGTATCATAGCTTTCAATGTCTCGGATAACGTGCGGAATCGAATCAAAGAATTCTTCTTCGCTACAAATCACCTGAGTATGATTACTCTGTATATGGGTGGCCACTTTGGCAGCATACAAGAGGTCTTCTCCATCTTTTAGACCGATGCTAAAGGTTTCTAATGCCTTGCCCGTTTTCTCCTTGTAATACCTTGCAGCGATGGCCGCAACCAAGCTACTGTCCAGTCCACCCGAGAGGAGACAAGCCACGGGTTGGTCTGTGTTATAGACTCGTTTTCGTATACTTTCACACAGTCGTGTATACAAGAGAGACCTATCCACTGACTCAGATGTAGGTAACGCGTAAAAGGGTAAAAGGGTCATCTTTTTTTCTTTGAACACGGCATAATGTCCTGGTAAGAAAGGAGTGCAATCGGCATAGGAAAAGGCTTGCATCGAACCCAAGTCTGAGGATACACACAGTTGAGTAGGGGTCGTCACGAGATAAAGAGGACGAATCCCAAAAGGGTCTCGTGCGATAGTCCAGGATTTGTATTGCGTATCGTAGAGGACGAAAGAATATTCGCCGTCCAGCACCTGTAAGCAGTCTATGCCCAGGCGCTCATACAATAATACAATGACCTCACAATCACTTTGAGTCGTCGGAGACAACTGATACTTGGCAATCAGTTCCTTGTAATTAAAGATTTCTCCATTACAAATCAAGACATAGTTCTTGTAAAAGAGAGGTTGTCCTGATTTTTTGTTTAGACCGTTGATGGCAAGACGATGAAACCCCATATAACAATGTCTGTCGGTGTAATACGTCGTGCCATCCGGACCTCGTTTCGAACCCTCTGTCATCCATTGATAGAGGTCGGGGTCGGGGTTGTCTGAAATCAAAGCGAAAATTCCACACATCTATCTAAGGATACGAATTATCTTTAATAAAGAATATCTTCAATATAAAATATTAGATTAGTATAGATGAATATAGATTATGACAACGAGTTAAATGTTCGCATCATGGAACGTGTTCAAGCATCACAGCCTTTACAGCCTTTGTATGACCCAAGACCCGCCAGCACCAAATACACCCTATTCAAAACGACACCTGAACCCCAAAAGTCCACAGAGCCCCTGCATCAATACAAGGAATATTCTACCGAAAAAACATTTCATCCTGGGAACAGAGGGCCAGTCGACTATTATGCGAAACAGATTGACCAAGAGTCCACGTTGCGTTCCCAGTTTGCCGCTTTGCAAAAGGCCGATGCTGCGGTTTATATACCCGAGACCCACAGTGATTTATATGTATATTCTTCTTACAAACCCGACCCCGGACATAGCATCACCCAGGCCGTGTCTCGGTCCGTGAGCCAGAAGGAGTCTAGTCCCTTTTTTAACATGACGCGCCTTCATTACAGACAACCTTCCAAGAAAGCCGAGACTCAGGAAAGAACGGGACCAGGAGTTAAGCTTAGCCCAATAAGGTAAAACATTCAAATAATAATCTATCGTCTCTACTAGGATGATTGAGAGTATACAAATACAAATACAAGAACATAAAAAAGAGATTACACGTATCTTTCAAAAAATGGTATCCACCAAAACCGAGACAAAAGAAGAAGAATATCTCTTACACAAAGAAGCCTTTCTTACTTTTGTCTCGTCTGTCTTGGAGGAGGTTCAACGACGAAGACCGCCGGTTGAGGTGACGGTTCCACAATACATGGAAGAAGACAAGCGTCTTGTGATGCGTTCAAAAAAAACATCCATGAAGGAACTCTTTGAACGTATCGAAAAAAAATAATTCTATATCTCTATATTTATATGAAGACGAAAAAAGCTCCTTTCAAGAAATTAAGTTGTCATCCCAGAAAGACGAAACGGTCGTATACGTGTTACAACGATAATGCTCTAATCGAATTACGTGATCTATGGAACAGAAAGTATCCAGACAAAAAGATTATGCATACGGAACAGAAGAAGATTTGGAATGCGTTGCGCAACAACATGAAAGATTGCGACCAAGAAGTCTGTTGGATGGAAAAATTAGAATTGGATAAAGAGAACTCCAAGCGTATCATCAAACATAATTTCGCACCTGTTCCGCCCAAGGAATGGAAGAGCAACGACAGAGAATGGCTATCCAACGAAGACATTGATGAAGTATTAGACCAATATCAAAATACTTATCCAGAGTTTGCCTATATCCATGCGTCCCCGATGGATTTCGACACCAAAGTGGGAGACCGTTGTGTAAGTGAAGACTTGTGTAAAATAGACTTGGCAAGTTACCGTAAAAAGGGTAAAACGAAAATAGGTATCGTATTAAACTTGGACGCCCATGACAGAGGAGGTTCTCATTGGGTCTGCATGTGGATAGACTTGAATAAAAAAACGATCTATTATTTTGACTCGGCAGGAAACTCGCCTACAAAAGAAGTGAATATTCTAGCAGACCGACTGAAGCAACAAGGGAAAGCGATGGGGTTGACTTTAAAATACCGAGACAACCGAAACAAAGCCCATCAAACAACCACAAGTGAATGTGGAATGTATGTCCTTTACTTTATCATTCATCTTCTAAAAAAGAAGAAAAAACTAAACACCTTCAATCGAACGCGCGTCAAAGACGACGAGGTTGCGAAATATAGAGACGTTTATTTTAATCGGGTCATTGCCAAATAAAAGATATAAATGAGACATTCTATAGTCTAACATATGAATAGTCAACAGAACAAGGCCTATTTATGGAAACAATGTATTGAACAAGGGATATTTAATACATTGAACTCGTCTGTTTTACCGACTGTACAGAAACGGTTTGAGGAACTCGTCAAAGAATATGAAAATTCACAGGATGCGGTGGAACTGAAAAACGAACAATTTTTAAGAGAGTTTAGAAGTCGTCTCATGCCCTCGTTCGAAGATACTCAAAAAGAATACGATAAACTACTTCAGCCACCCAAGCCACCCATGGTGGATTTTACGCGTGAACCAGACAAACCTATGCAGGACCTAACGTCCTTGTTAGAGAAAACCAACGAGCGAAGGAAAGAAGAAATCCAGCAAGTATTTTCAGACAAACCCTTCCTTACGCAAGAGAAAGACCCCATCTTAGAACGAATCGAACGAACCCTACAGAAACATTCTGAGATGTTACTTTCGATTTTAGAGACCCAAATGAAATTGATTGATTATTTACAACGAAACAAAAAATAATAATATAGAGTATATGAAAATGAAAAACGATGTCGCGGTCATTATCATCCTTCTCATCATCTGTTTTATTGTGATTCCTTTCATCAGTCAGTTCTTTGTAAAAGAGGGATTTTATAACATGAACTCGATTGAGGTGAACCGTGTGCTCAAACGAGCAGGAACCAAACAATTGAACAATGCGGCCTTGCTGAATACCACCGAATTAAAAAATGATGTAAGTTTTAACGGGATGCGAGATTATATGTTAACCATAGACGACAAGCCTGAGCAGGATGTCAGTTACAACTTTTGTATAGGAAAACTCACGTGTGATGCGAATTATACCATGAAGAAGTTACCCTTTAAAGACAACGACAACCCAAACCTCTATTACCCTTATTGCGTGAGCGGCGAACTGCTGAAAGACATTCGTTGCGAAGGGGGTCTCCTTAGTGTTACACGTGAAGGAGAACCCTTTGATGCGTCGGGGTTTACACCCAGTTACAGCTTTAACCGATACCAAACGACCGAAAACCCGTTTTACTTTGCTCAATATAACTTGAACGAAAGCAAAACGGGGAGAGTGAAAGCGAAGGACCTGTTAGAATGTGACTACAATAGAGATAGTAAAAAAAAGCTAGAGTGTGCGAGTCTTGAGAACGATAGTCGGTCCGACACGGCGCCCCCCACCTCAAATCCTCTGGAAAGTGCTCTGTTGGCTTGGTTTACTGCACAAACCGCAGGGACCGGTAGCCAGACCTCAAATAGCACAAGTAGTTCCAGTTCTGGTTCAAGGTCAAGTGATGCCATCAAATGTATTGCTGATTTTGGAACTGAAAAGGGAGAACCTCTCTGCTGCGGCCAAACAGGTGTACTTCAATCCACCAAATACGTATGCCCGAATACCCTTCCCTATTGCAGCGATTTTAAGTGCGGTAGTAAATTCGGCACTTGTCGAAAATAAAGGCTTTTCCTACTATAATAGATGTTGTTGTGGGTCATTCTACTCCTTTTGATTACACTTTTATTCTCGGTGTATAGGGTCCCGGAAGGGTTTACAGCCATGAAAGACGAGTTTAGTGTGCCCATTGATTTGACCACCATGCGAGTTCAAGAAGTTCAGGCCCTGATAGATGGAGGTCTTTTATGGAAAGACGTAGAACCCGTGAGACTACAAGAATTATTGGTTTTTTTAGATAGCGCTCAGTTAAAAGCCGCTCTTGAAAACAATACCGACACCATTGACAACAAAATGGGCGATGCTGTCACAAGAGAAGTATGGAAAAACGTCATTGACTTATTCCGGGTAAAGATTTACGAGGAATACAACTTGGTGTTAGAGTTGTCGAATGAAATAAACCGAATCTCCGCAACATTCCATGTCGCCACGAATCCAACCATGAGAGAAAAATATCAATATTATGTGAATTTTGACCCCTCTAAATCCCGGGCTGATATACAAGAAACCTTGGTGAATTTAAAAAAAAAGATACTGTCCGCGTTTTTAAATTTATTCGATATTTACACTCGTTTCATTCTCTTCTACCAGTCGGGGTTTAAGAAGGTCGATAACCAGGTCTCTTTAAAAAGACCCAACCTGCATTTTATCACCTCGGATATAAGCGTAAGACCTGAAAACATGTATAAGTATTTTTATGACAATACAAATTTTCTTATTGACAACAAGAACATGATCCTTCGTGTGTTACAGAAAAAGATGTCACAACAGCGTGAACAAGAATCCAAGAATCTACTCGAATTTTCAACGAAATCCACGAGCGTGGAAGCCGCCAATGCAAATGTTGGTTTTTTTTCCAACATTATGGACAAGTTGAACTTATTGGAGAAAAAAGAACTTGTTCCGGTCTTTACCAACAAGGTCGTGGACCAGTTAGCGGTAGACCGTTACATGGACCCCGCTTGTCCAGAAGGAGAAAGCCTGTTTTGTAGTGGAAAAATAACCTGCACGGATATCTATGGCAATGAAATCGCCGGTCTCATGACGACCGAAAATACCTCTTATACAGGTGGAAAAACGTATTCAAATTGCGGGAGTTACACAGACCGGGTCGAATACAAAGATTGGATAGCGTCTCTTTCGAATAACTTATTAGGCGCCTCTACAGAAATCATCACCTATGATACGGACAAATGCACCATTACAAAGCCATGGAAACTATCTGGAACCAATACATCCTGCTATCTTACGGTAGAAAAGGCTCAGGATGCCTTTCTACAAACGAACGAGGTAAAAAATGAACTCCTTGTCGGAAGTGTCATCTTGTTAGAGGCATCTTTTCTGGAAGACTACTTCAGTTCTAATCCGGAAAGTATTTTTAACTTGAACCATCCGACCGAAAATATTCAGGTTCAGCGTCTACGATTCAAAGGTAATATAACAGAGAATAACAACTATGATAAATCCAATCGAATCCTCGAAACAAATCAAGACATTGATATGTTGAAAAAGTTACCCAAAGTATTTGTCAATAAAAACATCTATTACAAGGGTAAGATTACTCAAATTACCAAAGAAGGGTATGATTTGATTATCCCGGATGAATACGGAATTAAGGTAGCCGGGATAAAGAAAGAGAACCTCTTTATGCCGAATGTAAGTTATTTAAACACACTGAATGAAACCTTAACCGACGCAACGGTCAACAGTCTTCCTCGTCCAATGTGTTCTGGTTCGTTTTCCAAGTGCACTCAGAAACCGAAGATTTTGTTTGACCCGACGGATACCATGAAAAAGAACATGATAAATTTTTATGAAAAGTCGTCTCCTTATCTGTTAACGTCTACGGAAATCGCAGACAATTGTCCATCCAGTGTGTCTTCTTCGGGATTTTCCGTATTTTAAGCATTGGGTTCTTCCGCCTTTTCCGCCACCTTTTCAAACTTCTTTTTCGTTCCACCTTCATAAGGGTTAGCATAACCGTTCTGAATGAGCCACTCATGAACACGAACTTGGGTTTCGGGGATAGTAATCTCAACAAGGAGTCGTCCGTATTTGTCAAAAGCGCCGCAATCCAGTTTGACGGTTTTATTCAAAATGAGTTCGGTCAATTTGTCTCGGACTTCGTAACCCTTTTTCTTTTCCTCGAGGTTTTTCGTGCGAAGCTCAGGTGTATCTACATGGGAAATCCGACAATTCCATTTGAATGCCTTTCCCATGTAATCAAAGACCACGTGGATGGTGTCACCATCATACACTTTAACCACCACGGCCGAAGTGCTGTAACCATCCAGTGAAAAGAAAGGAGTGTCGTTGCTCATTGTATACTAATGATGGTCTTCTTTATATCGTTAATCTAACACAACCTTATCCTCTTGCACCGTGCCAAGTCTCACAAGCGCCTTTGATGTTTTATACACGTTGTAATCATACACAACCACCGGTGTTTTACTTTGGTCTAGCGCATACATCTTGTTTCCATATTTCTTGGCATACAGCTTGATTTTGACCTTTGACTCGACTGGGGCATTTGTCTCGCGAATGGCCGTATCCTTGTAATCCGGGTCGTTGACAAGATGAACGTCCCGGCTCTTGATATTTTTGCTTGTAGGCATCGGATACCGATAACATTTGTCCTTGTTGGTATGATTGAGAGCACAGTCTATCGATACCTCTTTCAACGCATCTAAAAATTTAGTCGACAGTCTCGCCTTTCTCTCCATAATATCATACAGAGATTCATCGGTGGTCAATGAATTGTCTGCGGACTTGATATCATAAAACTGGTCTAAATTTACCTCCTCGCCTATCACCGTCAAATAAAGGAACACCTGGACGGTTTGTAAATGCTTGGGTAAGTCCGAATGACTACGAATACGTCGTGCACGTCCAATCACCTGGTTGATACGCACGTGATGCCAATAAGGTTCCATGATATGTACAAAACGAGTATTCTTTAGGTCAATGCCCTCTGCTCCCGAGGATGTAATCATGAGCACCTTTATAATTTCACCATGAAGATTGGTCTTTTGAGGAAAGAGCTCAGAGAGCTGGGTTTGCAAGTGATGAGGGATTTTCTTGAAGTCATTGTTGTAAATGTTACGGATGATTTCCTTTTGTTCGGCCGTTTCTGTGCCCGTATACAGAGAGAAATAATGATTTTCAACATATTCGGAAGGACTATACATACTAATAATGTCGAGACTGTAATTGCCTTTGTCTCGTTTAATTCTCAGCTCTTTGAACCCATGATACAACATGGCCAGTCGAAAGAGTCCAATCCCTTCCAGTGTGCGAAATGTGGAATAGAGGAGATGACATCCATGGTTTGTCTTGTCCATGAGATTGGCTAAAATCCTCTTGAACTTGGAGCTATAGACCGAGAGAACGTCGGGTAAATCAGTGGTTGTGCTTACATATTTGGGAAGATTAGACTCAAAACATTCCGACGCATGGTCTTTTAAATAAGCAAGCGTTTTATCCATGCGTTCTTTGTAGTCGTCCAATATCTTCATTTTTCCATTTTGTTTTCTCTCTAGGACATCGGTCTCGTCGTATAGACCATCCACATTGTCCAACATATCGACGTCCGAGACAGCATCTCCAAACTCTTCCGTCACCTCCTTTAGAACAACGCCTTCCAGTGGATGTTCGGCGTCTCTCGGAACCCCTTTTACCCCGGGCAAAGGGCGCGGGAGGCCTTCGGGAAAAACAAAATTACATGCAGACCGAGAGAAGAAGCGATAAGAGGAGGATGTGCCAAGGTCCGGTTCGTCTGCGTCCACGTTTCCCTTTTTCTTTGCCTTGAGGTCTTGTTCTCGCTCGTCTCTTCGCACATTGGCATAGTATTTTAACTGGTGCATACTCATTTTACACTCTTGGATATGGATGGATTCTCCATCCGCTGTCTCCACCATGTCCGGCATGAGTTCACGTTTGTCCCCTAAATAAGAGACCATGCCCACAATTCGAGATTGAAAGAACTGTTTGGATTTCATCTCGTTCGTGGCGGAGACAAAATAACTGTTAAACTCTTCCTCGACGTCTGGAAATCGTTTGAACTTGACCAGGGTTGTTTTTTTGACTTTAAAATCAGTCTGTTTCTTCAAAAAGGTTTCAATCCTTTCCTTAAAATCTTGAAAATAGGCTTGTCCAGGTTCTTCATAGACGAGTTTGCCTTGGTCATCCTTGATAAACCCATAGGGATTTTTCAGCAGTCGAAGCTGCTTGGTGCTTTCCTTGTATTCTAAAAGGTCAATACTGGTTTCTTTCTTGAGTAGGTTCTCAAAATAGGCTTTGTTGAGATGGGGGACCTTCGGGTCTATCGTAAAATCAACGGCCTTGGTATATCCTCCAATCAAATTAAACAACACGCCTAGTTCCGAAGGATAGTTGATAAAAGGTGTTCCGGTCAACGTGACCACGCGCACGTTCTCTGCTTCCATGATATAGTGATACAGTTCCTTGGACAAGGAAGCCTTTTTATTGGAAAGCTTGTTCTTGATACGACTGACAAAGTTGTGTGCTTCGTCAATCACAATCGTGCTGTTGTCAAATGGATTGTGTTTGTCGCTGGGCTTGTAGACACGTTTCCATTTCTCTTGAGTGAGACCGTTGTAGTTAATAAAGTGATACTTGAGGTCAATCATCAGGTCAATCTGTTGATTGATTTGGTCCTTTTCTGTCAAAGAAAGAGTCTCGTAATTAGAGGCCCCTTTTTCTTGGACCATCCAAACTCCCTTTACCTTATTTAGATAGGTTGTAAACGGATGACCTACCACATCCTCCGGGTCAATCTGAAACAAGGTATAAATAGAGGACCGCTTCGTGGCATCAACCGGCTCAAACTTCCATGCGTGTTTCAGTCGAAACAATTGATTTCCGCAAAATTTCATTTGGGTTCGATAATTGGCCTGTAACGACGCAGGCGTCATAATAAATATCTTTTTGTTTTGAACCATCCCCTCTAAGAGGGAAATAGAGGTGCATGTCTTACCCGAACCCAGTCCATGATAAATGAGTAATCCTCTGTAAGGCGTATAAGTATTTAAATAATGGGTGACGATTTCTTGATGTAACATTTTCTCAAATGGTTTGTTTTTGTTTGCAAAAGAGGCGTCTTCTTCCGAGAGATGTATGCCTCCAATCTCTTCCTGGATATCTTTGAAGAATCCGTAACGATTGTTGAAATAATGGGGTTTGATTTCTAGATGCGGAACATCCAAATAATGTTTGTATTTTTTGACGAGTTCGTCGTCCGTGTCAAAGACAATGGGTTCCATTCGTTTGGTCTTTCTCGGTTCGCGTTTCTTTCCGGTCTCTTTGAGGGACGGTTCAAAGGCAGCTTTTTCCAATACAATCTGTCGTCCTGTCTTGACAGGAATGCCTATGCGAATGGGCGTGGGCCGTTTAAATTTTTGATAGAGCGCCTTTTTGTCTCTCTCAATGCGTATCTTTAATTTTGGATATTGAAAGGGGATGTTTTCTACAGGCTTCACTTTAAAATAGTTTGAAGGGGGCATACATTAAAAGAAGAAATTAAACAGTCCAGGTTTAACATCAATACGGTTACTTGTCTTTTCGCTGGTTCTCGTATTTTTCGATTTTGGTAAGTGCATCTAAACACGCCAGCTGTTCAGCCTTTTTCTTGATTTTATGTGTGCCAGAACCAAGGAATACAAAGGGATGTGTATCGACATGTATCTGGTCAAACGTCTTGATGTCTTCGAAGGGCCTTGCGTCCGAAGGATTCAACACATGGATATTGTCAGTCAAACATAAAAAGACGCCCATGTGGTATCGCATGTCTTCGTCTTGGGTTAGAATGATATAGTGAGGAGTCCGCTTAAACTCCTTCTGTATTTTTACCTGTAAAATGTTTTTAAAATTGTCATCTGTTTCGAGTATTTCGTTCCAATCCACAAAATGTTCATAAATGTATTCTATGAACAACTGACAATATTGAAAGCCAACACCCACATTAAACACATGGACAAATTTGACATCTTCCACTTGGTTTAAGTTTGCGTCTAAAAACAACGCACCTAAAAACGCCTCAAAAAGACAACCCAATTTCTTATAATTGACTCGTGTCTTCTTTTCCTCTGCGTTTCGAGAAATAATAAACCATTGCTGTAATCCTAGCTTGTAGGCGAGCTTTCCGATGTGCTCGTTCTTGACGAGACAAATTTTCTTCTCTGTCATGAACCCTTCATCCGCATCTGGGAAACGCTTGTATAAATACATTTTGGTAATGGCCTCTAAAATACCATCTCCCAAGAATTCAAGCCTTTCGTTCGAATGTTGTTTCAACTCCATGCAGTTGGACACTTTCTGAAAATGAACATTGTCCGTTTTCAGGTAGGACCTATGGACGAAAGAACGCTTGAATAAATTCAAGTTGTTCACCTTATAATTTATATGAAAAGATTGAAACAAGGTGTCCAATTCCTGTAAAGTAATTTCTTTATTTTTAGTGTTATAAGGGTTTGTTCTGTCCTCCATCTCTACATCCTCGCTGTAATTCTTTAAACGTTTTTAGTTTCGTTAAAATATTGTATTTTTATAATGACCACATTAATTGTGAAAGATATTTCTGGTCTAGACCAGAAATTATTAGGGTTCGAAGAAATAAAAAATATGATAGTAAGAAAGTCCTTGAATTTTAATTATGGTCAAATCAATGAAAAGTTAACCGTTGGCTATTCCTCTGCGATTAACCTCGAGGTCAACGGGGTTTATGACCTGGATGTATCAGGTCGTTCCTTTTTCAGTGACATTGATTGTAGAGGTAATGCAAATGTGTCTTATCGTCTATATGCCAGAAACGTTTCGATTGAAGAGGACCTGAATGTTTCGCGAGATGTGCGTATCCAGCGTAGTCTTCTTACACTGGACAATGCTTCGTTTCAAAAGAATGTCTATATTACACATTTAGACGTATCGAATGTCTCGGTGAAACAAGATATTCTTGTCTCTAGAAATAGTTATTTGGGAGGGATTCTCAACGTCTCTGAGAATGCTTCATTCGCATCTAATCTCCAGGCCAAGAACGTCTCCATCGTAGAAGACCTGGCCGTGTCAAGAAACAGTTACCTTGCAGGGATACTCAACGTTTCATCCAACGCATCCTTTGCCCGAGAATTGAAAGCTCGGAACGTATCGATTGTGGAAGACCTGATGGTGTCAAGAAACAGTTACCTTTCGGGTATACTGAACGTGTCGGCAAACGCCTCTTTTGCTTCGGATGTTAAAGCGCGGAACGTGTCCATTGTAGAAGACCTGACTGTGGCGAGAGACACCTATCTTTCGGGTATCATGAACGTATCATCCAATGCGTCTTTTGCGTCCGCGTTACAGGCGCGGAACGTCTCCATCCTAGAAGACCTGATGGTGGCAAGAGACACCTATCTTTCGGGTATCATGAACGTCTCGGCAAACGCGTCTTTTGCCTCGGACGTTCAAGCGCGGAACGTGTCCATTGTGGAAGATTTATCGGTGGCAAGAAACAGTTACCTTTTAGGAACATTGGATGTCCAAGCCAATGCCAATTTTGTGTCAGATGTCCAAGCTCGTAACGTTTCCATCGCGGAAGATTTATCGGTTTCGAGAAATTCTTATCTTTCAGGAACATTGGACGTTCAGGCTAACGCCAATTTTGTGTCGGATGTTCAAGCGCGGAACGTTGCCATCGCGGAAGATTTATCGGTTTCAAGAAATTCTTATCTTTCGGGAACATTGGACGTGTACCAGAATGCGTCTTTTGCGTCGGACGTTCAAGCTCGGAACGTCTCCATCCTAGAAGACCTGTCAGTAGCAAGGAACACGCGTCTATCCGGTTTATTGAATGTAAAAGAGAATGCTTCTTTTGCGTCCGCGTTACAGGCTCGGAACGTGTCCATCGTGGAAGATTTATCGATTTCGAGAGATACTCGTATCATGGGTTCTTTAACGACTCAAGCCAATGCCTCTTTCGCGTCCACGTTGCAAGCCAGGAACGTGTCCATCGTGGAAGACCTGTCCGTAGCAAGGAACACGCGTCTAGCCGGAACCTTGACCACTCAATTGAATGCTTCTTTTGCCTCCACGTTACAGGCTCAGAACGTGTCGATTGTGGAAGACTTGTCCGTAGCAAGAAACACGCGTCTAGCCGGAACCTTGACCACTCAATTCAATGCTTCCTTTGCGTCTGCGTTACAAGCCAGGAATGTGTCCATCGTGGAAGACCTGGATGTAGCAAGAAATACTCGTATCGAGGGTGTATTGAATGTAAAAGAGAATGCTTCTTTTGCGTCCGCGTTACAGGCTCGGAACGTCTCCGTTCTAGAAGACCTAGAGGTTTCAAGAAATACTCGTATCGCGGGTTTATTGAATGTAAAAGAGAATGCTTCTTTCGAAACCACATTACAAGCCAGGAATGTTTCCATCGTGGAAGACCTAGAGGTTTCAAGAGATACTCGTATCGATGGTTTATTGAATGTAAAAGAGAATGCTTCCTTTGCGTCCACGTTACAAGCCGGGAACGCGTCCATCGTGGAAGACCTGTCCGTCGCAAGGAACACTCGTCTATCCGGAACCTTGACCACTCAATTGAATGCTTCTTTTGCCTCCACGTTACAAGCGAGGAACGTATCCATCGTGGAAGACTTGAATGTGTCAAGGAACACGCGTCTAGCCGGAACCTTGACCGCGCAATTGAATGCTTCTTTTGCGTCCACGTTACAAGCCAGGAATGTGTCCATCGTGGAAGACCTGTCCGTCGCAAGAGATACTCGTATTGAGGGTTTATTGACGGTAAAAGCAAATGCTTCTTTTGGGGCCGCCTTAGAGGCTCAGAATGTCTCCATTCTAGAAGACCTTTTGGTTTCAAGAGATACTGGTCTAACCGGGACCTTGGCGGTGCAAGGGAATGCTTCCTTTGCGTCCACGTTACAATCTCAGAACGTGTCGATTCTAGAAGACCTAGACGTTTCGAGAGACACTCGTATCTCGGGCTCCTTGACGACTCAGGCCAATGCTTCTTTTGCGACCACGTTACAAGCTCGGAACGCGTCCATCGTGGAAGACCTGTTGGTTTCTAGAGATACTCGTATCACAGGTTCCTTGACCACTCAGGCCAACGCTTCTTTTGCGACCACGTTACAAGCTCGGAACGCGTCCATCGTGGAAGACTTGTCCGTCGCAAGAAACACTCGTCTAGCAGGAACCCTGGCCACGCAATTGAACGCGTCTTTTGCGACCACGTTACAAGCTCGGAACGTGTCCATCGTGGAAGACTTATACGTTTCTAGAGATGGTCTTATTATTGGAACCTTGTCAACAGGAACCTTGTTGGTCCAATCGAATGCTTCTTTTGCGACCACATTACAATCTCATAACGTCTCCATCGTGGAAGACCTGTCCGTAGCAAGGAACACTCGTCTAGCCGGAACATTGTTAACCCAGTTAAACGCTTCTTTTGCGTCCACGTTACAGGCACGGAACGTGTCCATTGTAGAAGACCTACAGGTTTCGAGGAATGCCCGTATTGATGGTTTATTGGCGGTTCAAGCCAATGCCTCTTTCGCCACCACGCTACAAGCTCGGAATCTATCCATTGTCGAAGACCTGGAGGTTTCGAGAAACACTCATCTAGCCGGAACCTTGGCGATAGATTCAAATGCCTCTTTCGCATCTACCCTACAAACCCGGAATGCCTCCATTGTAGAAGACTTACAAGTTTCAAGGAACACTCGTCTAGCCGGAACCTTGACAGTTCAAGCCAATGCTTCTTTCGCCTCCACACTGGAGGCGCGAAACGCGTCTATTTATTATTTGAATGTCTCTGGAAACACGGACATGATGGGTAGGCTCACAGTGAAAGAGAATGTCTCTATGGCGGAGACGTTGGATGTGCGAAACGTCTCCATTGTCCAAGACTTAAATGTCAATCGAAACGCTTTTATCAAAGGGTCTATGGTCGTAGACTTCAATGCCTCTTTCGGAACAACGATTCAAGCCCGCAATGTATCCATTCAAGAAGACCTCATTGTGTATCGAGCCACCGAGTTGGTAGGCACTCTTTTGGCAAAAGGCGCGACCACCTTTGATAGAGAAGTTACCTTGAACAATCGTTTAAACGTTTACAATGTTTCGGTAACCCAAAACCTGCACGTCACGGGATTAACCACATTGCGTGGCAATGTATCCATAGAAAACAACGCCACAATGAACACGTTGTATGTGATAGGAGAATCAAGACACAACAACCTTATATGTAATACAAGTGCGGTCATTCAAGGTCCGCTGAATGTGACTCAACTGACGACATTGGGAGAGTTGACTTCAACCAATGCCTCTTTCAATACGATACGGGTGAATCAAAACGCTTCGTTTAACAACAACCTATATGTCCAGAACAATGTCTCCGTGGACGGAGCCCTTGTGGTACAAGGTTCAATCACAGGGAATGGCACAGCCAAGTTTACCACACTGATTTATGACACATTACAGGCTACCAATACAACTGCTGTCAATCAAGTGGTCAACCAATTGACGATACAAAATTATTATTCACCTATCGGTGCGAATCCGCAAACTACAGTGAACGGTAATTTAGAGATTGTTGTGCCGACCGTCCTTAAACGAGACCCCCTCAACGCGCGGATAAATGGCATCACCTTTACAGACAATACCGTGCTTGAGATGAGCTCAGGGACAAGTATTGTCATGAAGCCGAACTCCACTCTGAAACTAGAGACCGGAGCAAATGCCACCTTTGACGACGGTTCCGTTGTATTCTTTAATTGTTCTACCACCACCTTTAAGAACATCACCTTGAATGGACGTATCATTACTACATCGGACCGAAAATTAAAAAAGAATATACAGCCTCTTATGGATACCTTGGACCAGGTTAAACATATTCATGGCCATCGTTACCAGCGTATTGACGAAGATACGGACCGCGTTCAGATTGGATTGATTGCTCAGGAGGTGGAACAAACCTATCCCGAACTGGTGTCAGAAGAAGGCGGCACAAAGCGTGTAGATTATATCTCTTTTATTGCCGTGTTGCTCGGGTGTATCCAGGAATTGGAGTCCCGGGTTGTCCTTTTAGAAAATAAAATATAGGAGTAAAGTATAATGCCTCGCCGTATTCAAGTTGCTCTTATTACCAATCAGTCCACTTGCGGTGGAAACAAGAAAGCAGGTCTCGTTTGCACGATTGGCTCGCGTAATTATTCCCATGTCCAGCGAAAAACTGCTCCAAATATCAAGATGGGATGCACCCGCGGCATTCCACCATCTTGTTGCAAACCTTAAACCAAACTAATTTAAACAGTCTGCTTGAATCTATAAAATGGCAACGCTCTACTTGGATTATCGCGAGTCTCGTCTCTTGGAAGAATGTGTCAAGATAAAGGACGAGCATCCCTCGATTGTAGTGGAAACCAAAAACTTGGAGGTCGGAGACATGACCTTTTCAAATTATCTAGTCGAAAGGAAAACATGGAGTGATTTAGAGGCCAGTATCAAAGACGGGCGTTACCATGAACAATCTTTTCGACTAGAAACTGCTCAAACCAATGGGTTCAAGGTGTATTATATGTTAGAAGGTTCACTTCTAACCTATAGTGGTTCATTGTCGAGAGACGCTCTACTCAGTGCCATGATTAACATGACCAAGAAAGGATTCTTTGTATTACAGCCGGCCAATGTAGAGGAAACAGCTCGGTATATCATGCGAATGGTCGATTTAAGCCAGAAAGAGACGGTTGTCATGACCTATGAAGAATCAAGCATCATCAAGAAAAAGAATAGCCATCTCAATCGAGACAACATTAGTCTATATATGCTTGCACAAATTCCCTATGTCAGTGTCTCGATTGCGACCGTGTTGATGGAAAAATATGGTCATGTAAAAGGATTGTTATTGGCCATGGAGAAAAACCCTAGGGAGATGGAAGAGTTTACCTATCCAAACAAGGACCCTACCAAGGTCAAACCCAAGCGACTGAACAAGAATGTCATTCAGAACCTAAACCTCTTTTTATCGTAAGGCGAGAGTCATGGCTCCAGGATTTCCCTGTGTTTGGTTTTCCTTGTCAAAGGATGGATATTGGTTCGCGTTATAGGGTGGATTTTGTCTCAGCGTATCGCTATCACAAGGCATTTCCTTTTTCTCATGGGGCACTCCGCCTTCTACGGGGTCGATAAAGTTATGACGTATTTCATACATTTCTTCTCCCTGTGCATTGTAAACCTTTTCTAGATGAAGGATAGGACACTTTAAGGAAATGGCTCGTTGCCATTCGATAAATTGCTTATAGTCTTCCAGGCCTTTTAATTGGATAGGATTTACACCGGGCACGCGCGCTTTTTGGGGGTCGTATAAAAAGATGTATTCGCCGTCTTTCACCAGGGTGGTTGGACAATGGCCTCCGACAAACGGCTCCGTGATTTCTTTTTGACTGCGTTGAACTAGGAACAATATACCCCATAAAAAAAGTATAAATACAACAAACAATACACGTTTATTCATTTTTATATAGGTATATATTATTATGGGTGTAGAAAGGATAGAACCAAGCAACTATAACCAAGGATTACAACGTATCCGAAAGATGACGTGCGTTGTGTTGGTCTTTCACCCTCAATGCGGACATTGTATTGAGATGCGTCCAAAATGGGAGATTACCAAGCGGATGGCTAACCCACGAGTGAAAATTGTCGAGGTCAATGGTTCGGCCATGCACGCCAATCCTGCCATGTCGGGTAGCCAGATAGGTAAAAACACCGATGGGTTTCCATCTTTGATAAGATTCGAAAAGGGGCGCATGGTTGAAAAGTATAACGACGAACGTTCACCTGAAAAAATGACAGAGTTTGTCAACCGTGCGGTAGAACCGTTGAAACGAAACAAACGTGTTGCGACCAAGGCAAAATCCCGCCGAAAGGCAAGAGGCAAGACGAGAAAATTGAAAAGAAAGAATTAAATCGTTTGAATCGAAAAGATGACTTCTCAACCAGTCGTTCAATACAAACTCTGCTGCTTTGACGTGAAAGATAACGATGGGTTCACGATTGACCTCTTTGGTATCGACGAACAGCGTGTGACGTATGTGACACGCATCACGGATTTCTGTCCTTTCTTGTATATTCGTGTCGGAGACGATTGGACCACGCATCAATGCGACGCATTCATGGCTCACTTCAGAAAGCATGAAAATGTAAGTGTTCGAATGAGCATCAAGTCGATGGTGAATTACAAGATTGTCTCACGCAAGGCGTTGTATGGGTTTGACGGAGGAAAGTATCATACCTTTATTTACATCACCTGTAAAGATATGAAACTGATTTATGCCATCAAGCAACTCTATTACAACAAGGAAAGTGCCAAGGTGTTCCCCTATATCTACGAAGGCACGCAGACGACGCTGTATGAATGCATGGTTCCTCCGTTGTTGCGTTTCTTTCATATCCAAGAGATTAGTCCTTCTGGATGGATACAGATTCACGATTACGAGAAAGTGAAACACAAGGCGACGCATTGTAAGGTAGAAATATCATGTTCTTCTCAATCGGTTCGACCGATTGACAAGGATACCTTTGTTCCCTATAAGATATGCAGTTTTGATATTGAAGCCAGCAGTAGTCACGGTGACTTTCCAGAGGCCATCAAAGATTACAAAAAGGTCGCTTACGATATGGTGTATCATTTGGAAAAGGTGACCAAAGAGGATTATCCGACTCTTATCAAGGAGCTCATCTTGAATGTATTTGACAAGAAACAGACCTTGACGATTGACCGTTGTTATCCGAAGAAGCCGCCATCCGAAGACAAGCTTCTCTTGTGTATCAAAGGACTGATGTCATACAAGATTGTGAAAAAGGAAGAGACCGAGAACAAGATACAAAAATACTTTCAGGTGGAGGAAACAGAACAGGAACATGAACATGAAGACGATGTCGAAGATGCGTATTCGAAGAAGGTTCAATACAAGACGATTGAAGCCCAATCAGACTTGGTTGATTTCTTGAGCAATCCATCGATTGACACGCCCGTGAAAATCGTGTATCTCATGGATGTATTGGGTCAGCTATTTCCTGCGCTGGAAGGAGACCAAGTGACGTTTATTGGGTCCACGTTCATGTCCTATGGGTCAGAACAATGTTCGCTTCAGCATTGTATTTGCGTCCAAGACACGGATACCCTTTTGGATCAGCATACACTGGAATGCTACAAGACCGAAAAGGAAGCATTGGTCGCGTGGAGTGAGCTGATTCGGCGAGAAGACCCCGACATTATCATTGGATATAACATCTTTGGTTTCGATTTCAAGTTCATGCATGAACGGTCGCAAGAGCTAGATTGTGTAGAAGCCTTTATGAACCTGGGACGAGCCAAAGAATATTCTTGCGAGGTAGAAGAGACGAAGATTGTTCTAGCGTCTGGACCCTATGACCTGACTCGTATACCCATGACGGGACGTTTGTTGATTGATATGTATACCTACATGCGAAAAGAGTTCAACCTGTCGTCGTATAAGCTAGACTCGGTCGCAGGATATCTCTTGAGCGACACCGTGAAGCGTTACGAAAATGAAGAGAACACCTCTCGTATTTGGAGTAAGAATTTGAAAGGTATCGAAGTCGGATGCTTTATCCATTTTGAAATCATCAACCATTCATGTGACCTCTATGAGGAAGGACGCAAGTTTCAAGTCATCGAGTGTTACAAGGATGGGTTTCGGATTCAAGGGACACTGAAGGGGACCGAGACGCTGACTTGGGGGCTTGCCAAGGACGACGTTTCCCCTCAGGAGATTTTCAAATGGACCCATCAAGGCCCTTCGAAACGCGGTCTGATTGCGAAATACTGTATTCAGGATTGTAATCTCGTGCATCAAATCTTTCAAAAAGTGGACATCTTGACGACTTTCGTAGAGATGAGTAAGCTCTGTAGTGTGCCGATTGACTTCTTGGTGATGCGCGGCCAAGGTATCAAAGGAACCAGTTACGTGGCAAAGAAATGCCGAGAAAACGATGTCTTGATGCCCTTTATCTCCAAAGGGAATCCGTTTGAACTTTACGAGGGAGCGATTGTGCTTGAGCCTAAATGTAACTTGTATCTGGAAGACCCGGTGGCTTGTCTCGATTATGGGTCACTGTATCCCTCTTCCATTATCAGTGAGAATCTTTCACATGACAGCAAGGTATGGACCAAGGAATACGACACGGCTGGGGCTATCAAGACCGACAAGTTTGGAAAGGAACTCATTACGGGTATACGCGACAAAGAAGGCAATTTTATCTATGACAACCTGGAAGAATACGACTATGTCGATGTGACCTACGATACCTTTGAATATAAAAAAACAGGTTCGAGTGCCTCGGTCAAGGTGCTCACCGGTTTCAAGGTATGTCGTTTTGCACAATATCCCGATGGAAAGAAAGCGATTTTACCTTCTATTTTACAAGAGCTCTTGGCAGCACGTAAAAGCACCAAGAAACAAATGGAGAAGGAGACCGACCCTTTTCAAAAGAATATCTTGGACAAGCGACAGCTCAGTATCAAGGTCACCGCAAACAGTTTATATGGACAATGTGGTGCCAAGACCAGCACCTTTTACGAGATGGACGTGGCAGCCTCGACAACTGCGGTGGGTCGTAAACTGTTGAAATATGGCAAGGAAGTTGTGGAAACGGTATACAAGGACACTTGGGTTGATACCAAATACGGAAAGATGCATACCGCGGCGGAATACATTTATGGAGATACGGACTCGGTCTTCTTCACCTTTCATCTTTCCCAAGACGGCAAGAAGGTAGAACCGCAACGTGCGCTAGAGGTGACGATTGAACTCGCGCAGGAAGCTGGTGCATTGGCGACGCGTTTCTTGAAGAAACCGCATGACTTGGAATACGAGAAAACATTCCTACCGTTTTGTCTCTTGTCGAAGAAACGATATGTAGGGATGCTTTATGAATATGACCCGACCTATTGTAAGCGCAAGTCGATGGGTATTGTCTTGAAACGACGTGACAACGCTCCGATTGTGAAAGATGTTTACGGAGGCATTATTGACATTCTCATGACGGAAAAGGATGTTCAAAAGTCGATGGATTTCTTGAACACAATGTTGCTTCAAATTGTTCAGAAGAAGGTTCCGATTGAGAAACTCATGATAAGCAAGTCGCTGCGGTCCTTTTACAAGAATCCAAAACAGATTGCGCATCATGTGTTGGCTGAGCGCATCGGTATTCGAGACCCTGGTAACAAGCCGGCTCCAGGTGACCGTATCAATTACATTTACATTGTCAATCCAAAAGCAAAACTTCAAGGAGACCGTATCGAAACCCCCGCGTTTATCGAACAGAACAAGTTGAAGATTGATTATGGTATCTACATTACAAATCAAATCATGAAACCCGTACTGCAACTCTTTACGTTGGTCTTGTATGACATGCCAAAGTTTAGACGAAGAAAGGCGAGTTTCCTTTTGGAGCTACAGACCTTGAAACAGAGCTTGGAATTTGAAAAATATGAAAAGAAGGAACAGGTGCTCAAACAAAAAGAAGCAGAGAAGATTTTGTTTGAAAACATCCTTCGTGACAATCAGAACGACAAGGCGGGGAATCAGGCCATGACCAGTTTCTTTAAAAAGGCAAACTAGGCATAAGTATTTTAACGATTGTAATACCAGTTCATGGAAAGGTAATTTTGTATGTTATCTGACATGGAGGTATCGATCGAGGTGCGATTCGGTCCTTTGCTGTAAAGACTTTGAATGTCATCGTAATGAATGGCACTGTCGTAGTAACGAAGGGAAGAAATGAATCCATTGAACCCGCCATCTGAATCACCAATCAAGGTATCGTAATAATTTTGTCTCGGTAAATTATTTAATTTTTTTCTCTGGGTTAAAATGCCATTGAGATAGATGTCTACCGTGGTATTCTCTACGCGAATGGTAACACACATCCATTTTTTGAGAGGAATATTTTTGATGTGTATGGTTTCTAAAAAGTCGCTGCTTTTGGAACCAGAGTCAAAGGTATTGACGACAAGCACTAACCCGGCGTGTAAATTTTTATCGCCATACAATGAATTATCTGCGGCATTTTTGGTAATAAACAAACCGGGTGACGCATTCAATAGTTCATTCACGACCCCCGAGTTAATCTTTGGCACTGCAACGCCCGTGATACCAGGTTCTTGACTTCCCTTAGAGAATACACGCTGATAGAGGTTATTGTCAATCTTGTTTAGGTCCTCAATATACACCCATACATTCCAGGTATATTCTAGCCCGTATTCTTGATTGATAGACCGATAGATGGGCACACTCTTATCTACATTTGGATTGGTAGAGACAACCTTTAATTTATTGGCACTGACCATTCCATCTATCAAAATGGGGCTTTTGCTATTCATCCAGTATTGTTGGATGAGCGAAACGCCTATATTAAAAGCAGCCATAAAAAGCAAGAATAGAGCCATGACAAAGACAAACCGACTAATCGTCGTATTCGAATTTACAAACTCCGCACCTCTTGCCATATAGCCGGGCGGCGCGGCACCTTGGATTTGTTCCCTTGCGTTTTCCGCTCGTTTTTGAACCACTTCTTTAAAATTGGCAGCCTTTTCTTTGACTGCTTCTTTCAAGGAACTCGCCATGTTTGATGTTTTGTCTACAATCTTCTTGAAATTCCCGCTAATGGTAGAAGGACCCCTGGATTGGTTCATTATAGAAAAGAGATATTAAAATAAAATAAATTTGGCAACTTCCTCCGAGTCTTGGTAGAACGTAAAGTTGGCTTTGTAACGGTTCAACAAATTTCCGAATAAATTGTCACTAAATCCGGCTTTGTAAATGTCCCACACCTCTTGTGGAGACAAAAACCGACCGTAGTATCGAGCGTTTGAAATACTTCCGGAAAACCCCTTGTTTCCTTTGCACAGATACAGCTTGTCCGCCGTCTTGGGAGTAAATAAGGGGGATGGGTTCAACTGTGTATCGATGAGTTTTCCATTGATGTAGGTGTCGGTGGAATTTGCGTCAAAACAGACCACCATGTTTACCCACTTTTGTATCGGGATATTCTGAATGGTAATGGTTTGGTTTTTCATTCGGGTTGAGCCGACTTGTCCATCGTAAACGTCATAGCGTATCAATAAATTGTTTTCGTTCTTGTCCAAAATGAGTTCGGTGGGTGTTGCGCCGACTCGGTCGAGGGAGAGAATGTTTTTCTCTGACCCAAAATCGGTATTCCAGTCATCGATATAGACCCACGTGCTTAGACTGAAGCTGGCCGTAGGAATAGGCAAATTGGAATAGACAAACTCTTCCTTTGCGTTTTTCGGAGAATCAAGAATCTGGTTGTAGGTTTTAAACATGGACAGGGAAGAGGCTAGCAATAGACCTAAGACCAAGATAAAGATAACCAGAATAATTTTGGTCGCACCCGTCACTTGGTCCGTAAGGACGAAATAGATGGCAATAATAAAAATAATCACCAACAAGATGGAGGTTAAGGAGGTTATTTCCATTGTATATTAAAAGGATATATATTTTCATACAGGCGGAGTTTTATTGTGAAACTGCTGATATATCTTCTGTATTTTATCTGCAGTCAAAGGATACTCATAATATTTCATGTTGCATATACCTCCAATGTTTTCATTGCTATCTGACCCTACCAGAAGAAGCTCGTCGGAGTATATTTGGGTGAGGGCGTTGTAGGTTCCTACTAAATTATTGTTGATAAAGAGGTCTAATGTTCCGTATTGATAATTAAAGACAATATGGTTCCATCTCTGATACAATATCTTATTTGTTTTATACAGTTGTCTCCGATTGGTGGTCTCCCCTTGATTGATTTCGACCGATAGTTCCTTTGTAGAGGGCGTGTAGTATAGCGAGGGCTTGGTGCCAAAACTCACAATCATTTGCTTGTCCGCACAAAATTCCAGGGTATTAAAGTATACCCAAAAAGAACACGAATAATGATACATGTTTCCGTCAATGACCGAAGGCTTTCCCATTAATACATAGGGGATGGTCAATACGGTGTCTCCGCTTGCGCGAACGGTAGAGTAAAGTAGTTGAAGCGCTTCTACCACACCCAGCAATTGAGGATTGTTACGGATTTTTTCTTGTATTTTTTTCTTGTATTCATTCTTCTTCTCTTCGAGTGTCTTCAATCTGCTATCTATTTCTGGGTTGATATCTTCACTCATGTCTTGAAAGATGAGTTGTTTATACCTTTCCAACGCATTATACCATCCATAGAGAGACTGACTGTCTTGGGTTTCCAACGTGGTAAACCCTTCCTTCGCACCTTCTTTTTGAGCTTCTTTTTGCTTTTCCCGTTCCTTTTGCTTTTTCAAGTCATTCTGTTCTAAATAGACCACAATTTGTCTCGTCCATCTCTCGTAGAATGGTTTGCTATAGAATATTTTCTCATAGAGCTCGTTTCGGCTCATGGAGATGGAAGCCTCCTGCAAGGAGATGGGACGTTCAATCAAGGTAATGCCGTCTTGTTTCGACCACTCCTTTTGTATTTCTGGGAAAATGAAAAACAGAATGACATACAAAATCAAGACAACCAAAAGAATAAAGGTGGTAGAAGGTGTGTCGGCATAATCCTTTTTCATATAATCGACCAAGTCGCGAAGTAAACAGGGGATATACATGATGAAGTCAATGATAAGACGAAGAATGGGGCTATTCAAGGGAGCGCTATCCCCTCGATATAACACGGCAAGCAATAACACAAAAAATCCCATGGTCAAGAGAAAAGAATATTGCAACATGGTCGAAGTGGTTTCAACAAATTGGCGATAGACCAATATAAATGCCCAGGTCAACAGGATAGCAAACAGAACAAATTTACCTACCCTTAAGAAATGAGGCCAAAAAAAGGCCAAAGACTCGGGAAGGGATTCCGAAGTATCCTCTTTAAAATGAGACTCGATAAAATAGAATATACCAAAAGAGATAAAAAAGAATATAAATATCATAGACAATTTGAACCGGTCCAAGATATGATAAGGGTTTACCATAAAGACAAACACTCCGATGGAAAGGAATACGAAGAGTAGTAGTAGGAAGAAAAATTTCGAATTGGAAGAATACGTATAGGTGGCGTTTCCATCCATTTGATATTATAGTATATTATAGTATAGTATTTTGAATATTAAATATTTTCCATAGCGGTCTTTTCTCCGTGACAATTGCGACACAAAGCCGCAAGATTTTCGACTTCATTGGACCCCCCATGTTCCAGTCGTATCTCATGGTCCACCTCAAACCATGCCGTTAGGGATTGTTGGCACTTTTTACATTTCCATCCTTGCTGAGAGGCCACGTACTTCTTTTTTGTCTCACTCACGCTACGACTGGTTGAATTTTTGCCCGAGGTCCGTATCCGTTCCGCGGGGTCCTTTTGTAAAAAAGGTTGTATCATGTCTTTGGTTTGTCGGTCTATCGGCATGACCTGAATGTATTGTCTAAACGCATTCATAAAAGACATGCTTTCGGTAGGGTTACGGTGTATCATGAGATAAAATCCCAATCCAAACACAAGTATACCCGCCATTTTGTAGTATTTCTGATGTGTCTTGAGACTATTCAGAATGAAATTATCGTGATAGGTATTGTAGAGGAATCCGCCCGTCAATAGGACAATGATGAATTTCACATTCATTGTAATGCATAGAGATAATAAATGACGAGACAAACCACCAGGATAAAGTAAATATGATGATTTCTTTCACGTCTTTGTTGGTCTGTTCTGTAAAATGTATCATAATCTAGATAGGGTTTGTTTTTTTCACGATGATAGAGACGATAGATTAGATAGACGTATTCTTGCAGACCCTTTTCGCTATCGTAGTAACAATGAATCGGATGCTTGTTTAACAGAGGATATAAAATGTCCTGGTCTTCGCCCGAGACAAAATAAGGGATACAAGAGAATAGTTCCTTTATTTTTTTGCGGTTTACCTTGTTGGGCTCATAATAGGAGATACTTTTTTTGAGGTAAGAAAAAAGAACCTCATGATCATTCATCCTTGTATAAAATATATAAATAAAACCCTTTTCTTTTACTAGATGTATCAAAAACCCAAATGTAATAATTGCGGAGGCAATGGCCACTTATTTTTTAACTGTAAACGACCGATTACAAGCCTTGGGATTGTTTGTTTTCGTGTCAATTTGAAAGATGAAATCGAATATTTGCTTATCCAGCGAAAGGATACGCTTGGGTATGTGGATTTTTTAAGAGGAAAATATTCAGAGAAAAACGTGTTTCAATTGAAGAATATTCTCATGGAAATGACCGAGAAGGAGAAGACGCTCATTCTCACGAAAGGGTATCCTGAATTGTGGGCGAAGCTATGGAACAAGAATGAAGAAGAATACGATACGTCGAACCGAGACAAATTTGACTTTATCAAGAAAACCAACAAGGAATTATTTGAGGTGGCCTCGCCCTGGACAGAGCCCGAATGGGGCTTTCCCAAGGGTCGAAGAAATTTCAAAGAAAAGGACATTGAATGTGCACTTAGAGAATTTGAAGAAGAGACGGGCTATGACAAAAACCATATCAAACTCATTGAAAATTTATCTGGATTTGAAGAAATATTTACGGGGTCCAATATGAAATCTTATAAACACCGTTACTTTTTAGCAAAGATACCCTATTTTATCTCACTGGACGACAAAAATTACCAGAAGAGCGAAGTCGGGAATTTGAAATGGATGAATTATGACACGGCATGTAAGCATATTCGACCCTATAACACGGAGAAACTGGATATTATACGTTGTATACACACTTTGTTGGAAGAAAGTATTATTTTTTAATATGAAAACATTATAATGACAGGGACGGGGACTTATCCAAGTGTGGCAAATCCTGGTCTTCAAGGTAAGATTGCTTTAAAAAAGGAGTTTGCCTACAAGTATGAAGGAAAGATAGAAGAGATTGCCTCTAAAACCAAATCCATCTGTATGGCAGGGAGTTCTTTTGAGTTGGCGCCGCATCAGGAATTTGGCAAACGTTTCATGTCCTACGATACCCCTTACAATAGTTTGCTCATGTATCATGGTCTAGGAAGTGGAAAGACATGTTCTGCTAGCACCATGACAGAGACCCTTCGAACTTATTCAAAATACATGGCCAACTTTAAAAAAATCATAGTAGTGGCGTCTCCTAACGTGCAGGAAAACTTCAAGCTTCAATTGTTTGACCCAACTAAGTTGGAGAAGAAAAAGGGGTTATGGGTGTTGAATGGATGCGTGGGGAACTCGCTGCTCAATGACCTCAACGCCTATCAAATCCATTCTTTGCCGAGAGAAGAGTTGGTGTCTATCATCAAGAAAATTATCCGAGACAATTATTCGTTTATTGGATACGTGAGTTTTGCGAATTTTATCGAAAAATGTCGCCAAAGCCGAGACTATAAAAAGCTGAAACATACGTTTGAGTCACGCGTGATTGTCATTGATGAGATTCATAACATTCGCATCACGGACCAGCCCAGCGATAGTATTGGAAAACGAGTGGCAGGCATGCTCCTGGAGCTGGTGAAGAATGTCAAAGGAATGAAATTCATTTTTATGACAGGCACTCCCATGTACAACGACGCAAGGGAAATTGTTTTTTTACTCAACCTGTTTCGGTTAAACGACAATCGTTCCATCTTGCGTGTCTCGGACGTCTTTACCAAAGACGGAGAGTTGAAACCAGATGGAGAGAAGCGATTGTTGGAGAGTGCAAATGGATATGTCTCATATGTTCGAGGCGAAAACCCTTATAGCTTTCCTTATTTGATTACACCCAAAATGTATGCGGATCAGCATTCCTCTTTCTTATTGCCGAACCCCACCGTTCAGTTTAACGAAAAGGAGATTACCGTCCCCCTGAAATACATTGACCTGTATGGAATCTCTCTATCTGGCCAGCAAGAAGCGGCGTATCAATCGGTATTGGGGAAACTCAATGAATCCGTCGAAGACTTTGACTTGTTGGACTCTCTTGGCTACAATGAATTGTTAAAACCGATACAAACGCTTATTATCAGTTATCCGGTTGACCAAGGTTATCTTACAGGCGAAGACGGTCTATCCCATGTGATGCAATACAAAACCACCAAAACCGATTTTGAATACAAAGAGACGCCATTACGAGGGATGTTTGAATACGACAAATTGGGCGAATACAGTGCCAAAATGAAGAGTGTATTAGACCATATCATCGAGTCCGAGGGAATCGTATTGGTCTACTCCCAGTATATTACAGGCGGTCTCATTCCGTTTGCGCTGGCCTTGGAAGAATACGGGTTTAAGCGGTATGGCGAAAAGAAAATGTCTCTGTTTAAAGACAAGAAACCGGATGTCAATGTGTTTAATCTTGGAAAAAAACCGGACTACAATGGCCCCAACAAGACGGCCAAATATGCCATCATCTCGGGTGATAAATTACTTAGTCCGAATGTCAATGAAGAGATTAGTGTATTGACGCAGAACAACGTTCACGGAGAACGGGTCAAGGTGGTTTTGATTTCTCAGGCGGGCACCGAAGGGATTGACTTGAAAAATCTGAGACAAGTTCATATCCTAGAACCATGGTATAACCTAAATCGCATCGAACAAATCATTGGACGCGCGAGACGCAACTGTAGTCATAAAGAATTACCTTTAGAAGATAGAAATGTTCAGCTCTTTTTACATTGTGCTTATTTGAGTGACCCGAAAGTGGAATCCTTAGACCATCTTATTTATCGCATGGCAGAAAAGAAGTCGATTAAGATTGGCAAGGTGACTCGTTTGTTGAAGCGTGCGTCGGTGGACTGTATCCTACACCAAGAACAACAAAACTTTTCAAACATAGACCAAAAGGTTCCCATTACCCTGAGCAACGGGTTAACCATGGACTATGTCCCCAAAGATGAACCCTTTAGCAACTTCTGTGATTACATGGAAAACTGTAATTATGCCTGTATCAATGAACTCAAGCCGGGGGATGTGGAGGACACGTCCACTTTTTCCTATGCACACACCAAGAAATCCAAGGTTTCCGATAAAGTGAAACAACTCTATCAAGTCCGACATGTGTATACGCTCAATGAAATCATTCATCGGCTACACAGCAATACCGTGACCAAACTCAATATCATACGCACGCTTCAAGATATGATTGAACAGGAAACGATTGTGAGCGACAAATTTAACAAGACAGGCACCTTGGTCATGGTAGGCAAGCTTATTCTTTTTCAACCCGAAGAGTTGCAAGACCCTCATCTTCCCATGTATCAGCGCGAACATCCGATTCCCGTGAAGCCTCTATCTTTTACCTTGGATACGACGGATGTAAAGGTGCAGGAGGTCCATCCCATGGTGGATATTATGCGCACCAATTACAACAAGGCAACCTTGCCACCGAGTGAGGCGGCTGAGATGGATTGGTATAGTATGTATTACGAGGCAACCCAATACATCAATAAACAATTTAAGGAGATTGGTTCAGCAGAACTAGACCGGTATTTGGTGACACATTTATGCGAACAGTCTAATCTCAAAGAAGAGTTAGACCTATTGAATTATCTTTTTTCCAAGACGGACCACAGTGAGTTTGAACAAAAATTATTACAATATTATAAACCTTTGGTGCTTACACATGAGGACATGAGTTACATCCATCTCCTCGACCGCGATGGGATACATTCAAAAGGGGTGCTATACGTGTTAAGACCCGAGTTGGTAGGCGTGGAAAAAGAGGTATGGACTCGCGCAACCCATACAGAAAAGACTGCGGTAGAAGCCTATCCACCTGAACCCGTGGTTGTCTCGGACCTGATTGGCTTCATGGGTTTCTTTAACGATAAACATTATCATTTCAAGACCAAGCAAAAGCAAGTCCGAATCACGACTGGAAAATATGTGCTGAACAACAAGAAGACCGATATTTTGACACTATTGAATGACCAGATTCTACACAGGTTGAACTTTTACACCATTGAGAATAGCAAGTCCTTGAATGTATTTATCTTATCGATTGTAGCCGAGGTCTATCTCCGTTACTTGGACGAGACACGTAGCCCTCGAAGTTTCTTGTCCAAGATGGAATATTACCAACATATCGAAGCACCCTCTATCAAAAAGAAATAAGGCCTTAGGGTCTAAATTACTTATCTAAAAAATTGAATATAGATGTATCTTGTGTATATCATAAGATGGAAAAGGAAATCATGTTGGAAGAAACCATCTGTATTCAATATTGGAAATGCATGACGGGAACTCACAACATCGAGAAGTATTTTGACAATTACGGGAAGGCCTACTTGGAAGGAAAATGTCGGAAGGAGGGGTATGTCTACAAGGACAGCGTTCGACTGAACCATTACAAGACGGGCTTATTGAAAGAAGATTACATCATTTATCACGTATTTTATGATGCAATTGTATGTTGCCCCGAACAAGATATGCATGTATCCTGTAAAATCCAGCAAATTACCAAGGTCGGTCTACGGGCCTTGCTCAAGCAGGATAATAATCCATTGACTATCTTTGTCACACGAGAACACAATCAAGATGTCGATTTTGACTTATTCACGACACAGCAATGGATTAACGTTTCCTTGATTGGTATACGGTTTGAACTGAATGACCCATGTATTCATGCGATGGGCGAGATTCTTCAAAAAGATTAAAATAGAGATAAATAGGTTTAAACATTGATTTCTTTTTTGATAAAATGGAACAACCCGACGTCTCCAAGATGCAACGCGTGATTCATACCTTTAATAAAGAGGAACAGATACAGATATTGAAGATTGTATATGAATCTGAACCTTCTAAGATTAGCGAGAACAGCAACGGGTCTTTTATTTACATGGATGATTTGTCTCCGGAAACCTTATCCAAAATGGACAGCTACATCGAATATGTCCTTTTAAAAGAAGTGGAAATTAAGGTGATGGAGGATGAACTGGATAAGCTAAAACATACCATTCATTGAATGATTTAAACACAAGGACAGACAACATAACATTGAATGAATTCAAAAGATATTTTACCTTTTTGTATGAAAGCATCCTTTGATGTCCAAATACGCCCGCCCAAAAAAGCAAAGCGTCCTTCCTATCAGGACGCATTGTTTTATCAGTTTTTTATGAGATTACAAGAAAATAATCTCAAAGTATTAGGGTTTCATACGTTTCAGGAACTACAAGAAAAGACCCGTATTGCTGAATCCATGGGAGGTCTGAAATTCA